TTGTTTGAAAGTGAAGCAGAACTGAGACGAATCAGGATTGCACTTGTATGGATAGCTGTCTTTTTACTGTTCGGGGCGTGCGGGAATCAAGATACCATTATTGAAACAGACAGCGGCAATTCAGACTATGAAACGCCTCAGCCCACCTCGTTTCCACTTGAACATAACCATTTTGGCGTGATGGAGGACGGCTATATCAAAATTTATGAGTATAATGAGTCCCACAATGAGGTAAAGCTGAAGAAAGAATACGCGGATGATGAGCTTGAATAAAATTCACAAGCATTCGAATTTACAAAGCGGATGCCAGCCGCTAAACTAAATACAGACACAGATCAAACAGAGGGTGAAAACATGAAGCATAAAGTGATCGTGAATCATTGGGAAGAAATTTGCGAAGATGATTCTTGCTATGAATACGGAACAAGTATCATTGTGAACGGAAAAGAATTAATCAGAGAAGCGTCAATTATCACTGCTTTGAAGGCGGTTTTAGAAGAGATCGGCGCGGATGTTGAAATAGAAGAAACAGTAGAGAGCGAAAAATGCTGTGATAGCTTAAGAAAAAAAAATCTAGACTACTAAGCAGTTTTTTTTCATGTTATGATATACATCGGCTAAAAACGACACCCCGAGTAGGACGAGAGATGATTCTCGTTCTGCTCTCTTTTTTGGGCCCTAATGAGTCTGTCCATTTGCCTGATTTGATCAAAATATGAATTTTTCATAAAAACGAATCTATATATTGTGTTTTTGCTAGAGGGTAGTATACTATATATAGTGTTAGTGATGAGAGATTCATATTTTTTGATAGGTCGTGATAAAACGTGGTACAAATCATATTTGATTCGAAAACAGGGAATGTTCAGCGGTTTGTGAATAAAACAGGCTTTCAGCAGATACGCAAGGTGGACGAAATGGACCACGTGGACACTCCGTTTGTTTTGGTCACCTACACGACAAACTTCGGCCAGGTACCGGCATCAACACAATCATTTCTCGAAAAATACGCCCATCTCTTATTAGGAGTCGCTGCGAGCGGCAACAAAGTATGGGGCGATAACTTTGCAAAAAGCGCCGATACCATTTCAAGACAATATCAGGTGCCGATCTTGCACAAATTTGAACTCAGCGGCACATCTAAAGACGTTGAATTGTTTACTCAGGAGGTAGAAAGAGTTGTCACAAAATCAAGTGCCAAAATGGATCCAGTTAAATAACGAAATCATGATCCAAAAAGATGGAAAATTCCAGTTTGATAAGGATAAAGAGGCTGTACATAGCTATTTTGTAGATTATATCAATCAAAACACAGTCTTCTTTCACGATTTAAAAGAGAAGCTGGATTATTTGGTTGAAAACCAATACTACGAAGAGGAATTCTTAAGCCTTTATTCTTTTGAAGACATTAAAGAAGTGTTTAAGACAGCTTACGCTAAGAAGTTTCGTTTTCCTTCCTTCATGAGTGCGTTTAAATTCTATAATGACTATGCTTTGAAAACGAATGACAAGAAAAAATCCTCGAGCGTTATGAGGACCGGATCTCAATTGTTGCGCTGTTCTTCGCTAACGGCGACACTGAGAAAGCAAAAGAATATGTAAACCTGATGATCAATCAAGAATATCAGCCGAGCACACCGACATTTCTGAACGCCGGCAGAAAACGCCGCGGTGAACTTGTGAGCTGCTTCTTGCTGGAAGTCAATGATTCCTTAAATGACATTTCAAGAGCGATCGATATCTCCATGCAGCTTTCTAAGCTTGGCGGCGGGGTTTCTCTTAACCTGTCCAAGCTTCGCGCGAAAGGTGAAGCCATTAAAGATGTTGAGAATGCGACAAAAGGCGTTGTAGGCGTCATGAAGCTTCTTGATAACGCGTTCCGTTACGCTGACCAAATGGGACAAAGACAAGGGTCCGGCGCGGCGTATTTAAACATTTTCCACCGCGATATCAATGATTTTCTTGATACGAAAAAGATTTCTGCGGATGAAGATGTGCGTGTCAAAACGCTTTCGATCGGTGTTGTCATTCCGGATAAGTTCGTTGAGCTTGCACGCGAGGACAAAGCGGCTTATGTATTCTACCCGCACACGATTTATAAAGAGTACGGCCAGCACATGGATGAGATGGACATGAACGAAATGTACGACAAGTTTGTCGACAACCCTCGGGTGAAAAAGGAAAAAATCAACCCGCGGAAACTGCTTGAAAAATTGGCGATGCTTCGTTCTGAATCAGGCTATCCATACATCATGTTCCAAGATAACGTCAATAAAGTGCATGCGAATAACCATATTTCCAAGGTCAAATTTTCTAACCTTTGCTCTGAAGTGCTGCAGGCATCTCAAGTTTCTTCATACACAGACTATGATGAAGAAGATGAAATCGGTCTGGATATTTCCTGCAACCTGGGTTCGCTTAACATTCTCAATGTCATGGAGCATAAATCAATCGAAAAGACAGTCAAGCTTGCGACAGACTCTTTAACACACGTGTCTGAAACAACTGACATCCGTAATGCGCCTGCTGTAAGACGGGCAAACAAAGCGATGAAATCAATCGGCCTCGGTGCTATGAACCTTCACGGCTACCTTGCGCAAAACGGCATTGCGTATGAAAGTCCGGAAGCGCGTGACTTTGCAAACACGTTCTTTATGATGGTGAACTTCTACTCCATCCAGCGTTCTGCGGAAATCGCAAAAGAGAAGGGCGAAACGTTTGATCAATATGAAGGCTCAACCTATGCGACAGGTGAATACTTTGACAAATACGTTTCTACTGATTTCTCACCGAAATATGAAAAAATCGCTAATCTGTTTGAGGGTATGCATATCCCGACGACAGAGGACTGGAAAAAGCTAAAAGCATTTGTGGCTGAACACGGTATGTATCACAGCTACAGATTATGCATTGCGCCGACAGGCTCTATCTCATACGTTCAATCAAGTACGGCGTCTGTTATGCCGATTATGGAACGCATTGAAGAACGAACATACGGCAACTCAAAAACGTACTACCCAATGCCTGGGCTTGCATCTAATAACTGGTTCTTCTATAAAGAAGCCTACGATATGGACATGTTCAAGGTTGTGGATATGATCGCCACTATCCAGCAGCACATTGATCAGGGAATCAGCTTTACATTGTTCTTAAAAGACACAATGACGACCCGTGATTTAAACCGAATCGATCTGTATGCACATCATAGAGGTATTAAAACCATTTACTATGCAAGAACGAAAGATACTGGGCAAGACAGCTGCCTTTCTTGTGTTGTTTGATTAAAGGAGAGTTTATAGTGACAAAAATTTATGACGCAGCAAACTGGTCAAAGCATGAAGACGATTTTACCCAAATGTTCTATAACCAAAACGTGAAACAGTTCTGGCTTCCGGAAGAGATTGCTTTAAACGGCGATCTCCTCACATGGAAGTACCTCGGAAAAAATGAGCAGGACACTTATATGAAGGTACTGGCCGGACTTACGCTTCTTGATACAGAGCAGGGGAATACGGGGATGCCGATCGTGGCTGAACACGTAGACGGCCACCAGCGGAAAGCGGTGCTGAACTTTATGGCGATGATGGAGAACGCTGTCCATGCGAAGTCGTACTCTAATATTTTCATGACCCTTGCACCGACTGAAACGATCAATGAAGTATTTGAATGGGTTAAACAAAATAAATATTTGCAGAAAAAAGCGCAAATGATTGTCGGGCTTTACAAAGCCATTCAAAAAGATGATGAAATTTCACTGTTCAAAGCGATGGTTGCTTCCGTCTATCTGGAAAGCTTCCTTTTCTACAGCGGTTTCTATTATCCGTTATATTTCTACGGACAAGGAAAACTGATGCAAAGCGGTGAGATCATTAACCTGATCCTTCGTGACGAAGCGATTCACGGCGTGTATGTCGGTCTCCTTGCTCAGGAAATTTATAATAAACAGACAGAAGAGAAAAAAGCAGAGCTTCGTGAATTTGCGATCGACCTCCTGAATCAGTTATATGAAAATGAGCTTGAGTATACAGAGGACTTGTACGATCAAGTCGGGCTCTCACATGATGTAAAGAAATTCATCCGCTATAATGCGAATAAAGCGCTGATGAACCTTGGATTTGATCCATACTTCGAAGAGGAAGACATTAATCCGATCGTTTTAAACGGATTAAACACAAAAACAAAATCGCATGACTTCTTCTCTATGAAGGGGAATGGCTATAAAAAAGCGACAGTTGAGCCGCTCAAAGATGATGACTTTTATTTTGAAGATGAAAAAGAGCAGATATAATATCTGCTCTTTTCGGCTTGAAGGTTCAAATGAGGAGGACGCAGTACCCATGGGAAAAATGGACGAAATGATTTTAGTTGCCCCGCGCGATGATGTGTTTAAAAAAGAAAGCTTAACCTTCCAGGGCGTGTACAGTGAAGATAGCAGAGTAGCAGAAATCATGGCTCAGATTGAAGCGGCCTATCGTGAAATGAGAAGAGGGGACGCAGAAGAAGATCCGCGTTTCAAGCAGCCGATACCTTATGTCGTCATTAAGCGTGAAGATGAAGTTTTTCTTTACGAGCGGCTGGCTGGCGGCGGTGAATCACGTCTGCACAACAAGCTTTCTCTCGGTTTTGGCGGCCATATGAACGCCATCGAAGGGGCAGCTTCATTTGCTGAAGTCTTAAAGCTGAACACAGACCGTGAGCTTGAGGAAGAACTGCAAATAAATGAAGAAGATAAACAGGCGATTGTCACACTGGGATTGATCAATGATGATGAAAATAGTGTTGGCAAAGTGCATATCGGTATTCTTTCTGCGCTTCAATTAAAGCCTGGCGCACAAGTGGAAGTGAAGGAGAAAGAACAAATTGCGGGTAAATGGATGAAAGTTTCTGAATTAAAACAGGATGACATCTACAACCGTCTGGAAACATGGTCACAGTTTGTTGTTGATATTCTTGAATAAAAAAACCCGGTTTCTCGCGATGAGGAGCCGGGTTTTTTTATGAGACGCTCGTCCCCGTCTCGGCTATGATTCTAGGATCACAATAGCGTCAAAGCCGGCATTTTTCGCTCTGGCAGCGAGAGTGTCTGCATTGTCATTGGATGAAAATGCGCCAATCTGCACTTTGTATAATCCGTCCTTTAAAAGGACAATCGAGTCAAAACCTTTGGCTTCGGCTTTACTTGCGAGCGAGTCGGCATTCGCTTTGACTTTAAATGCGCCGATTTGAACCTTATATAACCCTAAGCTGGAAGTCTTTTTAAGGTTAAAGGCTTGCTCCAGCCCGTTTGCATGTCCTCTCGCTAAGCTTTGAATAAAACTGCTCGTTTTCAGCTTATTTGCATCGGCAACGGTATCAATGAAGCCGTTCTCGGTCAAGAGGGCAGGCATTGCCGACTCCCTTAGGACGTGGAAGTTCGCCGTTTTTTTGCCGCGATCGGCAAAGTCGACAGCTTGTATCACTTCAGAGTGAATTGCCGATTGATAAGTCGTCGTCGGGGCTCCTACATCTGGATAAATATAGCTTTCAAAACCTGTGCCTCCCCCGGAATTAACGTGAATGGACAAAAAGAAATCTGCTCCCCAGTTATTTGCGGCATTTGTCCGGTCGTTTAAGCTGACATATTGGTCGCTTGTCCGGCTCAGCAGCAAAAAAACGCCTTCATATTCATTAGTTAATATCGTACGTAAGGCTAAAGCGATTTGCAGGGTTAACGTTTTTTCCTGAAGGCCATTACCTGTTGCGCCTGGATCAGACCCGCCATGGCCAGGATCAATAAAAATTTTAACCATTTTTCATCACCTCATTACAGGATATGAAAAAACACGGCTTCTGCTTGTACGATTATCATTCAACTGAAAAATGAGGAAATAACCCTTTCACATCCGGAAATTATTTCTCGGGAAAGCGCACAATTCAACATGAAGCGACAACAGATACGGTCCGAAATGAAATCTGTGCATACGCCATATGTTTGTATGTACTATGGGTTCGGTTAACCTGCACTGATTCCTGCTGGTTTTAAGCTTTGCGTTCATATTAAATCAAGCATTTAAAACGTAAATTGATGAGAAAAGCTCCTTTCAATAAAGACACCACTTTATAAATCGAAAAAAAGAAAAACACTTCAGGTATCTTAGGGCGGGTAATACGCTTCGTACAAAAAACAGCCCGTTGCATGAAAAAGAAATAATGAGAAAGAAGCTCACCATAATACTCTGACAAAATGATTAAAAACAAAATCTCATGGTTTGTCCACCCCATGTCCGTGAATACAATAAGAAATAAAGTATTTCTCGGGAAAGCGCAGGATTCCTTATTGTTCCCGAAAAAAGCAATTGTTTCGACACATGATAGGCGTTTGTCACAATCGGCATCCGCTTGAATATCATATAGAGAGAACAGAGAGGTGAAGATGTTGGAGCGCGCTGTGACTTATAAAAACAACGGACAGATCAACATTATTCTGAACGGGCAAAAGCAGGTGCTGACGAATGCTGAGGCAGAGGCGGAATATCAGGCTGCATTGCAAAAAAACGAAGCAAAGCACGGCATTTTGAAGGAAATCGAAAAAGAGATGAGCGCATTAGTTGGGATGGAGGAAATGAAACGCAACATCAAGGAAATATACGCCTGGATTTTGTGAACCAAAAACGCGCGGAGCAAGGCTTGAAGGTTGGAAAGCAAGCGCTGCACATGATGTTTAAAGGAAATCCGGGAACGGGAAAAACGACGGTTGCACGGCTCATCGGCAAGCTGTTCTTTGAAATGAATGTCCTGTCAAAAGGCCACTTAATAGAAGCGGAGCGGGCTGACCTGGTCGGGGAGTATATCGGACACACCGCCCAAAAGACGAGAGATTTAATCAAAAAGTCATTAGGTGGCATTTTGTTTATAGACGAAGCCTACTCGCTGGCAAGAGGCGGCGAAAAGGACTTTGGGAAAGAAGCGATCGACACACTTGTAAAGAACAAGGTTTTAACTTTTATGCCACTTCTCAACTCGATATCCCTCAGCCTCAACGTCAGCATAAATACGTATGGCAGCAATATTTAGAGCAATTTAATGAGATCAAAAAAATGCACTTTGAAGAGCTTAAAACTGTAGGAGAGATTTCTAAGGAACTAAATATCTCAGATTGGATTATTTTAGATTTATTTAAATCACAAAATGTGGACAAGCTTTCATTTCAGGAATTGTCTAAGCGTAGACGAACTAAGGACTTTGCTTTTCTTTATGATCTGTATTTCAATAAGAAAATGAGCCTGAAGGAAATTAGTCGAGCTTTCGATTATTCTCCACCTTATATCCGTCAAGTTTTTAAGGATCAGGGAATTAAACACTTAACCTTTAAAAATCAGTATAAAAATTAAATTTGATTCTACATCTAGTTTTGGCTTTATCGGATATGTCTGTATATAATAATTAATTCTCGATAAAATTCCCATTTTATTTAAACCCGAAAGCTGCTTGAATACATCGCAAATATAAGGTACCCTGTATATGTATCATAGGGGTTTAACAGCCACTATAACACCAGAGAGCTCCCTCACATAGCTCTCTGGTTCTTTTAATTTATAGGCTGTTTTTGCATAAAGACCATCGTGAAGATGAAAATTTTAAAGATGAACTCAAATAATCTAAGGGAATAAAATAGTGAAGTTGATCCCAAATACGCAAATTTCATACAATAAGTACATACTAATCTGTTTATTAAACTTACGTGTAGAGCTGGGTAAGTAAATGTTCTTAATGGTTTCGGTCATTAAGGGAGTGCAATTTATAGGATGAAGAAAAATCTTATGGTAATTAATTAAAAGAACAGGAGACTATGAATGGAATTCTTAATTAGACAAGAACTCACACATGAATATAATACGACTGAAGAAATTGTTAAAAGAGCTTTTTTAAATGAAGAATATAGTGACAAGAAAGAGCATTTACTTGTAAATAGGATTAGAAAATCAGATGCATTCATTCCTGAACTTTCATTGGTCGCATTAAATCAAGATAAAGATATCGTAGGCCATGTCCTTTTATCTAAAATAAAAATCATTGATGGCGATAACACTGTCGATTCTTTAGCACTTGCGCCAGTTTCTGTTGCGCCTGATTATCAGAAAAAAGGAATTGGGAGTAAATTAATTCGTACTGCGTTAAAAAACGCAATAGAGCTTGGTTATCGTTCAGTAATTGTTTTAGGACATAAAGATTATTATCCAAGGTTTGGTTTTAAGCCAGCTAGCTTATGGAATATAAAAGCCCCATTTGAGGTGCCTGATGAAGTGTTTATGGCTCTAGAATTAGCAGATAATTCTCTTGAAGATGTGCAAGGTATCGTTAATTATTCAAAAGCTTTTTTTGAGTAAAAATTAGATGATTGATTAGATATTTTAAAAAGAGGTTGTCCCGAGGATTTTTTAATCTGTGGATAGCCTCTTTTTGTGTAAAGAGCCCTAAAAATAAAAAAGAAAGCCACAAAGGGCTTTCAATTAGCGTTCACATGCATAGTTGTCATGATCCCTGTCCATTTTAGATTGGTAAGCAGGGTGGGAGCTAGGCACTCCATTCGGATATTTCTTTCTTAACTCTGTGCAATTTTTAAATGTTTCTGTTTCTCCAGTTGTTTCTGAAGAAGCTTCTTTTTCACTTGTAGTCGAAGTTTCACTTGATGCCTTTGGAGTAGTAGGCTGTTTAGCTGCCGGTTTAGATGTTGTTGCTTTTTTAACTGCAGTGGTTTTCTCTTTCACACAGCCATTAAATCCTCGGTCGGTCACATATCCATTCTTGCTCCAGATTGAAAGCTTCTCTGATTTTGCTTCTTGCTCGTCTTTCTTAAATTGGTCTATGTATTTGGTGTTTGGCTCATATACATACGCTACTCTGGCCAATCCTTCTTTTAGCAATGTCTCTTGAACAGATTTGCCATCCACATAAACGTATGCTAACAGTCTTCCATACTTATCTCTGCGATCGCCTTTATCAAATTCCAGCTGCAGTTTACCACTGTTGACCAATTCTTTGTTCCGTTTAGATGCATCCTCACCGTATGGTTGAACACAAGAATTTGGTTTCTTAGTTTCAGGTGTATCAACGAGCAAGTAGCGGACTGTATCTACATTTCCATTGTAGCTTACTTTAATTGTGTCACCATCAACAGCTCTATCTAGAGCAACATCGACCAATTCCTTTTTGTCTTTCTCTTTAGATTTGTCAGTAGTTTTTTCTTTAGTAGCTTCCTTTGTTCTGTTTTCTTTTCTACATCCGTAGACGCTTGCGGTGTTTCTTTTTCCGTGCTTACTTTTTCAGAATCATTGGAGCTGCAAGCTGCCAACGATAAACTCAAAGTGAATGCTGCAAAACCTAATAATACTTTCTTCAACTTCATTTCCCCTTTTAGAATGTTTGTTCTCTATTTATATCGGTAAACCATCAATAATTATAATCCTATATCCAATTATTGTGAATTTAATTTTCCTTAATATCATTGCATTTCCCTTTAAAACTTCCAGACGCATGTTAAAATTTCACTGAATTCATAGTCAAAAGGGGAATGTTTTTATGCTTGGAATCAACGTTGAAAAATTAAATGAAAACTTAATTATCAATTGGCAGCTATCCAGAATTGAAATTCCAATCAAAGAAATCAATGATGTTTTCTTGATCCAAACTATGGAGGAGAGGAAAAAAGTGCAGTAAGGATTGGATTTCCTTATGGCTCTACGGATAGGATAGTGATTAAAACAGCAAATAACACTTACATTTTGTTCACCACTAATGCTGCTTCTATTATGAGTAAAATTGTTTCCTAATAACCAAGTGATGTCCTATTAGTAATGCTTTCCTTATAGCTGTATGACATGGTAAAATCTAGATAATTGTTGATAGGGGGATGGGATATGGAAGAAGGCAAACTTATTCATTTGACACTTGCTGGTATTAAAGAAGCTGTTTCTAAGTATGGCACTTTTCCAATGATTCAACCAGGTGGTTTCGTATTAGAAGATGCCACATTTGAATTTAATGAACCTGCAACAGAAGAAGAAATTAGAAAATTAGAATCACATTTCAATGTAAGTTTACCCAAAGATTATAAGGAGTTCCTAGCTCTACATAATGGCTTGGAGTTTCTTGATGGAATCGAAATACTCAGTATTGAAGATGTTATGAAATACAATGAAACAGAAGACCTACCAGAAAAGTGTTTTTTGATTGGATATCATTTTGATGGAAGGTATGTTATAGATTCAAATAGATATGAAAAAGGGGACTTAGATTACCTATTTTATTTGGATTCAATTGATCATTTTGATGAAGCAGTGGATTTAAAAGCGAATTTTGAAATTTGGTTTGATCGACTTTTAAGTTCGAACGGAAATAAGTACTGGGAAGTTGAAAGAGATGTTAAAGCTTATTATGAAAACATAGATGAGTAAAGGACTCTAATTAGAGTCCTTTATTATTTTAATTAGTAAGAAGCCCACCATGGATTGACTTCTGTTCTGTGGAAGCTCTTATCCAAAGGAATTAAATTCCCAGTCATATTTCCACCGCCATATTCCCTTGGAAGTTGATGGTGGATTTCAAACTTAGTCCAAGTTTTTTTGCCATATTTCTTATCGTACCAATTTCTATAGGCTGTACGTTCTTTAGTTCCCCATTTAACTCTTTTTCTGCGGGAATCTTCTTCCAGAAAACATGTGATGGTGCTAATAGATTTAATCCTGATTGTTTGTCAGTATAGACAGGGAAGAACATGCCTTTTTTGTTTGTAAGGTATAGACCTTCTGTCCAAGTTAAAGTTCTAATGGAAGGGGGTCTTCCTGCCCAAGTTGCGATAGCGCTTCCTGAATACTTCCAAAAGGCTGAAGCATTCACATTAAGCAGTTGATGTACTTCCGCGCCTTTTTTTATTTGACCTGCAACGAAAGTTTTTCTTATTACGTGGGGCATGTAAATTGTTTGTTGTAATAACCACTTTTACATAGAGCTTGTTGAACTTCAAGAGTTGCAGGAGGTGTTCCAACAACTTTTGTAACCTCTACTCCATGAATTACTTTATTGACCTTTCCACCTAAAAAAGTATGACCGAGATAAACTACATTCCCAGCTTTCTTTTCAAGGGTTTTTCGTTGGTTCTCACTTGTAACGTTCCCTGATGAAAGTTTGTTTCCTTGTTTGTCGTAGGCTATATATGTTTGATAGGAATCTGTTACATCGAGTCCTTCTTCTTTTGCAATTTTAGCTAGTTTGCTAGAGGTGCCAGTGATCTCTTTTTTGGAACTTGTTTCACTGAATCGCTTTATTCCATTAACTGAAGAAATACGTTGGGTAAGGTCGATTCCTTGGATGCTTGTTTTGTCAGATGATTCACTTGCAGCTACTTTCTTTTCATGTGTGAAGAGTCCAGAAAGAAGTAAAACAACAGTTAGAGCGGTTAATCCAAAGCATTTTAAAAACTTTTCATAAACAATCATCTCCTTTTCTGTGTTATTAACAAATGAATAATCAACAAGTGTTAAATTGTTCTAAATAATTACATATTATCCCACCTCCAGACAGGATCATATCAAATGACCCAAAAAATTACAATTGATTTTTAGAGAGTTAAGAAACATTTAAAGTTGTAAATTCCTAGGTTAATTGGTTGTGTGTTAGGTGCTAACATGGGGATTTGTGGTAAAATTTATATGGAGTAAGCATGAAAGGAGAATGATATGAAGGTTTTTGAAGCTGATTCACTACTCTCTGAAGCGGATAAAAGAACCAAAGAGTACAAGGAACTAAGATCGCAAATGGTTAAGCTAAGAAAAGCGTTCAAAGACGTAGCTGACCTAGATGACAGCGAGTTTTCCGGGAAGGGTGCTGACAACATTAAAGCATTTTATCATGATCATGTCGGTGTTACTGATCAATGGATTGATTTAATTGACATGAAGATTGCTTTCTTAAGCAGCATCTCTGCAAAACTTGAAGATGCTAAGATGTCTGATGCTTACATAGAAGAATCCTTTTTAGAGCACGAGTTGGCTAACGCTTATACAAAATCAAAATCCATTATGTCTGAACAGAAGAAAGCGATGAAAGACATTCTGAATGACATCAATGATATTCTCCCCCTTGATATATTCTCAACAGAAGACTTCAAAGACAAACTTTCTTTTGCAGATGACAAACGTGCAAAAACAATCGATAAGCTAAACAAGCTTGATGAGGATTTAAAAACAGAATACGCTGAAACAGAACCAAACGAACAATTTATTCAGCAAGACTTTAAAAAGCTGCAGGAATCAACAGGCAAAGGAAAAAACGCTACACCAATTCACTATAACGCCAAAGCGTATAGAGAAAGCGACATACATAAGAAAAAAGGCGGAATTGAAAAGCATTCTGAAGCTTACTTAAGTGTGAAGAAAGAAGAAGCAAAGGAACGTGAAATCAAGGAATTAAAGAAAAAACTTAATGACGGTGTATCTGACCCAGATGAGTATTTAGAGATTGCTAAGAAAGTAGGCTACGAGAATCTGGAGCCGTCTCAAGTACAGCTAGCAAAGCAAATTGAACAAGCAAAGCAGCTAGAAGAAGCAGGAGAGATCACTTGGGATATTATTAAAGGAGTAAGTGTAGCTGCATATGATGTCGTTAAGGATACGGTAGTTGGTGCCAAAGACTTAGCAGTTGGTACTTGGGAATTTTCACAGCTTTCTGATGAGCAGAAGCTATTAAAAATAACTGGTACCATAATTGAAACACCTACTTATGCTAAAATTATTTGGAAAGACTTATCTGATTCTTGGAATGATAAAATGGTCAATGGTGATGCTTATTCGAGAGCACACTATATAACTTATGCTGTTGGAAGCCTTGTTGGATTAAAAGGTGGAGGCTCTATTCTTAAAGGGTCAAGTAAGTTAGCTACAACTGGAGCAGCCAAGGTCGATAAAGTCTTAGGGCTGGAGAAAAAGCAATTACTAATAGCGTAAAGACTGGAATTGATAAAGGGAAAACCTTCATTAATTCTATTTCATTAAATAATAATCAATTGGCGTATGCAGGTATCCTTCAGGATATAAAGAATACTCACAATGTGAAAAACACATCAATATTGAAAGAAGCGATAGACAAGAAGAACAGTGTGCTTTATAAATCGGCTGGTAGCGATGATTTTGTAGGAACACTAAAAGGTGAACAGGTTCTTTTAAAGGGTGTTAAAGTTAAGGAAATTAGCTACACAAAGAGAAGTCCAGAAGAAACAGCAAAACTTAGAAGAAAGTTCAACAGTTCTATAAAAAAACAATTCTTAAAAGGTCTATCAAATGATCCCAATAAAGTTAAGAAACTTAAGAAAGCTGGCTTAACAGATAAGGATATTGCCCGAATGAAGGATGGGTTGAATCCAAAAGGATATCAAGTTCACCATAAGCTTCCTCTAGATGACGGTGGCACAAACGACATGGATAACTTGATTCTGATCAAAAATGACCCTTATCATAAAGCAATAACTAATGAGCAAAATTCGTTAACAAAAGGTTTGGCACCGGGGGAAACAAAGAAGATTAATTGGCCTATTCCTAATGGTGAGATATATCCAAGTGAGAATAAGGGGGCAGTATTATGTGGGTAAATTTATTAGAGGAAATTCGAAAAACTGAAGCAAAGTATGGAGATAAATTAAATTCTCCTGTTACAGACCAAGAAATAAGAAATTTTGAAGAAGCGGTATTAGGTAAGTTCCCTGTAAATGAAATTCCTTCAGGATATAAAAATTCCTTCAAACTGTAAACGGATTAGATTTTAATGGCTTGGTGATCTATGGATTGGATCAAGAATTACTGAGAGAAGAAAATGATGAAGAAGTTTATGGTTTTATTGAAACAAATGAACAGTGGCACGAAAATGATGAGCAGAAAAAATATCTGTTTTTTGGTGATTCAGATACAGCTTGGTATTGCTTAGATGTAATTGAAAATGAGTACCTAGAACTTGATAAACCCTCTGGAACGCCGATGAACAAATTTGATGATTTTAACGTCATGTTAGCTGATGCATTGAAAGTTAGTTTAGACAATTAAACAAAAGTATTGCAATTGTTCATTGCTAAAGATGTGCAATGCGGAGGGGATTAATATGAGCTTCAATACTATCAAACAAAAGTTGAAAGAGTTTTCAATTGATGCAAAAACAGATCCCAGAATCAATAAAAATGAACAACTCAAAGAAATTGAAATGAACATAGGAAAACAATTACCTTCTGATTATAAGGACTTTTTGAAGGAATATGGCGGCTGTTATCTAGAAAGTACAAAAACAACAGATGAAATTGAGTATGACGTTTGCTATAAACCTATAGAGAAAGACCCTTGGATGGGTAAGGACGATGATACGCAATTGTTAGAGGATTTTTATGGTTTAGCGAACGATCATAGCAATCTTCAGAAAGCGATCGATACATATTCTGATCGTTTTCCTAAAATATAATTCCTATTGCAAGCTCTTCAGGCGGGAATGAAATATGTATGGATATCGATAATGAAAAGATATTGTTTTGGGATCATGAATTAAGTCATCCAGATAAAGACTTTTTTCTGATTGCCAATTCGTTTGAGGAGTTTATCTTAAGTTTAGTTGATGAACCAATTGAAGCTGATGAAGAAGATGATGATGGAATACTGTATATTGAATTAGATGATGATTTACTAAACAGGTAAACAAAAGTCTGCATTTGCTCAATAGATACACTTGAGTTGCACATCCTCAATCTAAATAAAATAATGGTTTTATCCATAAAGCAATTGTATTGCAAATACCATTTTTATATGGTTATAATTAGGATGAAGATTATACGTTTTTACGTATAAAATGCATTTGTTTAATTGGATTGCATAAAATAAAAAGACCAGGGTGCTACCAACACCCCGGATCTGTACAAAAAGCTGCCCATCAAAGGGCTTGCTCGATGTTCAATCTACGTAGACCTATCCCTTTAAGGTTCTGAGGCTCAAGGGAGGTCTATTTTTTATTTATATACGTCAACAGGGCAATTATAAACGACCCGAACGCAAGCATCAGCATTAATGCCTGAAATGTTGACATAGCATCACCCCCTTTCATTAGGGGATGAGCAAGACTCCCTTGAGTGAGCAAACTTGATGTACAGGAAATATTATACTATACATAAATACCCTTGTCGTTGAAAATTCACAATAAATTACCAATGTGAATCATATGTTTTAAGATTAGATAGAATGTATCTCTAAATTCCCCATTCACCAATTGATTTTAGAACCTCTTTTGCATCCTCTACAAAGAAAGGGTTATGAACTAAATATAACTTACCTGGATTTTCACTAAAGTATTTAGCCAATTCAACTAATGTTTGGTCGCGCATTTCTTTTGTAATCAATTTTTCTGTATCGTAAAATTCAATCTCTCCATACCTTGCTTTATAAAAACCCACTCTATTTATGTCTAATAGGGGAGGAACTCCTGTTGCAGCGTGAACTTCTTGAGCGAGTTCATTTAATATAAAATAGCCAATTAACTGAAGGTTATCATTTTATCCAAAGAGTACTTTATTGTTGTTTTAAAATCATACAACGTCCCATCTATCCAAATATCTGCATCTGCACCGCCTACTAATGGAGAGCTGACGCCAAAGTAGGGATTAAAATCGACTTCGCTGTTTTTTGATAGTATGCCACTGTTTATGAACTTATCTTCGAAAACATCCAAAAGGCTCATTAGGTCATTGACTATTTCATCAGAAGAATCTATGCAAGTATAAGAATCTGCATTTATCTCTCCAATGGTTCGAGATCTGTATAACTGTTCTAGTTTAGCTAACTTTACTGCTTTTTGACATAGATCTGGAGATATTTTCGATTCACTTCTGATAAAGTCCAATATGTCGTTTATTAAGGGTATATAGAAGGCACCCTCTAGTGAATAATCCTTAGTTTTTTGACATAATTTCCTCAGTCCCTTATAAGCTTTTAAACGATCTTTTGCTTCCTCTTTATTTGTAAACTGTCCAATTCTAAACCTTGCTAAGTAATCAAAAGCAACACCAATTAAACTTGAATTGTATTGATTTTCAAGTTTATAGGGGCATATATTGAATATTCTTTTGAAAAAGGAAGCTTACCACTCAGGGTATAGTAGTCGTCTTTTAATGGCTCTATAGAAACAAGGATATTTTTAAATTCCTTGTCTTTTTGTTTTTTACTTCTTAGCTTGCCGGTCAATGACATTATTTCATCTCCTCAATTAACTTATCCATTTGCTAATAAGTGTATCACGTATAAAATGTCATAGTATCGATTAATTACCAACATTTACAACGAACTTTTGTTCTTGTTCATCTTGAATGAAGAACGTTTGTTCTGTTAATATTAGATCAATAAAGGAGTGAGTCGATATGCTTAGGGATCGAGGAACAATCAAATGGACATCAATGATGCTTCCAGAACATTTAACACAACTTAAACAAGATTTGATTGATGTATCAAAATTGAAAAACCATCCTTAGATGACCAACAAATTGAAGAGATGGATCTTCTCGTCTCTGAGGCACTTGAATTTAATAAAGAGTTGAAATTCAAACTCTTTAACAATGGATTCGTTGAAAATGTCAACGGAAGAGTCCATTACATTAATTTTGAACAACAAAAGCTTCACGTAAAAGACCAGAACGACAATACAGTTTATATCAACATGAATGACATCATAGGAGTTACATACAATGATTGATTACTCACAATTTCCACGTAAGAATATACTTTGTGTCGATATGAAATCCTTTTATGCTTCTGTATCGGCTGTAACAATGGGACTTAATCCTTTAACATGCTATCTTGCTGTTGTAGGGAATACGGAGAGACAGGGAAGTGTAGTGTTAGCTGCATCTCCTGCACTTAAAAAGATTTTGGAATCAAAACAGGATCGAGACTTTTTGAGATACCTGAAGATCCAAGGATACACATTGTAAATCCACAAATGAAGCTTTTCATCAGAGTTTCAACTGAAATTACAAAGCTGTTTTACAGATTTGTTCCTGAGAAATGTGTCCATACGTATTCAATTGATGAATCTTTTTTAGATGCAGGAAAAGAAGATCCTGAAGAAATGGCCAAGGCAATCCAAAGCAGCATGTGGAGAGAATTTGGTCTGATGTGTACAGTAGGCATTGGAGATAATATGTTGCTCAGTAAGCTTGCACTTGACCTGGAGAGTAAGAAAACGAAAAGTGGCATTGCACGTTGGAGATATGAAGATGTGCCAAATAAACTCTGGAAGGTTCACCCGTTGTCTAAAATGTGGGGATAGGAGGGAGGATGGAAAGAAATCTGAATCGGATTGGAATATCAACTGTAGGTCAGTTAGCTAAATTTCCTTTAGAGCTGCTTGAAAAGAAGTTCGGAATAATGGGAAACCAGTTGTATTATCATGCTCATGGAATCGATTTATCAGAAATAGGAGCTCCTTTGATGCAAGGACAGATTAGTTTTGGTAAGAGTCAGATTTTACTGAGGGATTATATAAGGAGAGAAGAGATTAAGGCTGTTCTTTTGGAAATTTGTGAGGAAGTCGCAAGAAGGGCACGTACACACAACAAAGCTGGTCGAACAATCAGCCTGGGTATTGGATACAGTAAGGATGATCTTGGTGGTGGATTTCACCGAGCCAAAACAATAGATCTTCCCACAAATATCACGATGGACATATATAGATGTTGCTTGATGCTGTTTGATAAGTTTTACTCGGGTAAAACAGTAAGAAGTATCTCAGTTACGTTATCAAATATTGAGGATGATGTTAATCAACAGTTGAGTTTATTTGAAGTGGATAATGAAAAGAGAAGGAAACTTGGGTTTGTAATGGATGGGATTAGAAGTAAATACGGATCGAAAGCGATTCTTAGAGCAGTTTCTTATACATCTGCAGGAACTGCACTTTACAGAGCTGGACTTACTGGGGGACATAAATCATAAAAATAACCCCCTCAATTTGGAGGGGGGATAAGAAAAACATATTAAGAAGTATGTCCTCTGCTTGCAATTTCATACGAATGACCATCAGTAAAACCAATACTGGCTGTATGTCCTCTGCGTGCTTCTTGGACATCTTTTTGAGTGTTAGTTAAATAAGTGCTTACAAATCCAATTAAAACAATGGCTAAAATAAAGACAGATGCATGCTTAAGTTTCATAAAGACAATCCCCTCTCTGAATTTGTTTACGGGCATAAAGCACTTTTTCATAATAAGCAACAGCCACTTTATGGTCTTCTTTTTCATTGTAATACTTCGCTGCATCTGATGCTAAATCCTCCACGTCTGAAAGCATTGACTTTAATTCTAAATAATTTAGAATTGAATTTAATTTTTCATTGTCATTATCTACATATAAGGCATGAATGAATTCAAACATTTTTGCCATAATCTCATCGTTTAAATTTTTGGACAAAGACAGACCGTGTGCACACCAAGAAATTCCCTCGGAGTGATTTCTCATTTTAAAAGTGGTTTTTGTCAACATAAGTAAGATATCTAATATGCGATTTGAATGTTCATACCCATTATCCTGATATACTCTAATGCCCTCCTTGAAGTACTCAGATGCCTTTTCATAAGCTTCCTCAGCAAAGGAACATAAGCCGAGATTGTAAAGAGATGATCCGATTAATCGTGACATATCGATTTCTCTTGCTTTATCTAGAGCATCTTTAAAATGAGGGATCGCTTTTTCAGGGTAGTCCATATCCAAATAGTTCAGTCCGATAACAAATGAGCATTGAATAACTCTTACAGTGTAGTTTTCATGTGCTTTATAACTATCGATTGCTTGAACAATGTGGTGCATCGACATATGTGTTTGCTTCATATGATAATAAATTTCTGCAACTTTATAGTGGAATTCAGCTCTTTCAATTTCATCTGCAACAAGTGATAATTTTCTCTCGGCTTGCTTATAGAAGCTTATGGCATTAAGATATTCGTATTGTTCAAATTCATACATTCCCCGGAAAAAGTTAAAATAATATTCAAGAATCCCTTTCAAATCAGTTTGACTACTTTCGATCTTTTCTAATAAGTCTGAAATTTTAGGTCGTTCTTCGTTCAATGTTTTTGGTTCAAGGTAGTCCAGCATCAGCTGATGGCGAAAACACATGAGAGAATAGTACAGCAATAAATCTTGATCTTCTTTCATATGCCTTATTTCTTCCTCGACCTCAGCTTTCAATATTTCCGAATCTGGGACACTAAATAATCTTATGTATTTATACCACTCATTTATTTTCACTCCAACTTTAGAAGAAGAGATCATCTGCTCCAACACAAGCCCTCCTATATTAAATATCTAAATATGTAATATTTTATCATATTTAAATGAATAAGGAAGATTAATGTTATCTTAAATAACGAAAAAATACCCTCCTCGATTAAGAGAAGGGTAGGGGTTTTATCTCGGTGAATCATAATCCATTGCTTGTTCACTATCAGAAATACCTTGAGTTGTTGGGTCAACAATGATACCCATTGCAGTTAAAAATGTTAGTAGTGCATTAAATTTCTCTGTCAAATTGTCACCAAATACAGTTAAGTCATACCCAAAAGCAGAGGCAATTGCTTGTACAAATAACAGCGTTGCAGAGAAAATTGCAACAAGAAATGTCTTCTTTTTCAGTCTTACTTTCCAGTTGATTTTAGTCATTTAATCGTCTCCTGTTGATTTTATTTAAGGCCAAAATGTATGAGCAACCATGCACCGACAATAGTTGCAATCACACTTGGTAGCACCTTGAATACAAGGTCTTTAGTAAACTGTGAGGGATCAATTTTACGAGTAGAATCAGAGCGTTCCAATATTTCAACTCGATTGTCCAGTTTTTCATATGATTTGCTTAGATTTTTTAAACTGTTACTCATTTCGTTAAGAGTACTGAACTGTTCTCTTGATTGTGCTTGAGAGTCTTTGTTAATTTCGACTTGTTGCTCAACAAGTGTAGCTATACGACCGATAACATTTGTTCTTTCTTCAAGAGAGTCAATCTTGTTATTAGTGTGTTTTGCTTTTTCTTCTAGTGCACTTAATCTTGAAATGGTGCTTTGCTCAAAATTATCCATTTGTCACCAACCTTTAATAAATATAGAAAGGTGACATTACATCACCTCCTAAAATTAAGAGGATAGTCAATGATACATTAGATCAATAAATATCCTCCGAGATAATTGAATATAATTAGATTTTTGAACCGAACTGTCCTGAGATGTATCCGCGTTTACCGTTATAAATAACTTCCCAGTAACCTTTGGAATTGTTTTTACCTTTAACTGAACCAGAAATTGAAACAGTGCTTCCAAGCTTGACTGTGCCAATATTTTTGAACTATTTCGATCAGGTTTGTCCATTACGATTGCTGCGCTTGATACACCGACAATTTTGATTTTTCCCACGGATTTAATAGATGAGGAGCTTGAAGAAGTTGATGTTGTTTTTGGGGTAGGAGAAGAGGCTTTAACTGATCCTGTAACATCAACATATTTGTCAGAAGCAGTGATGTAATATGTAGCGCCTTTAGAGTTCTTAACTTTGTATTGATACGCAGATCCGACTTTAACTTTCTCAACAACTGTAGGAAATCCAATACCTTTATTTACTGTGCCGACAACATTTTATCTTCCCATGATGGTTTTGAGTAGAAACGAAGACCGTCAACTTTTGATTTAAGGGAACCACTTGCTGCTGATGAAGAGGAAGGAGAGGATGTTGTTGGTTTAGTTGATGTTTTAGTTGGAGTAGTTGATTTGCCACCGAGAGATTTTAATTCAGCGGCAATTGCAGCTTTAACTTCATTCCAACGACCTTCATCTAAAACACGGTGAGGACAATACTTGCCAGACCACTCTTGGTGCTTCTTAACTCGCTCAACTCCCCAGCCACGTTCTTTGAGTAATTGTGCAATGAACTTGATTGCCAGTGCTTCTGCTTTTCTATAACGTTCTCCACCTGATTTAGAGTAACAAACTTCCACACCAATTGACTTGCGGTTTCCAGTTCCGTATTCACCGTCACCACAATGAAAAGCACTTCGGTTTGTTGGAAGTCCTTGAACCACCTCTTTGTCGTCTACAGCAAAGTGATATGATACCGTTTCATTGTTATTTCTCATATAACTGATCTCATTATTTGCGCTTGCGTCGTTTGCCGTATTGTGGAAAGTAATATACTCGGCTGTCATAGCATAGCGACCTTTGATTGGGTATTTGCCAGGGGATACTAACATTTGTCTCGCTTGAATTGTCATAAAAACATCTCTCCTAATAAGTAAATTTGAACACAAAAAAGAGAGAAGGGGGCAAAACCCAATCTCTCTTTATCTCACGTATGCTCTTGTTATCTCTGTTTTTCAAGTATGTATTTTGAATAAAATCTATATTTTATCTAGAACATAACCACCTCCTAAAAGAAATACATAAAATTTATTATGCTTTCTTAAGAGCGGCTATTTCTTTTGCTTGCTCTTCAACTTTTGCTGAAAGTTCTTGTACAGCCTTGATTAGAGGAGCAATAAATTCTGTATAACCAATTGACATTACATCTTCGCCACCAGAAAGTTCATGGTGTTGGAAACCACCAAAATCGATACCTTCAGCTTCAATTACCTTTTGAATTTCTTGGGCGATAACACCGTGATGATATCTATTTTTCTTTTTAGAGCCGTCTCGTTCATGGGTGATTACTGTACCATCTTCTTTAATTTCAACATACTCATCACGTATGTCCCATTTATAATCTACAGGTCTGACTTTATTTATGAAATCTAAGCCTAGAACTGTGTCCCGAATGTCAGCTTTATCGCGGAAGTCAGATCTATTTTGGAGTGCATTAAACGAGTATGGAGTAGAGTTTCCATCACCAAGTTGAATCTGGTTGCTTCCAGAAACCCTTGAATTGAAACCAACGCCGGTAGAGTTGCTTATATCTTTCATTTCATCTCCACCAGTTGTAAATCTTAATGCACCATATCCTAATGCAGTGTTTTGATTTCCTGTAGTGTTATTTTAAGAGCCATGTAGCCAAGTGCAGTGTTATAATCGCCTTTGTTGTTTTCGAGTGAAAGACCACCGATAGCAGTGTTAAAACTACCTTTTTTCATTTTCCATGCAGCCTTTACACCAATAGCTGTATTATCATAATTAACTGCCATTGGTGTAGTGTCGGAGTACTCTGTGATTTTACTGCGCCTGATTCATCTCCGATAATATCTGTAGAGACAGTGAAACCAGAGGATGTCGAATTAGCGACAGTAAAGTAAATAGCTTCCCGTCCACCTACTGACATTAAAACTTTATACCCATTTTGGAAAGGATGATTCCCCATGGAGACTTGAATATTATTGTCTTTCCATACGTAAGTTCCAGTAGTCGTGTAATACTCTGACACTTGAGCCATACCAGAGATTTCATTCTGGGCGGTCTGTGTAGTGCTTACTGTGAAGGTATCCACAGTGATGCTCTTAACCGTAGTAGAAAACTTCTCTCCACCATCTAATGCTAAAGACAAGTTTTGGCCAACAATAAAGGTGTGACCAATATGAGTAAGGGTGATGTCTTGACCTATCCAAGTGTATCCTGCTTGAATACTAGGGAAGAATCTTTGCTTTCCTTCGAATGAGACATCAGAATCGAGTTGACTCATAGCATAGTAACCCATTGCAACGTTCCGCTGACTATTTTTAATTTCCCGTCCAGCGTTTACTCCCACTCCCACATTGCCAATTCCATTTGACCAATAAAGGGAGTTAGTTCCGACTGCAACTTGGTATCCGGCAGTTTGAGGGGAATTATTTATAATTGTTTTACTGTCCAGGTTTAATGGGGCATACCCAGACATAGCAGCAGCCCCTAAAGCAGTGTTCCAAAGACTCTTTTCATTTGTCTGTAAAGCGTTTCTACCCATAGCGACGTTAGAATACCCGTCTTTGTTAAAGCGCATAGAATTATCGCCCACAGATGTATTCCGAGTCCCTTTGAAAGCATCTCCTTGTACCCCGGTAACATAATATTGACTTTGTAAACCAATGGCCAAGTTATAAACGCCATATTTATTATTAAATAGTGCTCCGGCTCCTATTGCTGTAGTGTTTTTAGTGTATTCACTTGCATTTGAAAGTGCATTTTCACCGATAGCGATAATATTATGACCTGCAATACCTTTATATTGATCTCCTGGTCGGAAGTTTTTAGCAGCATTGTTCCCGATGATGATATTTGAATTTCCTGTTTGAAACGATGATACATATCCAGAGAAATATTTATTTCCGTCAATGATAAAGTAACCGTTCAAGTATTTATTTTTATTCGGAAAGCTATTAACGACATATGTTTTACCTGCTAAATCAAACACTTTATCTTGGTAAGTCGATTCAATGGAAGAAAACACACTAGAGTCATCAGTTGTCCCATCGCCTTTGGCTCCTAACCAGGAAATATTGATTCCTCTATAATTAAATTCATTAATAATCTTTTCAGACAGTGTGTTTCCTGTGGCTTTAATAGCGTCTATATCGCCAATTTTATTAAATTTCTGACTGATGTCATCTGCAGTAAACCTATTATTCTCTGATTTTAAAGCTACAGCGTCAATAGGTACCCATTGTTTGGTTTCTTCATCATAATAGCCCATTGTATTTATTGGAATTAGATTGTCACTCAATAATATTCCTCCTTATCCTTTCCTTATCCAAACCATGCTACCGTCAGGTGCATCTTTAGAAGGTTTTACTCTTTTTTTGCTAGGCGGGCTATTTGTCCTCAGCCACACTGTTCGAATATTGTAAGGTTCAATATAACTTGAAACAACGTTATAACCATCGAATTGGTCTGAAATGCTAATATTAATCCAGTCAAAACCATCCCAGCGATATTCAATACCTGTATCTCGAACAGTAACAACCCACCCAATTTGAGGATTTGGGTAAGTATCCATTAAATCTTGATATGTATAAACCATCGGCAAATATATTTTTCTAGTGTTCTCAACTACATACTCGTAATCAGAAGTTGCTTGTCTACACCAGTTTGTTATTTCGATGCATCGTTTTGTTACTCGTTCACATTCAGCAATTCGCTCATTCATCCGAATTATTGTGTCTTCAGCATCATCGATAAGTCCTTGTAGAGTCTCAATAACCATATTGCCTTGGCGTTTAATCCAAATTCGAGAGGCAGGGAAGAAGGAAGCTCCTTCACCACTATAATTAAAGGTTAGCGATTTCCCTTCATTTGAAGCATTAAAAAAGACAACTCCCATAAGGTAGTCAACCTTAAAATAATTGTCTTCTAGTTCACCATCTTCAATTTCTCGCCATTCCTTCTTATCTCCAATAACTTCTACACGAAACTCTCTGTTAGGAATCTCAGTTAGGAGTGCTCTTCCGTTGTATACAGTTAATGTCTCGCTATAAGTTAGATACGGGTCTTCAACAGAACCTATTCTCTTTTTACTTAAAATTGGGTCATTATATAATTCAGCAAAATCAGCCAGTTTAATCACCTCCGTTAATTTTGTTGGTAAGCTTCCCAGATATATTTAACGTTTAATTTATTTCCTCTGCAGTTACTATCTGAGCCTGTGATAAAAAGGTTGTTTCCCAAAGCACCATAGCTTAAATCTCCTCCAATAAGGGAAAGTCCGGTTGAAGTAACTTGATAGGCATAGCCCCCAATTGACTTTCAATTACTAGTTGACTGTCTTCAGGTGAAATCGGGGTTATTCTAACTAAATCGGGGGTAAAGGCAAGCGGAATTTGTTTACTTAAAGTGCCGTCTCCTGTGTAAACACCTTTAGCAAACTTGGGAGGAACGGGGATATTTTTAGTTAATGCATAGTCAGAAGCTGCTCGTCCACCTAACATCTCTGCATTTCCATCTATTGAGCCACTAATGACCCCTGATTGATCACGTACTGGTATAGAGTTTGGTGAGGTGGTTAATGAAGCTGTAAAACCATTCAGAGAGTCTGCTGAACCAGCAGATGAAACAATCCATTCCTCTCCGTTAAACAGTTCCTGTTTATTAGTCTTTGGGTCAATCCAAATTGTTCCTGTCTCTGGATCTTCTGGCTTAGATTCCGTGGAAATTGTATAAAGACCATTAACTTTTCCACTAAGGCTTCCTTTTACTTCAATTGAAGGAGTAGGGAGGTAGGGGTTTTCAGAAGGATGATTTGACTTAACTATATCCGAAAGAAGAATTTGATTAATATCGATATCCGCATCTACTCTTCGATATGCTTGAACACCAATTGTATAGTACATATTTGAAGGCAATCCGGTAAAAGTAGCTGTTCGCCTGTCATATTTAACATTTTGTAAATTTTCACTAGCTTGCACAGAGCCAAATGTGTACTCCTCATTGTCATCACTACCGTGTAAGTAAACCTCAAACCCATCAATGTTGTATTTGTCTTCATTGGAATCAACATAGTTCCACTGAATGGTAATATCAACTGACCCGTTATCATTTACCTTATGGGTAATTGCCGTGCCGTCAGAAGCAATAACAGGGGGTGCTGGCTGCACTGAGATTCTGTCATTTCGAATATTGAAGTTTTCAGTTACTTTGTCCCATTCAATCTTTCTTTTGTTTAATTCAGTACTTATTTTGTTTGTTCTGTAAACGGTCTTAATGACTTTCTCAAAATCAGATTGAACTCTTTTTCCATTTGTAACTGTGACACTAATATTTGATTGTTCAAAATCAATTGTTATTGCTGAAAGAATGGCTTTAATATCGGTATTTAAATCACTCTGTTGAACTCCTACTATGTCTCCCAAACTGAACCTATCCCAGTTATGTTTTTCACTAATACAGTTAAAAAAGTTTACAATATCGAGTGTTACATTCACTGGCGGTGTATTACGACTTTCGAGTTCTTCGTTGGCATCATCATAAAGTTCATTCTCATCATAGATGCTGTCATTTGACCACTCAGTTGTCGAAATGAAACGTGAGAGCAGTTTTTGCTGATTTTCACTAAAATTGTTCTCAAAAGAAAGCTTTTCTTTAAGCTTAGAAATTGAAGCAGATATTTGAGAAATTGTTGATTCAATCGTAGCAATTTGGTTTTTCTTTTCTGCAACTGCTTTCTGCTTTACGGCAAGTTGAGCTTTTAGTTGACTTGTGTCATCTCCAGCTTTCTTCGCAACTTCAATTCGATCTAATAACTTTTGGACTTCTAGATCAAGTGTGTAAAGCTCATTATTCAATTCGGTTAAACCAGTTTCAGCTTCGTTCTTTTGGGTGAGAAGTTTATTAAACGCATTTCCTTCGCTATTAACAAGATCATTATAATCAAGAATTGCATGACAAAGTTCATCTGGCATATAGGCACTGTGGGAAATTACATTTCGTTGTTCGTCACGTTGAAAGGGGAAGAGGAAATAAGAGAAATCATCAATGTACGATTGACCAGTCGGGTTCACTGAATTAATACTTATGCCATCTTTTCCAGTAGCATACAGTCTTGTTACCAATTCGTCTGCATCATCAGAATCGTCCATGCTAATCATATATTGCCGAGGGTTCAGTTTGAGGCCTTTGTATTTCGAAATGTCTGATTCTTTATAAAAGCTTACAGTTTCTTTTAATGTATCAAAGACTGGAACTGCATCGAACTTCTCGCAGATTGAATATAAAAAATCAAGCTTGTTAGTTGATGATACATCAAACTGTCTTCGTTTTACGTTAAAGAGAGTATCTATGTATCCAACCGTCCAACTGGTATTCTTTAAACAGTCTGTAACTACTTCCTGCAGATTTTTAGATGTCTCCTCATATTTAAGAACGCTTATTCTGCTCAATTCATGTTGAAGAGATCTACACTCAACTTGTACAGTATCCATTTCACTGCTGAAAGACTTGGTTCTTTTTGTGATAATAAACCAAATCGCAAGCCCATAGAACTCAGTTTTAATTAGGTACCAGGGTTTTAGTAAATCTACAACATGATTTCTTTTAATGACCCATCATAGGTGGCTTTAAGCGGAATAGAAAAGGAGAGTTCGTGAACGCTGCTTCCATGATTTAAAGTTACAGTTGGATTCAGAACTTCATCAATGTTGGCTATTTTAGTCTTGTCTGGCTTAGCAAGGGATAAGCGTATGTTTTTTATTTCTGTATCCTTGCGAATAGTTATCAATTTTTCACCTTCTTACCGATACTTAAATCTGAAAGTGAATCTCAGTTTGCATTTTCCGGTCACTTTTAATCGGTTTTTTCCGTAATCCAATCTAATGTAATTGTCATTAAAATCATCATATCTTTCATTCCCATATAAAGACGACTCAATAATTTCTTTGACGCCATTCACTTTAACAATTTCTCTGTCTTTTAGATTGCTAAATATAAAGGGTTCAGTATAATCACTCAGGTTCTCGATTTTTACATCGCCGTTGCCAATTTTTAGAATTTCAACAGTGGGGTAAATCGCAACATCGCCTTTGTTATGGAGTTCAATGATTTTCATTCCTGATGATATATCAAAGGAGTGGGTACTTGTGTTTCGACTGTATGCATAAGGGGAGTTGCATTTCATAGTCAAACGAACATATCCATGTCTAGCCGCATTATGGACTAAATCACTGGTATCCACGGGCATTGCATAATACACAATGTCTAAATTTTCGCTGAACGCTAAAGGCTTGTAATCATCGACATCTAGCCAGCGCTTAATTGCTCTTATTTTTTTCTCATCATAATTTTCACCAACATAAAAGTTTAAAGGGAATTGTTTTGATTCTCTTTTGACACCTTCAGTGTATGGCTCTGATCTTCCTTTTACATAGGTTTCATTAACTGATCGTGAACCTAGAAAAGATTCCTCAACTAACCCAGACTCTGTATTAACGTTTTCCACACCGTAGTCGATCGACTTTACGTTATCAAACATGAAATATTGGCTTTGCCTAATCAATTTTTCACCCCCAATATAAATAGAGCCGGCAATCTTAGCCGACTCATGTGATGTTGAAATTTAGTCCAGTATTTTTAAGACCATTTACAAATTGTTTATACATTAAATTTGCAGTTTCTTGTGGATTTCCCGATTCATTAATGGTCTCAACAATTTTGTCTATTTGGATATTGTATGTAGGTGAACTATCCCTTGAAGAAGGGGATACAGTAGGTTTCGATAAGTTCTTAAGAGTTGGAATTAAGCCTTTACTTAAATTTGTTTGACCAGCAACTGCAGCGTTCATTGTTGGTGTGACAAGGGCGATACTCTTACTTAAAACATCTGAAATTTTACCAGGTTGACCCCATTTAGAGGCAGTCTTTACTGAGTTATCAGTAGACGTTTGACGAACTTGCTTTACAGCTTCTAGCATGTTTTCAGTATCTGTCTTATTTAAAATAAGTTCCTTGTCATGTAAGAATGCAAGCTTTCCTGCTCCAAGCCCCGTGCCTGTATACCCGCCAGAAGCAAATGATGACACCTTTTTACCTGTTGTATTTCCAGTTGTAACGGTATTTAATGCACTGGCAGCGTCCTTAAGCTTATCAATCAAGTTATTGGAAATACTTTTCCCAATCGACTTCATATTCTCATTTATGAACTTGGTGAATTCATTAAGCTGCTTAGCGATGTCAGTGATTTTACCATCCATAAGCTTATCTTCAAGCTTTTTAAATGCTCGTTCATCATTTACCAGGTCATCGTACTTGTTGTTGATTGACTCTTCATCTTTTTCAAGTTGATCCTGAAGGGCTTCTTTCCGTTTTGTGTTGCTACGATCTTTAAGATAATCATCCAAAGCTTCCTGTTGTTCTTGAAGCTGTTTCTCTAGGTCTTTGACTTGCGATTTAGCCTCAGAGGAGTCGTCCATGGAAAGTTTATTGATCTTATCTTTTGTTTCCTGGATGGCTTGATTCTTCTCTTTTAATTCCTTTTGATATTTAGCTTCGTCATCAGTCTTGTCGATCTCATCAATCTTATCTTGTGTCGCTTTCTGATGGGCTTCTAACTCAATATCCCGCATTTTTTCGTACATCTCTTTGTAGATGGATACAACTTCGTCAGCCAATGATTTATAGATGTCTTTGATCGACTTCTTGGTGTTATAAAGCTCAAGATTGAAATCTTTCTGTTTATCTTTCCAGTTTTCGATTTCTTCAGTGATCTGTTCCTGGATGTCAGGGAAACCTTTCGCAGCTTTCTTTTGATCTTCAAGCTGTTTGATATATTTTTTGGCTTCCTTTTGTTGTTGCTGAATGAGCTTTATCTGCTTGCTATAGTACTTAACCTTGTCCTCATCTTCTTCAGTCATTGAAATTTTATTATCAACATCTTTAATTTTCCCTTGGGTTTTAGAAGATGACTTTTCAATTGACTTAAGCGTCTCATCAACTTTAGATTGGACAAGTTGCTTCTGTAGCTCACGAACCTGATCTTGAACAGAAATTAAATCTAGCTTGGCTTGTTTAAGCTCTTCTTGAAGCTGGGCACGTTGAGCGGAGTTTAATGCTTTATTTGTTTTTATTTCTTTTTGAATCCAATTAACTTTTTGTTGTTGGATTTTAGCTTGTTCTGCAACAGCTTTTTTCTGATCAGAGGCGTATTTGCGGAATTCCTTGCTGTCAGAAGTGTATCGGTTAGCCATTGATTCATCTTTAGCTATCCGAACATCAAAATCCCCAATTCTTTTATCAAACTCATCGAGTTTGGATTGAACTAGTTCATACTGAAGTTCTTGAATCTGATCATTGACTGAATCTATATCTCCTTGAAGGGAGAGAAGATCAGATTTAGCCTGGGCTATCCCTTGTTGCCGTTCTGCCTCAGCTTGTGACGCATCTGAAATAGATGTTCCAATACCTTGCATGTACTTTTCAGGATCGATTGTTTTTCCATTTTGTTCGATCTGTAAATGAAGGTGGTTCCCAGTCGAGTTCCCTGTGCTACCAACTTTACCGATAGTTTGACCGGCTTTAACTGATTGACCTGTTTTAACAGAAGGAGTGTTAAGCATGTGCATGTACTTGGCAACTGTTCCATCATCCTGTTTAATAACAACCCAGTTACCTGCAGTTTTACTGTAGCCAGCAATTTGGACTTTACCACTTTGAAGAGATTTAATTGCTGTACCTGCTTTTGCAGCAAAATCAGTTCCTTTGTGTGGGGAGGAGCGGAGACCGGATTCCTGCTGTCCATATTTGGAGCTTACCCTAAAAGCGCTATTATTTGTATAATAGCTGGCGATTGAAGAAGTGGCAGAGGAGAGGGATTTGCTGTAGTTGGACATGATCTTCTTGACGTAATTCTGTGTTTCTTTAAAAGGAGGGATACCACCATATTTAATTACGTTACCAGGCCCAGCATTATATGCAGCCAATGCTTTTTCAACATTACCGCCAAACTTTTCAAGCTGTTGGGCGAGGTACTTTGTTCCACCCATAACATTTTGATAAGGATCGTAAGCGTTATTTACTCCTAAGCTTTTCGCTGTTGCTGGCATCAGTTGCATTAATCCCATGGCACCTACACCAGATCGTGCTTTAGCATTAAACCCTGATTCTTGCTGAATTACAGCTGCAATAAGGGCAGGGTCAACATTGTATTTACTAGCTGCTGAATTTATGTAGCTTGAGTACTTGCCTGAATAGGAACCACCAGTTGAGGAGGGGGTTCCGCCAGAAGAAGTTGTAGAGGTTACAATACCGTATTGAGTAATGTTACCAGATTTAATTTGATCTTTAAGCAGCTTAGCTTGTTCCTGCATAAGCTTTTTCTTTTGCTGAAGTGCTTTAATTTCTTTCTTGATTGCATCTCGATATTTCTGAGAGTATTTAGGATAATCATTGACCTGCTTGTTGTGCTTGTCAATCTCAGCATTAACTTTTTCTAATGCTTCCTTGTATTTATCAACAACATACATGGAAGTCTTGGTTTCTTCATTGGCTTTTTCTTGTTGATCTGTCCAATTCTCCAATGATGTTCCAGCTTCAACAAGTGCCTGTTTATTCATTTCTTGTGTACTGGTGGCTTCTTCAGATGCAGAAATATAAGATTCTAAAGCTGATTTAACGCTTTGCATTGCTTCAATTTGACTATTGGAGTATCCACCAGGTTGAAGCATTTTCTCTTCAAGCTTTTTAAGTTCTTTTTTTGCATCTGCAACATTATTAATTGACTTAACTTCTAGGTCTGACAGTTCGGCCTCAGACATATCAAGCTTTCGTTCTTTTCGTAGCTTTTTCAGGCTGTCAATCCGTAAGGTATCAGCGTTTAAAGTTTTGATAGCGTTGTTAACTTCTGTTTTCATCAATTTATTGCTGTAGGTAACCATGTCGTTATAAGCATCAAGTTTAACTTTTCTTTGTTTGATAACTTCATCACGGTTAATTTTCACAACGCCATTTTCGATGCTAATAGCCTTGGCAAGTTCCTTATCTTTTTGAATAAGGGTATTAGCTTCATTTGCAGAAATACTTTTACCTTCAGCCATTTTTTCCAGAAGATCATTGAGAGGAGCTACTTGATCTTTGGTGTTATTAAAAATATCCCCATTTAAGGCATCTTGAACGGAATCGAACTGCATAGCATCTGACATTTCTTTAATAGCTGCCTTAATATCATCAACACTATTTGCATCCAGAGCTTCTTTTAGCTTCTTACCAAAATCTTCTGCCTCATTACCTGCTTCTGCCAGCGTCTCACCTAAATCACCAACTTCAGATTTGACGGAAGATAAACTCTTATCTCCATCTTTTATGTTCTTCTGTGCTTTGTCGAAGCTCATTTTAAAAACATCAATAGAAGAATCGGATTTGGAGTATGTTTCTAAGAGACTTTGAAGATCTTTTTTGCGTTATCGAAAGCTTTTTCATCACCTGAATCTAAAGCTTTTTGCATTTTTTCTTGAAGCTTTCCTAAAGAAGAGGAGAATTTTTCTAATTCTTCAGGATCTAAATCATCTTTTAAGTTAAGTTTGTTGACAACATCACTAATACTCGTCTTTAAAGTATTACTGATATCAATTGAACTATAAGCATTTGCAATTGAAAGGACGCTATCTTTAACTTTAGCATTTCCACTCTCAATGTCAGATTGAGCTTTGAGCATGCTTTGTTTAGCTTTATCAGCTGCAACCTTATAGTCATCGTCATCTGCAATGAGATCCCATTTAGGTCTACCTTTATCGTTGTAATCAGCTATTTGTTTGTACTGCTTTAGTTCATCCTTAGACTTTTTAATTTCCTTAGAAGCGTCTTCGAATGTTTTCTTTGCGCTGTCTCTTGTTTCTTGTTTCTTTAAAGCCAAATACTCTTTAGTATTCTCAATCGCTTTTTCAAGCTCTTTATTTGTCTTAAGAATTGCATTTCCTTGAGAATCATAGCCTTTAACTAATGCAGGGAATGTTTGTGCTAATTGCTGAGTGACTTGAAGGTATTCTTGCTCTTCATCTGAAGTTAAAGATCTTGACTCTTTAACTTTTTGAAGCTCTTTATATTGCTGTATTAGTTTATCAGTGGAGTCTTTATTGGTCGTAATTGCTTCGACATTGGTTTGCTGGCTCTGCTCAAAATCATCTTTAGCTTTTTTAGCTTCTGCAAAAGAAGAAATTAATGATTCTAGCGCCCATCCTAAAGCAGCAAACGCACCGCCAACTAATGTTGAAACAAGCAACCCTCGAAGAGCAGTTTTTAGAACTCTTGAGGCAACTGCTGCACGAGTCATACCAGCTTCTAGCCCAGCAGTTGCTAAAGTTTCTTGCCCCATTGCACGTGTGCCCAAAATTAGGGTGGTGGCTAATGTGCGGGTATTCTTACTGAGCAAAAGGGTTGCAGTGCTTACTGCAGCTAAAAGGGGAGGTAGGAACCCTACTGATTTGATTACTCCTGTTGAAGCGTTAAGTAAAGAACCTGCTGCTTGAGTGAACTCAATTAATCCATCGCTAATAAAAGCATCTGAAGCAGCAATAGCAAATTCAGTAAAGTTATTTTGAAGCTTATTTACCCTAGCTTGTAGACTATCAGCATATTTTTGTTGCTCGCTCCATGCACTTCCCGTAGAGTTAGCTGCAGTTTTTGCCGCATTCTGAGCAATAGAGAAGTTGTTCATCATTGCATTAAAACGAGATAACTGATAAATACCAGCTACTCCAATTGAAGTATTTTGCTTTTGAGCATCAGTAAGAGTATCCCACTTACCAGCAACTTCACTAATTAAATCACTTGCTGATTTAGCTTCTCCACTAGCTGTTTTGACAGAAATACCGATTTCATCTAACGCTTTAATTGAGCTTTGATTATTTCCAATTCGTGCAAAAATTGTCTTTAAAGAGTTACCGACGATATTCCCTGATTCACGTGTTGTACTAGCAATTGCGGTTGTGTAACCAATAAGATCATTTAACTCGACCCCGAATGTAGAAGCAGTTGAACCTGCTTTCCGGATAGAATTCGCTAGATCGAGTGTTGTAACAGCATAGTTATTATCAACCTCATTTAATTTATCTGCAATTGATATTGAATCATTGGCTGCAATATTAAAGTTGAGCATTGCTGCCGTAAGAGTATTAACTGTATCATCGGGAGTTAAATCGGAGACATTTTGAAGAACTTGAGCAGTTTTCGTTAACGTGGAGAGTTCACTTTCATCGAAGCCCATTCTCCCAAAATCGCCTGTCATTTGGAGAATATCTGTGATTTTATTTGAAAGTGTATCACCTAAGTCAATAGATTCTTGGAGAAGTTCATTATATTTATAGTCCGGCTCATTCATAACACGGCGGATATTTGTCATGAGCGTATCAATTTCAACTGCCTGGGATACCATTTCTTTAAGTCCAGAGATAGCCCCATAGAATAAAGAACCGGAGATTAAATAGGTGGACATGCTTTTGAAGGTTTGGGTTAGTTCTGCTCCAAAAGAAGAGGCTTGATTAGCAGCTGCTTGAGCGCTGGAGGCTAATTCTCTAAATTGCATATTCAAGTTTTGAATTTGTGATCTGACATTATTGCTTCCAGTGCTTACATTAAGACTATTTACTGCATTCAAATAATCTTGAACAGCTTGTCTATTACTAGAGCCCATTGAACTGCCATACCGTGTATTTAGGTTTTGGACATTTACTTGTGCCTGTCGCTGATATAATTCAATGGTTTTCTTTAATTCGTTGTTCTTCGCAACTGCAGCAGATTTATCATCTAACATCCTTATCCTATTTTGCAGTGCTTCAATTTGTTGAGCGGATTGAGCTGTGTTTATTTTTCGGCCAAGAGATGAGATGGTCGTATCAGTAACAATACCTTGCTGTCTAAGCTTCTCTAGATCTTGCTTAAGCTGCTCAATTGCTCTCCTTTGTTGGTCATAATTAGTTGTAGTTTTTGAAGAAGTCGAATTAGTTTTAGGATCAGTTGTATAAACAATATCATCGAACCCGTGACGATTTTTCTGCACAACCTTTGTTGACTGTCCTTGCAGATTTCTCTGCACAGTCTTTTTTTGAACCTGTCCTAGTTTCTCAGTGGCCTGTGTAAGCTTGTTAACCTCTTGAGTTTCTTGCTTTAGAGCAGTATTGCGATTATTGATTATTTTCGTTTCGCGTTGAAGTATTTCACCATTCTTCTTATATTGCTGGGTGAGTTTTTCAACCGATCCGTCAGCATTCTTAATTACTGTTGAGGTTTCTCTAACTGTTTGATTATAGGATTTTAGGTTTTTCTGATATGCATCGACAGCAGAGGAGAATTCTTGCAGAGCTTTTAAGGTTGTAGAATCAATATTCGTATTGAGCTTGAGGGAGTTGAGTTTCTTTTCCAGAGATTTAATTTGCTGATTTAACTGTTCGACAGTTTTAGATGAGGTATCAGCTTGTGGGGTTAGTATAATTTTGAGGTTTTGACTCAAGTAAGAATCACTTCCTTTCAGTAGGGGAGAGGACAAAGAAAAAAGCCACTCAGTTATTGAGCGACTTTGTTTGCTTTCTTAATAATTACATCCATAACACCATGCCAATATTCTGCATTCTTAAGTGCTTGTTGAATGATATTGCTATCTTTCTTATACCCCTGAGTATTATACCCTTCAACTTCTTGTGTGGGGAGAAAATCGATGTAATAGATAGGTTTACTGAGGTCTTCAACAGTAATCTTTAGCGTGACGGATTTGACCATTTCATTTTGTATTGAAGAGGCAGACAACCCTCCAAGTGCAGCTCCAATGCCTCCAGCTAACAGGCCACCAGCTACAATTCCCGATTTTGATACTTTAGAAATTATTTGATTGTCCAAAGTAATTTCGGATTCAATAATATTGGAAAAAGGGATTGTGTATTCTTCAATATGTTCATCTCTATTAAGCAGATATATTTTCACAAGAGAATCAGATTCTTTAAAAGCAATTTTAGTTTTGTAAGTATTAAAGAAATTGTCTGGTTTAAAACCAACGTCGAAGTGCTTAAGTGTTTCCGCATTTTCTTTTAGTTTATCTATATTTTTTTGGCTTTTAATTTTGTAAGGTTCAAGTGCTAATAGGGCTAATCCTGCAATTATTAAGCAAATTCCCATGCCTCTCCAGCCATCCATTAGCAAAAAGAAAAGACAGAATAAAAAATAGCCACCATAAGCCATTAACTTATATCCCATTCAACCACCGCCGGTATCATTTTCCTACATTATACCATGGTTTTCAGTAGGGCTATATGAATGCAGAGGATTTATTTATCACTTTTTATTCTAGTGAGAAGGTCTTTAAAATATACAGCAGTCGTATGAGTCCTTTTATCAAGTAAAGTGTATCCGTATATGGCTATGACACAAAAAATTACCAAAAAGGACATTACTGAGCTATTATCACCGAACACTGTTTTAAATAAAAGCGTTATACTTGTTACAACAATTGCGGATAAAGATATCGTTTTTGAAACATCGCATGCTGTTTCAATTCTTGACATCCTTGCTATTGCTGAGGATAATTCCTCATGGTTTAACGATTTTAAAACCTGAAGCTTTGTATTTAATGAATTGAAGTCTTGTCCAGTAGACGGAAATTCTGTTCTTATAAATTTTATTAATTCTGATGCATCTAGTTCCGCCAATTTTCGTCTAACTGTTTTCTTATTGAACATTTTCATCACCTCTCCATATTATCGACAAATACGCAAAGGATTTTAATGGAAATTAGATTTCTAAGAGTACGTTTCTCTAATTATCAAAATGAATGAATAGTCCTTTTTAAGATTTATACACAGTTATTCTCCAAGGAAAAACGACTCAATTTTTCGATTTTTATGTAAATCAAAAAAGAATCATGTTAGAGTAGGTGTGCTGAAAATAATTCGAAAAATTATTTTGCGATATGATTAAAGTAATATTGCCAGAGAGTTCGGATTGGACAAAATTGTAAGTATTTAATACACTGGGGCTGCAATCAAATATGCACCTGGAATCAATTGCTAAACGGGGGAGTTTAAATGAACAACAAGAAAAATATCTTTGATATTGTAATGTACATTATTTTCGGTGTGTTAAGTCTTTTCTAGTTGCAAAAACTGATTATGGCACTGGAGTTTTAGTGTTTGTTGCAATTTTATACCTCGCAGTAATTGCTTATAAAATTAAGCAAGTATTTAGTAATTCAGATTCTTAAGGTGTAACACAAGGAGGATTTTAATTGAGAAAGAAAAGAGTTATTACTTGTGTTATGGCTGCATCATTGACTTTAGGCTCACTTTTACCTGCAGGTTACGCTTCTGCTAAGGAGGACTCTAAGAAAACCCCTTCTTACGAAGAACTAGCACAACATTACAAAATGAAAAGTGAAAAGATTTCATCGAACGGGAAATTAGTTGAAATTGAGTATGTGAGTGGAAATGAATCTCACAAAGTTCAGATGAACGGAAATGATCACACTGTAAAAGTCGATGGCATAGAACAAAAAGGCTTGAACTTTGAGTATGATGAAAATGTTGCTAACAGAACAAATTATGAAAACAATAATTTAAATTCTAATGAATTCACAACACAGGCTGCAAAACCTAAAAAAGGATACCATTATGTGGGGACTTTATCTGGACATACAAAAGCAGCTAAAAATGCGTTATCAGTTACAATGTCATTAGTCGGTATTGTCCCTGGGCTGGGATGGGGGAGTAAGGCTGCCACAATTTTATTCTCTTATTGGGCTAAAGAACAAATCCCTGATGCGTATTATAAATATGATTTATATGAAAAAGGGGCAATGACTGATAGCTGGTATCAGTATGCTACAGTTCAATTTTTTGAAGATAAAGCTCATAAAAAGAAAATGGGCAAACCTTGGACTAGTACTCCTGCAAAAGTAGATTTACCTAATAGCTAATTTTAAAATCACTTTGTCTTTATAAGGGCAAAGTGATTTTTTGTTTTATTCATAAGCAAAATTCCTCGTTTGAGGAATCTTGATTCTGAATAAAAGAGGGATTTTATTTGGATGGAGAGGGGAGTGTTAGGAGAATATTTTGTTCTTTTCTTCTTCAAATTCCCTTAGATCATAGTGTGCAATAGTGGTTGATACATCTTCGTGGTGAGCAACATACTTTGAAACGAGTTTTAAATCCACTCCACTTTCAAGAAGATAAGTTACACAGGAGGCTTTAAATATATGAGGATTGACTCTTCGTTGGAGAATATCGCTTAAAACATTTGAGCAAAAATAATCTGCCCATGACTTTGAAGCTTGTTTAACTTCGCCACCGTACTTAGTTGAAAATATGTACTCCGATTCATAGCCTCTCTTCTCAACCCATAATCGCATGTATTTTAATGCCTCAAGATTAATCATATAAGGCTCTACTTTCCCATCATCACCTTGTCCTTTTAGGCGCACGTTATGACTGTATACAAACGTTTTACGATCAGGTATTGGATAATCAAGTATTTCGGTTTTGAATTGTATAATTTCACTTCTTCTAGCTCCAACATTAAAGGCTGTTGCAAGCCAGGCCATACCTAAATAATTCTCGTCCTTTTCAAGTACATCCATCATATCTTTGTACTCATTAAAAGTAATTTTCACTTTGTCATATACTTTGTTTTTGGGAATAGGAGGGAGCCCTCGGGTTAAATTTCTAAAACTCCGATACTCTTTGAAATCCTCATCATCAGCAATAACATTCTCGATGTAGTTAAACATGGATGAAACACAAGCTTTTTTAAAACTTTGTGCAGAAGAGGAGAGTTTGCGGTTATCACGAAGATAGCTTAAATACCGAAGAATATCCCTTTTGGTGAGCTTGTATAAAGGTTTGTTATTCATCGATTGATATACATAATAACCAAACTGCCTAAGCCCAGATTGATATTGTTTTTTTGTTGCTGGACTAAAGTTTTGAACCGCAATGAACTCATCAACAATAGTCCTTAATTCATCATTTACATGTTGCCACATTTCGTCTGTGATTTCAGGCAGTTTTTTAGCCCTATCCCGTAACATGTTTTCTTAATTTTGGTCATTAATTCACCACCATTAGTACGTTTTAATTCCGTCTGCTTTTAAATCACTTTTTAATGCCTCTGTTAATCGTCCATCTTTTAGAGTCTCGGCAGTATTCTTCATAAAAGGACGAGGTTTACCGTAGCCATATTCATATGAATCAGGGTATGTATACCCCTTCCCGGTTTCAATAACTGTAGCAACGTCTTTTCCGTCATCTTCTCTAATATTGTCCAATGACACTCCGTTGCTTTCGTTGGTGGTTATAAAGGCATCTTTAACTTGTCCTGTGCGTTCATAAAGAAGGGGATCATATGCACCGTAAACATCTTCATCAATGTGCTCTTGCCCTGTTTTCACCATAATTTTCTTCACATTGGAGGAAGACTTATGAACTGATTGAATTGCAGCTTGTTCAACCATTGCTTTGATTTCTTTTATGTTTTTCGCCATTACAATGGATCAGCGCTGCTTTCAATCTCTTCGACCTTCTGAAGGATAAGATTATTTGCTTCTTCCTGAGATTTTTTTGATAACTCATCTATGTTTTGTTGCAGCATAATAGTGGCTTTACCCAGTTTTTCTAAACTCTCTTTAGGGAAACTTTTAATAATCAAAGGGAAATACTCTGAGTCCACAAGTTTAAGATACCATTTGACTTTATTTTTAATGTCATTTGGAATACCCAAGTCTGTAAATTCTTTGATTAGTGAGAAGAATGCCCAATGAGCTTGATTTATATCTTTGAAGGATTTGACACCTGCTTCTTTTGCTTCTTGTGGATCAGAAATCAATCCGGATAACATTTTTGTCAATCGAGAGGGAGAGAAGTATGGATAAATAAATACATGTACATCATCAGTCAATTGGACTTTTTCCTTCTTGTCATATTTACTGACGCTCTCCTCAATTAAACCTAAATTCAACTTCTTTGATGTCATCTTATGTCCTCCTTTAATATCCTCCATATAATATTTCTTAAGCAGCTACATAGTCTTCATTAGTAATCTTTTTATATTCATCTGGAGTGATATCTCCAAGTTCTACAGCCTTTTTAGATCATCTTTAGTTGCCCATTCATACCGGTATGCCATTTCCCAAAATTCAAAATCAGTCATTTTATAACACTCCTAATTTTATAGAAACAACAGTTTTTCCGAGATTGGAAAGCTTGTTCTCTAATTGTGTATTTTTTAGTTTTTCCGATACCAATTGCTTACCTAACGCATCATTCAGGGTTTTTAAATCTTCAATAGTTAACACTGGCTCAGGATGTGTTTCCGTAGTTGGCGGTATGACTTTATCAGCAATTAACTCTTCAGTGGTTTTAGCAACTACCTGACCATTTACAATCTTATAAAAGCCTTCCTCTAAATTTTCTCCGGTTGCAAAAAAGTGTTTTGATAAATCATATTCATTTCTATCAAAGTAGGAAGAGAGTTCTTTATTGCTGTCATCAGGCAAGCCAATGTTTCTTTTTATAATTTTTTCGTTATTTTATCGATAATAAATACGTTTATAGCAAACCCTCCTGTCAATATTTCAAACCAATAATGTACCTTAAGGCATCATCTGCTTGTGTAATGCTTATTGAAGTATTTGAAGTAATGCTGGCAGAGAATTTCCCCCTAGAAGTAGAGACATTAATTGTGTCGGTCAGAGGCCTGAAGGTGTACGTGTAGAAACATCTAACTAACGACGTTCTAACATCACCAGTTGAAACTCCTCCAGTTACAACAAGTAGTTTCTTGTACTTTGTTATGTCATCTTTGAGAGTGACTTCACCTGTAGTAACACTTAATAAATCAGTTAAATAAACCTCATTCTGTAATTCGGTTATCTTATCATTAAGTAATTTTGCGCCTTCTCCGTTTAATACTTTGGAAGTATCTCCACTGGTAACAGAGGAAGTGATATCGCTTTTTAAAAGCCATGAATTTCTTTCAGTAGCAGTAACATGTTTAGTTGTATCGCCAGCGTGCAAATCAAATTCACTTTTTGTCGCCTGCTTATCGTTAGTTAGATTTCCTAGTCCAATTTGTGAAGCAGTAACACCATGTGGGTTAGATTTATTGGAGACATGGGTATCAGTGTAAGCTTTTGCATTAGTAAGTGCTTGATCAGCTTTTGATTGAGATCCTGCTGTTGTTTCTTTGGCGTTCCATGTATTGCGTTCAGTGGTTGTAATATGCACAATAGTATCTGCAGTATGGGAGTCAAAATCTGATTTAGCTGCCTGCTCAATATTTATTACTTTACCCAAGCCTAACTGTTCCTTAGTAACTTGGTGGGGGTTATTTTATTTTCTGTATGATTCTTCAACTCATAATTTGTTTCTCTATGAATTCATCAACTATTTCAGTGAGCTTTTGTTCGTGAACAACCATATGCTTTTCGGCTTGTGTAGTGATTTCCTTTAGGTTGTTTATTTGTTCATTGTTTTGTTTTAATTGACCAACAAATTTACTGTTACTCATTAGCTCACCGCATTTCCTTTAACAGATACATCACCATTAACTGCGGAAACTTCAAACATTACTTTAAACAGTCCAGCAATATCAAAGTCCCAATATTCATTTGTGTTCAATGTACTGCTGGCGAGTTGAAAATCAGTTTTGTTAGTGCCACTTAAAGCAGTCTTTTCACCGTTTTCATCGACTGCATAGAATTTAACTTCCCGGGAAGTAGAGGAACCAGAGATCTTAACAGTAAGTTCCCGAAAATGACTCACTACAAATTCTTCACCTTCTGATGGGGAAGTTGTTGTTTCATGAAATGTAAATGAAGTCTTGTCTGGAATCGTAACTACGACATTTTCAGTCGTTTCTGTCAACAACTCCACCTCCTTAATTTGAATAAAAACTGTCTTTTATCTAGAAAAACAAGAGGGGAGGACTTATTCAAAAAGCCCATCCTCTTGTAGCTTATTCCATATACCTTCCCAAGCTGGGGTAGAAGAAGGGGATGACTGAAGCGAACTTAAAGGTTCGTATTCATTGAAGTCGCCTTCAAACCGTTGCTTGAAATCATCAACACTGATATAGGATCCATCTGATAGCAATAGGAATTTTTGTTCCAAACCATCAAATTGTTTGAACAGACCACATACTTCATCAAATGTCATTATTCCATCCCCCAAACAACGATTTTTAACCCAGTTAGATCAACTGTACCGGCTGCTTTAACTGTCAGATGTATTTTTGGAGCAGTGAAAGTTAATTGTTTTTGTAAAGGGTAATTCTGAACAAAAGCAATGCTGTTGAATAGAACAGAATTATCATTACCTGATGTAGTCGCAGAATAAAATGGGATGTTTTTCGGTACGGAATAAATACTTGCTAAAACTTTGCTGTTTGAGCTGTCTGTTTGAGTTGTGTACATAGCAACACCGTAAGTTCTGAAAACACCAAGTGAATCGATTAGATCAACTGTATAAGACTTAGTTGCACCTGTAGCTACGGTATCAGCATCAGTAACAACAAATTCAGAATAGGATTTTTGAACTTGGGTTTTAATTGCTGCAGTGTTTTTAACCAAAACAGGGACAGAAGCCGTATTAGTTATATTTACATCAAGTGCAGTGTTGGCCACATTAACATTAAGAGGCTGGTCATTATTGAGACCAACCTCCAAGGGGACAGTGGAACGTTCAATTGATACAGCTGTTATGGGATTACCTGTCCCATCATCTTTTGCAGAGGTGTATTTATCACCGTCCTGGTTTAAAAAAGCAATAATAAACGCCTCCTTAATTATTCAGTTGTTCCGCCAAGATCTGAGCTTTGAGTTGAACCTGTTGTGTCCTCAACCGGAGCTGCGGTATTTTCATCTCTACTTGCTTCGATTACTACAGCCATTTCGTCTGTATCTGTATCTGCTAACGCTTCAAACTTAATTTCAGGTGCTAAAGCATTTCCATTTTCTAATGACATTTCAAATTCCCCTGAAGGAGAAACGTTAGGGAACTGGATATAGATGTCACTGTAAACTTCTTCTGTATCAGGGTTATAAGCAATGGTGCGATATTCAACTTCATATCGTTCTGAGAACTTGCTGGCTTTAATGGCTAAACGTCTACCGACTTTTTCAATTTGATACACAGCTGTTAGTTTGTCTTTAGCAGCCGCAAATGCTGTTGGAATTGTATATGTGCCATCAGTTGAAACAGCAATCTTATATGTTAAACCTTTTTTGTTATAGAAAGTAACATCGCTTACAGGTTTTCCTTTTAGAGTAACTTTGTTTGTATCATCTACAATCAGTCCATGTTCTCTATCGAAAACCTTTACTTTTGTTTCTTCCTGAATTGTTTCACCCTGTGTCATTGCAAGCCATTCTAAATCAAAGAAAGCATTTTTGACAGTTAGGTTAATTTCCTTCTCAGATTTAAGAATGTAAAGTGGTTTATTTCCGATTCCACCTCTGAGTTTTTCTTCGGAGATTGCTTGGGAGAATGATGCTGTTTGTGCCTCGGCTGTGAATACAAGCTTACCGTCAGATTTTCGTTTAAAATAAACGTCAGCTGTATCTTGAATAACTGTTTTCATCTAATTGTTGCCTCCTTAAATAATAAAAAAGACAGCTATGCGCTGCCTTTACCAAAACCTTTAGTTTGTTTCATGAAACTTTCTCTGCTTATGTAGTGTTTTTCTTCTTCAAATAAGTCGATATGTTTTCCCCAGCTTTCCATGTGTTTGGCTGCATCAGGTGAAACGGTTGCAAACAGGGTGGAGGTATCGTACTGTTTGAATTGACCAACTCTGTAGTAAGTCATGTATAACTGAAACAGAGTCATTTCATTTATATCTTTGTACAAATATCCAGTGTGAGCAGCAACACTGCTCATGATGTCTGCCATATCAACCATATCCGAATCCTGACTTTTCACCCTTTTGCTGCGCTCGTTAGCTCGCTGTATCTCTGGGTTAGAGCTGATTTTTTCCTCTTTTAGACAAGACATTCTCAAGACCAATTCTCTTAGGGCTTCAAAGTTTTCCGGTGTAAGTTTCTCTAAAATTTCAACGCCATTAAAAACTGTACTAAATATTACTTCATACGCTTCTTTAAAATTCGGAAGGATACTTGTAATTTCAAATAATGACAGTTTTTTAAGTTCGGCAATAAGACCATCTAATTGGCCAAATTGATTATTTTCCTTTTTGCTGTAAGTATAAATAATCTCTTTCTTAGACATCTTAAACCAGCTGAGGTACGGAGTTAAAAAAGCATATTCCTTAACTTTTATAAACCGACAATCGCCAAATTCAGTAGGGATTGGTTCACCAGTTATAAAGAATTCACTATCAATCATTTCATCGCCCCAAAGGTATATATTAATTTATATCCGAGGTAACCGTCAGGTGGATTAGTGATTAACAGTCTTTTATAAGAGTTTGTCTTACCGATACCAGCAAAATTCTGATTGAACAAGAGCTTATTAATTCTGTCATTAATCTTAAGATTTCTAAATTCGGTTTCTTCAAAGGTATTAATATGGGTGAAAACATCAATCATCAAGTCTTGATCAAGAAGCATCGCACTTTGGTTGGATGGTTTTGGTAATGCGTTCCCTAAATAAACACACATCCTACATAATGGTGAATCCGATAGATCATCTGTTTTAGGTGCTCGCTTGAATATGGTATTGATTATAGCGGGAGAGTCATTTGTGGAGTCATAATAATTTTCGAGTGATTGAACATCTGGATGAGAAGGGGAGAGAGGATCAGTTTTGTAATACAAGAGCCGATTCAGTTCAACATCATCCATAACTAATCTGAAGACTTTTGTCATCTGTTCAACAGTCATGCTAATGTCTTTTCACCAACTTTCTTTTTGGCAACCAATTTTATTGTTCCGTGGTCTCCATAAACTTTAGAATAGTCTATATCATCAACTTGATAATCTTCGCCAAAGAAGGTGAGGGTAAGTCCGATTTTCAATTTTTCATGAACAAGATAAGGAATTGTAATGTTTGCTTGACCATCCGGAAGATTTACCGCCAATTCAGTGCCATTTATTGAAGTTGTCCTTTCGAATATGCAGGGGATTTCAGTTTTTTCACCAGGTACTTTTTCATAAATTGGCTTACCGGTGATTTCGTTAATTTTGCCAGTATCGACTAACTTGTCTTCTGAGGTTAGAAAAAATGAAGTGTTACATTGTCTCATAGTAGCACTATCGTTCATTTTATTGTCTGTAGGTCTTGAATTAACAATCCAATAACTATCATCATATTTAATCAAGTCGCCTGGATTAAGCAATCCTAATACGGTAAGCACTTTCTTAGTTTCACTGTCTTGGGTTGTTTGGATAATTACCTGTTGAGACTTATGATTGAGCTCAATATCATATGTTTCGGGTGAATTCGCAAGAATTTCTTTAAATATTTCATATTTGTTCGTATTAAATTCATCGTTTTCCCAGCCACTTAAATAATTCGAGGAGGAAGAAAGGTACCAATCTATTGACATCTAAGCACCTCACTCGAAATTATTGGTTTTAAGCTTGCTAATTTTTTGATCAATATCATCACACAAGCTCTCATATGCTCTATTTACTTGTGCTTTTGTGTTTGCTAAGCCTGTTAATTGAATATCTCGTCCAATTACGTTATTCAACTTGAGAGCTCTATCTCTGTATCTGCCTAAATATCCTCTGTACATAAGCATTCCGAGTAATTGGGTTTGAGCTCTTGAAAGTTTGACATCAAACGTATTAGTTTCTTCATGGAAACCAAGATCTGTAAGATCTGTTTCGTAATCGCTAATAGCATTAATCAAAAACTGTTTTTCAAGACCCTCGGGCAACACTTCGTTCGATTGAAACAAAGAATGAAAAACATTGATAATTTTTTCATAAGGTGTCATTAAATCACTCCTTATGATTCTGTATCAAACTTAAAACCAGTAAATTCTTCGATAAACTTGATCTTTTTATAGTCATTTACTTTTTCTTTCTTTGCAATTTCAAATAACTGAGCTTTTTCGGATTCTAGTTTGATATCTTTAGTTACATTTTCTTCGAATGTTTTCTGAGTTTTGTAAGCTAAAATCTGCTTGATTCTTTCAGGTGTGATCACTTCTTGCTCACTGTCATTTTCAGCAGCCTCAAACCCAAGGTGAACCCTAGTTTCTTTATCATCAATGAAAATTTTCGCATGAGACCCTTGCCCATCAGTGCCTACAAACATTTTCACATTATCAAAAACTTGAGACTGAACTTCACCTACTGTAATTTGACGAATGCCATTAGCAGGTAAACGGAAATCTCCATGGCTTTCTAATTTTTTGAAATATAAGTCCCACGAGCACAAATTTTTAATAGCGATTTTCTTATCTAAATTAATTGACATAATACCCTCCATAATTTTACTTAGGAGGGACAATGCCCTCCATAATGATTTTATTCAGGTGTGATTTCGAAATTTTCATCACGGATTAATCCGATTTGATATTCTTGTCCTTTAGCTACACCTGCACCGATTTCCATGTCAAATCGAGTAATCTCTGTACCAGACACGATATCGTTACCTGTCATAGAAGTTAATCCACCACGTTGGAATACTTGAAGAGGAGATTTTGCACCTTGAGGAATGAAGAATAGAAGACCTTCAGGAAGGTAAGTTTTGAAGTTATCTCCAGTCTTGTTAAGTTCAGTGAGGTTGTATGCATTAGGTAATTCAACAACAGAAGAACCTTTATAAGTACTCAGTAAACCTGTCTTGCGGATTTCATCCATTACTGATTCAGGCAATTTTGTACTAGTCGCATCTCCGGCGACTGCTTGGAATCCAGCAAAATCATTTAACTGAGAAACAACAGAATAATCACCAACGATAGATGGTTGACCGAATCTACGAACCTTCTTAATAGTGTCATCAACTGCAGATTTTTGAATACCGGCATTTTCCGAGAAATATTTAACACCGGTAGCTGACTTAATGGCGTTGTACATTTCATTTACGACATAATACATAGCTTTATTCATCATATCGGTCTGAACTTGTTCCATACCTTCAGCAACTTTATCTAGGTTTCCACTTTGGATTTCACGGTAATTAACAGCATAGCCTGCTGAAATAGTCTGTGTTCCAATAGGGTATTCGTTCCAAGTTGTAGTAGCAAAAGGAACGTCTCCACGAGAAGCTTGGAAACCACTTCTAATTGATTCGTGTGCGTATGTAGTCATCATTGGTTGTTGATCATAACCGATTTGTCTAAAAGTACCCATGAAATCAAATAATTTAACAGCTGAAATAAGTTTAGGTTCAATTGCCAATCTAACAATTGTATTTATTTCAGCTTTTGCCACAGGGTTTCCTAGTACAGCTTGAGCTGCTAAATCTTTGACATGTTTCATAACTGTATCGGCTTTATTACCGAATTTAGAAATATCTTTTCCTGTTGCAATTGCAGAGAAGATCTCAATAATTGGCGATTTTGAATTTAACTTGGGATTAGCAAACACATCTGAATCCCGTTTTACGTTATTAAGTTCAATTTTCATAAGTTTTACCTCCAAAAGTTAGGGATTAGGCTTGTACTTTTAAGTACAGACCTTTACCACCGAATGTAGTTTTTTCAAGAACTTTAAGCTTAACTTTATAATCAGCAACATCTTCTCCAGCTTTAGTCCATTGACCAGTTCCATCACCTGCTGGGACAATAACATCGCCCGCAATGAGAGCATCAAAACCTTGAACTGTATCTTGACTCAATTCAACTGGTAGGTCAGCCAAATCAGTTACACGGAAAGCACGAACGTATTCATCTTTCAATACTTTAAAATCAGCTTTGTTTCTAACCTCAGGTTTATCAATGATATTGCCAACAACATAAATGTCGCCCTTTGCTGCTGTAGCATCGGCAGGGGTAGGCGCCAGGTCAGTAGAGTCATCTGGTAACACAACCAAGCCAGGCACTAAATCTTTTGTTGCTTTACAACGCGGGTTATTTCGCACCTGTTTGAAGGCACCAATAGTTCCAAACTTGAACATATAAATTCCTCATTTCTATAAAAGTGTTATTTTATTTTAATAGAGATCATTAATAGATACTGAGCTTTCTTGTCCAGCATCATTAATTTCTGAAAAAATGTCTTTATCATTAGTGCTATTTGTTTCAGTTGATTGATTCTTTTGACGTTGTGCAATAAATGATTGAGCAATTGAAGAGTTAATTTCCGAGAGAATTTGTGTCTTTAGTTCAAGAGAAGGAGATTTAGAGAAGAGTTCGATTTTTTCTTTCGCGACCAATTTTTCTTTCTCTGTATATTTATTGAGATCTTGATTTAGTTCACTTTTTAGCTTTTCGTTTTCTGCGTTTTGTTTGAAATCTTTCAGTGAATTCAACTCGGCATCAGCTTTTTCTTTTTCTTCTTTTGCTTTTTTGATTTCTTTTTCTTTCTCCTCAACTTTTGCTTTCTCATCTTTAGCTGCTTTTACTGCAGCATTTAACTCCTCATCTTTTTCTTAAGCGCCTCATTAAGTTCAGCCACTTTTGTTTCAAGTGCTTTATTCTCAATGTTTAGCTTATTATTCAATTCAACTAATGCTTCATCTTGTGTTTTTGCCATTGACTGTTCCTCCTTGTGATTATTATTTAGTTCCAGTAAGACAGCAGCATCATCAGCTGGATCAATTCCGAGAATTGCGTCGCCGGTGAAATCAAATCTCATAGGTATACGACCTTTTTCTTTATACCCACCGTCATACTCAATTGAAGAGCTGCCTTCAACTGCAGAAATTTCTACTGAGGTCTCAGGGAATTCGCCATCAAACATTTTCGATTTAAGCCATTGTACAAACTTAGGGTACCTTTGGTTGTAAATAAAACCTTCACCAATTAACACTCTTTTTTGTTGACCATTTACTTCTATAGTGTCGATATATCCATTGGTTGTAACACCAACTACAGTACTGTTTTCAAACAGGGGAGTCCCATCTTTAATTTCTGTCATGCCATGGCCAAATGGTTCACTGTTTTCACAATCAATAAATTCTACACACAGCGGCATATCCTTAATGGAATTTAAGTTTGCATTAACGTATTTTTCGATCCAGGTAATACCGTTTTTATTGTATTGGGCATTGTTTTCATGTATTTCAAGAACAACCCACTTTACAAAGGTTCGTCCACTTACTTTTCGTTGATTATTAATCTCTAAGATTGCACTACTCAAATATTAATTCACCTCCCTTCATGAGCCAGAGGGCGTACCATTACTGTTATTTGTTTTGGACTTAATGGTGTTCTCGTTTTGAGAACTACCGTCTTCAGGACGACCAGCAGACTTATCATTCTTACTCATAGTGTAGGAAGTTGCATGAACAGGGAACTTCTCATCGAATCCTTCTTCTTTTTCATATTCCATTAATGACAAGTAGGCATCAGGATTCCACCCAGTAGCTGCTATCCAAGCAGTTAAACTTCCTCGACCACTCGTGTACAAGTCCTTCATATTTTGGACTTTTTCTTTACGGTTAACGTGGGTAAGGGGGAGATAGTAAACTTCAACATAAGACTTGGGATTTTTAATGATATTTGCATTAATGACTTTGTTAAACTCACTAGAGATCTGTTCTAACCAGGAGAAAATTTGTGAGGACACCATTTCAATGTTTGTAGATTGAGAGGAATAATTTCCGTCTTGACCATTTAACGCTGAACCTGCAAAACCTAAGTTAGTTGATATTCGTTTTATTAATTCATCTTCACCTTTGACTTTAAGGAAATCAACGTTTGTCTCAAGTTTGTCTAGCTTAGTGCCTGAGGCCAAAGAGAAGAATTTTATCCCTTTGACAGCGCCTTTAGAAACTAAGGCATTTTTGATGCTGTTGTGCTGTTGCTCTTGTTGCTTTTGCGTTAAGGAAGAAACACCTTTCTTTTCACCTTCGGGCAATGTTTGATAAATTAATGTACTGTTCAAATCATCAAGGATGTTTCTTTTTGTATCAACAAAATAATCGTCATAAACCATATCAACAAATGCAGCTAGTCCAATCGGTCGTCCCCATTGATCTTCCATATCAGCACTGCCTTTAACGGTGATTGTCTTATTGTTGTCTAATACGAGCCAACGTTTATTGAGATCTTTTTTGTACTCAACATAACCTTGTCTAAATTCCTTTGGCCACCTTTTAAGTTTTAAAGATCTCCCTTTGCTTGTGAATTGATCAAAGTAGGAGACATCAAAAGCCACTAAATAAGAAGAGTTTTTTCTCCCGACAATTTTACAGTAATCGATAGGGAGCGAGAGGATAGAACAATTGAACTCTTGTGCATCGTTGATTTCAGATATGGAATCAACTTCATAATCACTAAGTGTTTTAGGAAAGTTGTCGGCTACAATTGATTCAAAATAGTGGAAAGATGTGCCGTAAAGACTTAGTTTTCTAAGTGAATCTCGGACAATATTTTTGTCATTTATTTTTCTTAACGCGATTTCATATGTTCGTTTGTCCAATTTTAATTGACTATGATCATTTGAGTTCCCATAGACAACTCTATCTAGAGTAGGGAGCGAAACCATGTAGTCAATTACATTTCTGTAAATACCATTTGAATTATAAAGAAATTTTGAGGCATTTCGAATTTGTTTGTTATAAAGGTTGTGATTATTAAGCCAAGTTTTCACTCGATCATATGAAACTGAAGTATTTGAGGTATTGAAGAATAGCGAATCCAGGTTTGATAAATCAGTATTATATTCATAAGACGGCTCTTTTTGGGTATCCATTTTTCACCTCCTGATTAAAAAATTCAATTAAAAAAGAACCCAAATGAATACTCTTCATCGGATTCCTCTTTCTCTAAAAATTGAGCAATGTAATATAAGGCGTAAGCAATCGCACTGTATCTGTCTTTATCGATACGTTTTACAACCTGTTCTACAGTAAAAGAATTTTGGTTTTTCTTGATCCGTAGGTTGGCCACTTCGTCAATAAACAACTGAGTTTGAACACATGCTGCTTCAACCATAACATCGTCTGCAATGTCTTTTTGGTTTTTGATATCTTCGAAAGCTTTGAGTAACTTTAACTTCCCCGATTCAACATAGTCTAAAAACTGGGTGATAATATCCTGGTTTATACCTTGTGATTTTAGATTGTAAACGACTTCAGGTGAATTAGGCACGTCTGGTTTTGATCAGTGTTAATTGTAGCCCAACATCCAAGCTCTTCATTTGTTTCAGGATCAGTAACATCTTCTAATAATCGGTCGATTAATCCACCGCCGACTCCATTACCATCAACAACAACAGCTTTGACTCTAGAGAGTGAGAGGTCTTGGTTTCCGCCATAATTTTTAAATACTCTTTTCACCATGATGGATTGTTCCTTAAAGCTTAATCCATTAGGTGGTTCAATGATATTAACTACTTGAACTTGTCTAATAAGGTTGTTACTATTCCTAATAATTTTTAAAACAATAATAGCCGTTTTGTTGTTTGACTCAGCTGCAGAACGTGCAACGTCTACACCAATAACATACTCATTAAGCAAAAAGTTTTTGTTTTTATCCCGAGGACAAGATAGCTCTGGTTGTGTAATAGTTCTGGCTTTAATTAATTTACTGATGTTGATTAAGGCTCCGTCACTTGCACCAATCCAATCACAAAGGTAATTTTGTCGAAAACGGGTAACGTTTCCTTGTCTGGCTTTATTAATCGTGGACATTTTTTGACGACCAAAGTGGATAGGAATTCTCCAATCAGATCCAAACACAAAGGAGCCTTTCAAGTCACCAGTTTCTTTAACCATAGTAAGAATCTTTTCGTATTCATCAGAGTTTTTGTATCCTGATGTTGAAAAACGGTTTATTTGACCATTTAATTCTGCAGGATCAATTTCACCAGTCATTGTAGTTCGTGGAATATTGAATATTGGTTCAATGGCATCATCATAGAGATCTTTATCGATTAATGCAGATTCTTCAAGAGAGCCACGTCTTCTACGTAATCCCTTTGAAGATTGGGCATTGGCTAGGTTATCGATAATTGCGCCATTTTGAAATTCAACTCTTCCAGTATCTTTGGAAAAACTTTCGCTTTTGATTTCATCTGCAATAGAAGGATAGAACCTTAAAATTTCATCATGTTTTTCTTTCCAAATTTTAACCGCAGATTCTTTGGTTGAAGCGGTTATTGCTAATGTGACATTTGGGAAGCAGATTGCTGTATGGTACGCAACCATGATTTGAGTGAGGGTTTTTGATCCACCGCGAGGAATACAGAAGTAATTTTGAGGGAAGCGACTTAGGGTTCTCATCATAACTCTTTGGTATAAATCAAGTTCAATTCCACCAACTTCGGGTTTTAACATGTCATAAAAAATATCAGGATAAAAACGAATGAAGGAGGTGAATTCTGCCCATTTTGAAATGTTTTTCTGTATTAAGTTAGAGCTATCATTGGGATTTACTGGAGTTTCAAATGAGGATTCATAAATATCTGTTCGATTTTTTGTATGTTTATTGTTCTTAGAGGTGAAGTTTTTGTAGCTTGCCATTATTCTTCATCCCCAGTGTCGTAAAGTGGCTCTTTATACACATCTTCTAAGTCACGGAAAACGTTATTTCGTGCTTTTTTCAAGTTTTCAATTTCTTCTGTAGTTAGCCCCTTTGATTTGAAATCTTCTTCGAGCATCTCATCGTAAAAATGATATATGTCTTTATAAGCTACCTTTTCTTTATCCTCTAGTCTTCTGTAATAATTGATTATGGCCCAAATGATTAAATCAGCATCATCGTAAGGTTGAGCGGTTAGGCGGGGAAGGAGAGGGATGATGCCTAATTCAGTTTCAACTGCTTCGAAGAGTTGTGAAAGCACATCCACACCGCCACTAATATCGCTTTTGCTTAACTGAGAAACGTTGATCTTTGCGTCAGTAGCTGCTTTTGAAGCCATTTGACCCCACTCTTTAGCTTCCTTTACTTCACCCTTAGCTGTAGCTAGTTCTTCTTTGACACGAAAGCGAATATAGGAGAGTAATCCCTCAGTATGGAGAGCGGTTTTTTCTCCATAATTTCGAATGAGTTTGTTGTACTTCCTTTCAAACTGGTGGTATTCATCGGGTGTATATCCAATTCCCCATTTATCAATTATTTCATCTGAGACTTGTTCTACTGAATCACGCTGAGTTTCGGCAGCAATAGCTTTTTCTTGTTGTTGTTCTAGAATACTGTCCTTCCAACCAGTTCCATTAAACTGCTTTAGGGAATTTGCCATTGTCATATATGCACTAAATGTGTCAGTTTTTCTTTGAACTGCTTGCTCCCAGTATAAAGGATCAAATTTGACATCGATTTGCTGTAAGACGGTGTATACAGAGTCCATGTTGCTGTAATCAATATTTTTCTTGAGACAAGATTTACAAATTGGTACTTTTCCTATTTTTTCGTAAAGCTTGCTGCGGGAATTATAAAAGCCAGAATCTTTGTCTTTTTCCTTTTGACATGCAGCACATAACAGTTTTTCTTTTTCTTTAGGTTTCCGACCCACCATTCCACCTCCATAAAGTTGATGTAAACACATTTTATGAAACGCCCAGCAATAGAGCGGAAGGGGAGTACCACAATCATCACTGGACGTTCTAAAAAAGTATTTTATTTATAAGTTAAGGCACCATTTTCGGACAAAACAACCTTGGTTCCTTTTAAGGTATCAGCAAGAGCATCAAGCAAACCTTTTCCAATACCGTTTGCATCAATTATTAATTTACTCGGTCGTTTGTCTATAATTACGGCTTTTATTTGACTAGCCTGATGTTTAAACGTTCCATATTCCACTTTCTTTGAGATGTCCTCAATACGGGAATTGTATAAATCAATAATTAAAAAGGTTGTTTCTTCTCTTCCAGGATTAATTACAGCAATTCTTTCAGGATTATAGCCCGAGCTCAATGTGTAGCTATTTCCGTTTAAGGGTTTAGTATGTTCACTTTTAGTGTTTTTCTCAAATCCCATGCTTTTATGCAGACTTGTTAGGGCGTCTTTTAATTCCCTGTTACACAGATAACCACTATCATTAATTTCTTTTAGTAGCTTTACATATTCCCAAAGAACTTTAGTTTCTTCTTTCAATCTTCCTCATCCTCATCTTTATAAAATTAAAGTTTTATCAATAGTGAATTTTAAAAAATTCTTTATCTACTGGGTTCACTTTAAAAATCAAGTCTAAACCCGATACTTCTCCGTTAACCCCTTTTAATTCAGCTCTAGAAATAATTTCTACATTGTTAAATTCTAAGGTAACTCTATGGGCCTCTGATGACTCAGGGCGAGAACCGACAGTTTCAGCCAACAGTTTGAATTCATGCTTAGGTGTCTCAGTTAAAACAGAAATATATTGTTTCTTTCCCAACTTTGATTCAAAGGAGGTAGGAGCTTTATAATCACCTAAAAATTTAAGCACCTCAAAATTTAGCAGAGCATTCTTTGCAAAAATCAAATACGTTTCATGTTCATCACTATAAAAAATTTCAACATCTTGAAGTGTTGTTAAATCAACTAAAGATTCCTCAGTTTTTCTATCATACAAGTGAAGGTTATACACTTCATGCATTGCTAAATCCAAGCAGGTTCCTCCTTTAGTTTTTATTTTTAAAACGAATAATGTATGTAGCTTCAACACCGTCATCATTAAATACCATAAACTTTTGAGACGGTTTCGTACCAAAGCGACCCTGCATAGCATAATCATCAGCGCCAACAAGCGCTCCGTTTACAACAACTGTTGTGCTGCCATATTCTTTTTCATAGTTGTGATGAATATGACCACCAGATATGTAAGAAGGTATATAGCCAAGTAATTGAGGTAGGCGGGTTACGCATTGATCAACACGATCATAGTGACCGTGGACAAACACGACTTTATGATTGTTGATTTTAGCGGGGATAAAGCCATCTTGTTCCGATTCAATTGAAATGTTTTTAATATCTCTTAATCTAGCTTCGAGATACCAATTAATGAGGTATTCAAAGTTTTCTTTAATCCCGACATCATTTTTAGAAGGGGAGAGGCGACCGTGATTGCCTGCTACGTTGTAGAACTTAACTTCTTGAAACTCACTTGCCAACATCGTTAAAACCTCAGCAAGCGTTTCTGATACATATTTAATTTGTTCTACAGCATCTTCATTAGCCTGAACTCTCGTTGAAACATGTATAAGACCTCCAATTAAATCGCCAAGATTTGCAACGTGTAATGTGGAGACATGATTCTTCTTTCCATACTCAATTACTTTGTTTGTGAGATGCTCAACTCGTTCATCGAATATTTTTTATTGAACTTATTTATGCGGTTATCGATTTCCATTCCGAAGTGCCAGTCACTGAATAAAGCAAGCCCATGCTTTTCAGCAGCTGCAGGGAGGGGGTAAGTGAAACGAAGAGGTCTTTTGGATTCTAAATTAACAATAGCTTGGACTACGTCATCCTTGATTTTCTCAAAGCGAGCTTGATTCGCTATACTTTTTCTGTATTCTCTTTTTGATCACGAGTTCTAATCTTTTCCTTTTCAGATTGAAGTCGCACTTCTTCGTATTTCCTTAGAATTTCTTCATCCAAATTCTTGGACATTATGTAATCATTCCAACGTTCATATTGCTTAAAGTCTTTGCGCCATTTACTCTCATCATAATTTGTACCTTGATCTTTGTTTAAAAGAGCAGCAATGGTTTTAGTATCAATGTGATAAGTGTCTTTGTTTTTGAAAAGTCTAATATGATAATCAGTAAATGATTCGTCTTTTTCTCGTTGTAAAACAGGATCTAAAATAGCTGTCATTCAGTCACCGCCTACTCATTGATTTGTGGAAGTTCGTCTTCTTCGGTAATAGAAATTTTCACTTTCCGACCGTCAAATGATTTTAAAATTGAATTCAGATCATAACGCTCGATGTCTGTTTTGTTTCTTCTTCAATAATTCCATCAATATAAGTATAGTTTCCTTTTAAATTTACTGTATGAACTTTCTTAGCCAAATTAAATTCCTCCAATATGTGTTTTATTTACGTACAATAAGCTCCTTCGGAAGCCCGATGATCCGAAGCATCGGTAACGTCCGAAAAGGGATATAAAGGAGATGAAAAGATAAGTCGGATAGGCGTTGGGGAAACGCCCGAAGGAGATTATTGTTAACTTGCGTACCGGAAGGATCGTAAGCACATTCCGGCTGATCGGTAAAGTAAAACGCAAGCACAAAAAGGCCTTCTAGCAATTTAGATGACCTTGTTCTGACTGCATCCTAACCCCGTTTCACCTACGTCAGTAGCTCACGTAGGAACGAAAGCCTTCAGATCGACAGGGAATACGCTGATTACGGGTTCAGCGACTGAAACCTTTGTAGTCGACAAACTATAAGTAAGCCGAAAATAACAAAAGACGCCAAATAACGTCTTCAGAAACTCTTTGTACATCATGGTACATGAGCATAAAAGGCTGGTTATCGCTGTGCGAAATCCAACTGGCTCCTTCTACACATGGCAGATGAGCTATGACAACAAATAATACACACTTCCTGGAATGTGTTTAAAGTTCCTATTACCTACATCTTATATATCAAGTTTTTATGTTGCTCGCCAACTGCTCAGCAGAGTCTGAAAGCCGAGGAAAAATAATTTGAGAAGTAAAGACCCATTATAAGCCTTCTCAATGGCATTTTCAGTCTCTCTTGTCAGGTTACACGCCTTATTGAGAAACAAAGCGTCTCAAACGCTCGCCATTTATTTTGCACAGTTTTCTCTGACCCGTGTAAGGAGGTATGTGCATGGGAAAGGTAAGTCTCCATTCAGAACATTGAAGGAGAAGTAGCGAATAAATAGTGAATATGTTCCTAAGTGAAAATGAAAAGACAAGACCGAAAATAATCCTTTTCTGTGAAATGAGAGCGGTGATCAAGCGCCCAAACCCTATTTCACTTATTTTACGAGTATAGAAGACTCGCTAACCCGGAAAATTTTTATGTGGCCGCATAATAAGCATCAAAGCTTACAAGGGCATTATTTAAAGGGAAGGGAGACGCATCTACCTTACCTAAGTGCAAGCCGAAGCATTACACCGCAATTAATATTCAGGCTACATGTCACCCATAGTAAGACTGTGATGGGATTCACCCTACAAAACAGCAATTTTTCAGCTTGAGTAGCATAGGTCTTACCAACATGTTTAGCCCGATAATAGTCATTTACCTGTCTCCTTTAGATACAGACATCCGAGTTAACCTCGCATCCTCATAAATGACCATTATCCGACTAACTACAATGACCAACCGCAGTTTGAGTCAGAATGATACAGAAAATAGGGGAGTAGATATTGTTTAATCAAGAAAAGCTAGTCCACACTGGAGAGGAATCTCCACTAATATTCATTTAGATTAGTCTTTACCTTCATAAATGAACATTAGTCGAGAACTGATATCCCAAATATCAGTAATCAACTAATTATTGACGGCATCCCCATGCCATCAATAAAGAACTCTAATTAATAAACCTGGAGATGAAATGCGGGAGAGGATTTGCACCTCTCATGGATGACAATTCGCCAACTATTAGTCTTCTCTTGAAGGTCGACCTCGAGATTCCCGAAGGTCAGTCATACCACCTCGATCTACGCGTTTACCTTTTCGCCACCGCATTCTAGGGAAAAGGGAGGAAGATATTACATTAAGCTTTCACTGCGTCTTTAGAGCTTTTGCAGCTTTGAAGGCAGGTGCCTTTGTAGCAGGAATATCAATTTCCTCACCCGATTGTGGATTTCTTCCTTTACGGGCTGCACGTTCACGAACTTCAAATGTTCCAACTCCAGGAACCTTAATTGATTCACCTTTTGTTAGTGTTTCAACGATGACATTAAATACTGCTTCAACTTTTGGCGTAGCTTCTTTCTTAGTAACTCCTAATTTTCTGCAACTGCTCCAACAAATTCTGTTTTGTTCATGTTTTAATTCCTCCTAGTGATTTTATTTATTTTGTGTTAAAGTATAATTACGGTAACGTTTGTGATTTTTGAAAAAACGGGAGACTTACTCACCCTTTTATGTGGAAATTAGCTTTCTTTCTCCCTTATGGCGATTATCTCAAAAGAGGCTTCCAGAACAGTCGTATCAAGGGTTTAAGGCACTTTTTTGTTGAACTTTTTCGGTAAAATTGCTGTACCCCTTGGGGAGTAAGGCTGAAGGGACTTTCTATTTTTCTTCTTTCCTCCATTTATCCCTTTTCCACTTGTTTTTTGCTTTTGTGCTATTTTCTTGGCGCAGGTTGGACAATATTTCGCCTTGTTCGATGCTGATTTGAACATCTTACCGCAACTACAGCATCCTCTATAAGTCTTTAAGTTATGTCTTAGATTCTCTAATAGAGTCTCGCCAAAGCACTCCCATAATGTTGATTTAAATCTGCTTTTCTTTTTATATAAATGCTTAACCAAAACATCAGAAACATATTGCTCGTCGTTGTGAACCTTCATCAATCTGTCTTTTATAACCTTATAAACATAAAGTTTTTGTCCAGGCTTAATGTCTTCATCATTCATCAGCCATTTCTTGTTCTGGTCTAAACGTTTGTATTCACTAATAATTGCATCGTCCACTTTAATCTCCTTGTTCTTAAGCAGGAAACGATAATCGAACTTTCCTGCAACAGCTGCGAAATTAATTCGATCAGAAGGATAATGGAGTCTAACTTATTTACTGTACTTTCATTAATCGATTCTACGCTATGTTCTTCTTTATCCTTTGCATTGATGAAAAGTGGGCACTTTATTTTTATGTAGTCTTTGATTTTCTCATCAACATGATCAGGGCGGGTGGGCATGAATAAGGTTTTTGCAAAATCGATAGTAAAGTTATTCTCCATGCATAACCATTTGATCACGTCCAGGTTTATATTGTCACTGTTCCATATCTTAGTGATATTGTTACTGTACTCCCCGATATTGATTCCATAAGCAAGAGTTAGTGCTTCATAGATGTTTCTGCTATTAATCTCTTGTTTCTGGGCTACAGACATTTCATAATACAAAGGAACGATGTTCTCCATATTACGTTTGGCAATATTGACGATTAACTCATCAGAAATAATTAAGGCCTTATCCCCGTCATTGTCAAACTGCAGCAGCTTGGATATCGGATCATGAATGCTGGTATAAACACCTGGGGTAATGAACCACTTTTCATATTCCTCGTCTTTCTTGTTCCATCTAACTCCATGTTCTCTGTATAGGTGAGGGAGCGGAGGATATCAATATGCCCTTCATCATATAAAGAACAATAAACATTGCTGCCGGTGAGAAGTCCTTTTGGATTCTCAATTCCAAGAAACAGTCTTTCACAAAAAGCATATAGATCAGGACATAAATATGTATACCTAGCATCACTGACAAGTAATTTTCCTGATTTGGCGTCCTTAATCATACTCTTCTTCTTATTCTTAATGATTTCTTTGGTGTGATCATCATTTAGCAGCTCAGGATATATTAGTAGAGCTTTTTGAAGGCTTGTCTTATGTTTATTTTTCTCGGTAGCCCCCAAAACTTTCATCATTGTTTCTTTATCAGTGCCTAATTGAGTAATCTCACTAACAGTCTTTGAGCTGATTTGTTTTAATTCCTCATCTGTGATATCAGTGAGTGTTTGTAGCATCTGGTAAGTCAGTTTTCCCTCAACAGATGGATCTTCTTCATTTAATTTAGCTCCTAAACATCCATACTTTTTAAATTTAGAGCGATAATCATCCCAAGAACCATAGTACTTCCACATCTTAAACTGGCTTTTCGTAAAAATTATTTGGATATCATCTTTAATAATGTCCCATTCCTTACCGTAGACGTCCTTAACTATAAATGAACTGTGTTTTTCAGCAAACTTTCTAAAATCAAATGGAACTAGTAGACCCTTAACCCAAGGCAATCTGACCATAAAGCTTTTCTGGCTCAAACTAGGAAGCATCATTCCGCAACCATCTGTATGTTCTATAGGAATATCCATAACTTTACGAGTGATTTCATATGTATCACGGTCAATATAATCAACCTGGCTGGTAACGTTTGTTTCTAAGTCATTTACGACAATTGTTTTATCAATATCAATTTTCCATGGACTGCTGGCGCTATTAGATAAGGCCATGTAGCTATTCCATTTGTTTATGCTGCTTCCACCTTGAGCATTGATTTGCTCCACACTAAGGCCACAAGTTAAAGCATTTTGATACTTATCTAAGGTGCTTTGCTTGATAAAACAAGATTTTTGGTTCGTATTTGACCGGCACTGCTAGTGAAATAAACGTATTTCTCATTGTTATGTATGAATCCTTTATCAATAATGTCCCTTAAAATTTGAAAGTGATAAGTTTGGACAACCATGATCTCTTCAGAGAGAGAGTTTTCTTTGATTCCCAACGTTCGAGTTAAGACTGAATCAAATAATGAAATCACATTATTATCTTTCAGGGAATCTGTTCTAAGTGTTCTTATTTGATTATGATTGTTAAAGGCGTTATAAAGATTTTCTTTTAAGGAAATAATCCTTTGCGTTATGTACTTCTTATGTTTTTTATCAACATGTTCAAGTTTTTGAGATGATCTCTGTACCTATATGATTTTAAAATCTTGTTATGTAATTTGTTTTCTTGATCATTATAAAAAGCAGAAGTATCAATACTGTAAATATGTACTTGCTTATTTAGGCCATCTTTTTTTCCTTTCAATAAATTCTCCCCTTATTACTTTTATGCATATTTTTGATTTAATAGTCGCTTTTTAGATACTTATGTACAAGATTTTTGTATGTATAGCTCTGTTTATCGATTGTTCCAAAAAGTTTATAGTCCTCATAAAGAGTATTTTCTTCTTGTGAAGCAGTTCCTTCAATAATAGTAGTCTCTAAAAATCCAATTAAATTACTAAACATGTACGTTACTTTCTTTGAATCCTTTTGCATTATCTCACCTCCTCACCCATGAGATAATTATATACATATTATTTGTATTTGTCTATTGTTTTTCGCTAGTATGTTAACAGCTCCAGGTTATTGAGATGAATTCTAAGCCATATAGAGTGATTATCGTAATCTAAAAACATGCCTATCGTAAAAATATTTAAAGAGCTTAAAAATCCAGTAAACATAAGGGTATTTGCTGTATCGAATGGTAATTAGGGGATAAACGATCGTAAAACATAAGTGAGAGTAGGGGAAGTGGCTGCTTTATCTAAATATTGATGAAAACGAGGTAATTTGAAAAGGGAAAAATGTTGATATAAAAGGCTTTTACGATAGCGATTACGATATGAAAAAGGGTAATTTTGATGTGGAATTAGGAAAATGAAAATTTGGATAGGGTGTGGAAATGGAAGTGCTATGGGTACATCTGTTCCCTTAATTTTACCATTAGATGTAAATATACCCCCATATATTGGTATTGTAATGCGTGTATAAGGAACATTATACGTGCATTTGATGACTTGAGCAGGTTTGTGCCAGTGCTATCATAATTCCAGGCCAAACACAAGAATTAATTTTAAAAAAATAAATTGATTAGCAATTTGAAAATGAATAACCATTCATTAACAAATAATCGTATTTATAACGAATCCGAGGGAATCGAAGACATATTTATTTTATCCTCATCACTATACTTATCCTTTTATCCAATCATATGTCCTACACTAACCACTCATCACTCTACACTAACCTAATCCGATTCCCACATCATATATACACCACACTCATCATCATCCAATTTAATCACACTCACACGCTCTCAAATTGAATATAACACCTCTCTAAGCATCCTTAATCAATTCCCAATCCATTTACATTCTTGTTCATTCAAACAGCACACAAGGCATCTTAATACCATCCATCAACACATAAATAACTTACCGCAAATATAAAAAATATGTATATAAAAATCATGAATTATGTTATAATAGAGTCATAGGAAAGGAGGTGTACATAGTGCTTGAGAGAGTGGGTATCATAGTTGCTTTCCTCATATCTTTAACGGTTCTCACAATCAACAGTCTAACAATAGTTGAGAAGATAAGAAACCTAAAGAATGGGACAAGCAAAAAGAAAAAGCGTATACGCAAGCGGCTCCGACCAAAGAGACAACGCCAACGTATACGCCGATGAGAGCTAAGCTAAAGGGGAATGAACTTCTCCTTTAGTTCCTACCCATATTATAACATGATCAAGCACATTGTAAACATGAAACGATTCTCACTATGGTGTACCCATATCACATTCATTGGCTTATTCTTAATGTTTCTACTCATTAAAGATTACTTCAGCAGCGAAGCACAAACACTAATCAATATAATATTCATAGTCACATGTATCATTGCCATATTGTTGTGGATCATCTATTTTGTATTCCTTAAACTAAGAAACAAGTCACACTAATCTTATAGGCCTCATGGTATAATTAAATCATTGAGGTGAGATGATTGGAGAAAAAATTCCTGGATGCTATTCGGCAGCTGGCAAAGGAATTGGAAATGCTCAAGAAAGATATTGACTCCATCAAAGAAGCAACTGTCAGAATTGATAAAGACCTTTTAGAGTACAGAGAAGAGATAAGCAAAGTAAAACAAGGTGATTCAGTATTAATCATGCAGCAACATAAGGATAATTAAATATGCGTTATAAATAAGGGAGCGGTAAGGCAATTATCGTTCCTTATTTTCAATACAAAATTAAAATATAAGGAGAATATATGGAAAGAGTTAAAGTGATCGATTCTATTATGGGTAGCGGTAAAACATCTGCAGCAATTGACATGATAAATAATTCAGGGACAGACGAAAATTTTATTTTCATTACACCGTACTTGGATGAAGTGGATCGCATTAAGAAGAGCATAAGCAGTAAACAAATTTATGAACCTAAAGTAAAGAAGAAAGGTGACAAAACACAATATAAGTTTGAGTCATTTCATGAACTTTTATCTCAGAACAAAAATATTGTTGCTACACATAATCTATTCAAAAATGCTAATGACGAAACAAAGGAGCTGATCCTTTCAGGCAACTATACATTGATATTAGATGAAGTTATGGAAGTAGTTGAACAGTTACGCGTTAAGAAGCATGATCTTACTACACTATTTGAATCAAAGTTAATATATGTTGAAGACGGATTTGTCAAATGGAACGAAGAAAAAAAGGACTATGAAACTCGCTATGATGATATCCGTGATATGGCTTTAAACAATAATCTGATGTACTTTAAAGATAATATATTGATTTGGAATTTTCCTGCAGATATATTCAAGTTGTTTAAAGAAGTTTACATACTTACTTACATGTTTGATGCTCAAATACAAAGATATTATTATGATATAAATAATATCAAGTATCAAAAATACGTTTCTGAATTTATAGATGGGCAGTACAGGTTTACAAAGCATAATACTGAATATGAGAGTATTCTAAAGGCTCAATTAAGAAATAAAATAAAAATATATGAAGGTAACTTGAATACAGTTGGCCAATTGGATTATTCATTATCATCTAATTGGTATAAAAATAAATCACCATATACGATCAAGAAGGTAAAGAACAATGTATTCAATTACTTTAACAACATTGTTAAGTCATCAAGTGATGAAGCTATGTGGACGACTTATTCAGAACACAAAAACAAAGTAAAGGGGAATGGGTATACAAAAGGGTTTGTGTCATGTAATGCAAGAGCTACCAATGATTTTAAGCACAAAAAACACTTGGTGTATACAATAAACAGATACGTTAACACTGTTCTATATAATTATTTTAAAGAGAAATATCAAATAACAATTGATCAAGATGCATTTGCATTATCCGAATTAGTACAATGGATTTGGAGATCTGCAATAAGAGATGGTGAAGAAATAACATTATACATACCTTCATTAAGGATGAGGGGTTACTCGTTGATTGGTTAAATGGGTAGTTAAAGAGAATAAACCTCTTAAACTCTAAAAAAAGCTCAGTAATACCAAGGTTTTTCCCGTCTAAGTCTTTAAGAGAGACAAAAATAAATTAAATGATAAAATAAGAGAATGGGGGTGCTGCTAATTGTTCAAAACGGTTCGTTCCTCACCTGAACAATTTTTGCTCACACCACCCCCAAACCCCCTCATGAGCCAATATTTTAGAGTGTATGATAAAAATAAAAAATATGTATAATAAATTGTTGATAATTATGGATAATCAGGTTATAATAAAATTAACAAATACAAAAAATATAAACATTATAAAATGCATATTTTAAACAGAAAGGAATTTAAAAATGAGGAAACGTTTAATTGGTCAATACTTACGTGCTGTGCAAAATCGAAAACATAAAAAAGGTAATATGAATGAATTTGAAATAGCAGGCCAGTATTTATGTCGCATTAAGGAATTTCAATGGGATTCTTCTATGGATGAAAATAAGGATTTTTGGATGAAAGTTAAGAAATTAGTTGATGAAAATAGATGAAGATAGTTTGTAAGTTATATGCTCCCAATTAAGTGTTTGTGAGGTGTTTTCTTTGTTTCATTCATGGAAGAGTGTTTTGATTAGTATCGTTGTTATATTTGTGCTTGGTCTGGTGCTTTCAGCTATTGCTACATTTGTTCCAGGTGGTGGTCTTATTGCACCATGGTTATATTTCATTAGTGGTGTAGTTTATATGATGTTTTTAATAAGAAGAAAATTTAAATCTCAATAAAACATGGATTTTAAAGTGATTTTAAGGAGGCATCTAGACAATGTTGAAGAAGCTTTTAACATGAAAGGTGTTATAAACATGCAAATTTTAAGGATCTTTATTGTTCATGTCTTGTCTGCATTATCAGCTGCTGTTGTTTATGTTTTGGGCATTGATTATGATGGTTATATTCCGTACTTCTTAATAAGTGTTATTCTCTTTATCTTCTATTTAATCTTTGCTGCACCTGTTCAATATTTCTTGAATCGCAATCCAAAAAGGTTTAGCCTGAATTATTTGCTTACATACATATTCTTTTCCTTTTTAGTGTGGTTAATCTTTGCTATAACTACTGACCCAAAAACCACAATAGACTTTCTAATGGGATATGAAATTTACTTATTTAGCATTTCCTTTGCTGTAATCTTTTGGATCTGGGATTCAGTTTTTCTGCAAAACAAGGCAAAGAAAGCAGTTAAGTAAGAACGTCATAAAATTTCTTCCTTATTAAGAAAAAGACTATCCTTTAATTACCAATTTATATTACAATTGGAATAAAAGGGGAGAGGGAATGAAAAAATTAATCGCTCTGACTATGATTTGCCTTGGCTTTATGTCGAGTTTTAGTATTCCAAATGCCGAGGCAAAGCTTACATTAGAGTACAAAAATGTTAACTTTCACATGAGTGAGGATTCAGAAAGTTTTTCTATGGCAGATTATTTTGATCGTGATTATGACCGTACTTGGCTATTTTACAAATTCACAATTCGCAATGCTGAAGGTTGTACTCTAAATATGAAAATCAGCAGAATTACTCTTGCTGGCTGGGTATTCCCACGTAGTGAGAAAGAATTTACCGGAAATTATTTAGACTATACAGACCGAGTAGAAGGAGATGCTAATCGTAATCACGTGTTAGAGATTACAAAGAATCCAGGTTGTGGAGATGTTTGGATAAACGGTATTTATGGATTTGAACATGAAGAGCCTGATGAGTATTAAATTCAGCGAGGCCAAGGAGAAAAAAGCCTTGGCCATTATTATTTATTTAATGATCATTTTAAGTGATCAGAAATAACCAAAGGTGAGAACATGATTAAATAAATTTAAAGCCCATAATAGACGAAAGAAAGATCAGTATACGGAAGCTATCCAGAGATATTGATCATGAGTATCCGACCGTCAGAAAGCTTTATAATGACGAAATGGAGCGGTATCCAAGAGAGCTACTGGATAAAGTCTGTACATACCTAAACATCGAGCTGCAGGAATTGCTGATATTCGAAAAAAGCCATAACCATATCGATGGATAAAGATGAAAATGGTATACTAAAGTTGCAGAGATAGGAAACATTTACATATTACTTAAGAGGATGGTTTAAAATATGCCAAAAAATTATAGTGAAAGAGGCTTTGCCATATATGAAGAGTTCAGTGACACTCAACAAACAATTGTTAAAGTTCAAAAAAGCTCTTTAGCTGAAGAGAATTGCGTTTTCATTCTTGGGAATAACGATATAAGTAGTCATCCAGATAAGTATTTTCCTCCTCATTTAAATGTAGAGCAAGCTAAGCGTGTTATTAAAGCGTTGCAAGAGTTTGTTAGGGATAATGAATAAACTAAGTTTCAATAAAATCGTACTTTTAACTAGATAGGGGTGCAACATGCAACTAATCAATGACACAATTATTCTAACTAAAGAAATGAAAGATATTTTAGGTGATGTGGTGGAATATGCATACATTAAAAAGCCTTCCTGGTCAAGTAAACAAGATTTTGAAGGAGTTTACTCAGAGGTGTTGGGACAAAAGGCAAGAATAGAGCCAGTTGATTCCTACCCGATTTTCGTTAAATTAACAAACGACAAAACATTTACACTGTGGTCATCTGAGTGGGGCGGAATAAGATCTGAAACGGAAAAAGAATACTTAAATGATTAAAGTAATTAAGTTAAAATCATTCTTTTATTTTAATTGGAGGGGTACATATGGGCATACTCAACTTTTTCAAGAACAAAGTTAAAAATGAACAGCATGAGAATAGAAATAATAGTATTAACACTGTTGAGGTTAATAACGAAACAGAGGTGGCGCCAAAAAAAGAAAATTTCCCAATCTTGATTCAAGAAACAGTCTCAAGGAAGTATGAAGAAAAGTCTGCATTTTCGAATATATAGACTTTGAAGTTGCAGGAACATCCCACTATCAAAAAGATATTAAGAAAGCTATCAAGACCGAGGATGAAGATAGCTTTTCTTTGATGAAAAATATGATGGAATGACAAATAAAGAGATTCTAGAATCAACTTTTGATGAGCCGATATTTATTTATCATAATGCCCTTTTCTCAAATTGTGAATTGCGGTTAGAAGAGAACAACAAGTACGATCCGGAAGCTATAGCTGTCTATGTAAATGATTGCAAAGTAGGGCATGTTCCTAAAAAAAATTTTCAAGAAGGCAAGAAATACATTTACGATCAGTTAAAGAGTGGTATAAGGCACCCCATATCAGCAAGTTTGTATGGAGGAAAATATAAAGTTAACCGTGATGATACAAAGATTGAAACAGGTGAAACAGATTATAAAATTGAGTGTCAAATAGTGATTAAAACAGACAAATAGATAAGATTTTTAAGGGGGTGGTAAATATATGGCAGCCAAAATGATAACTGTCTGGTACAAATACGATGATAAAGGTAACGAAGTAAAACTGAATCATATTGAAGATGGATGGGTGAACGGAGAATATCCAAAGCCAATAGATCCGTCATTCACCAATCAAGAAGCATGGAAGAAAAGTTCCTGGGAAAGGAAACATGCTTACTTAGATGAACGATATCAAGTATTGAGCGTTCCACCAGCTTATTGGGGTGAAAATTGACAAAAAGTAAAAGAGATGTAAAAGGGATAACTAGTAAGTGAGGGGTGTTTTAAGTTGAGATCATGGAATTCAGAAGAAAAAGTTAAAGCTACATTTAACAGTGATGAAGAAACAAAAAGGCTTTATCGCTATATGTTAGACTGCGAATGGGATGGAGCGTTGAATAAAGTTGCCTTTATTATGCTCAATCCGAGCATTGCAGACACTTCTGTATGTGATAAAACTCTAAACCGTTGTGTGAACTTTTCGAAATCATGGGGATATGGAGGAATGGTTATTGTGAACCTATTCGCTTATATCTCTCCGCATCCTCAAGATTTAAAAAAGGTAGACGACCCTATTGGAGAAAACAATAATGAGTACTTACTAGATGCAGCTAATATGGCTGATAAGATCATTTTAGCTTGGGGTAATACCTTTCACGGTAAAGTGTTTAAAAGTAGAGAAAAAGAGGTGTCAGAGTTGCTGAAAGGACATTCTTGTTACTGTATCAAGAAAACAAAGGATAATAAGTTTCCAAGACATCCATTGTACTTAAGCAGTGAACTAAAACCTATTCCGTATTGATGATAATAATGGTTGAAAGAAGGTAGGTGAGCAAATGATTAAAGTTTACACAATAGGCATAGATATCAGCGAAATAGAAAAAGAGCAATTAGTTTAAATGCTCTTTTTCATTCCACATCGCCGACACTCACGCAAGAATATTCCACTCTTCACAGAGCTTTTGAACAGTGTGTAATCGCAATTGTCACAGCGGCCGTACTTTACATCAGGATACTCTTTGTAATCATAAACGATTGAAGTATCATACCCGTTTGTTTCGTATTTCTCTTCCACAAGATCACCTACATAATTTATTCACATACTCAAGAATACCAAATTTCGTTCGATATAGGGAGGGAACAAATGATTGGATTAGCTTATTTTTTAATTATCTGGCTTGGAGTTGGATTATTGACCGGCATTAAGTTTATTTTATTGATCAGGTCTATGATGAGGAGTTTAAAGAACTCATGGATAAAGAAACAGCAGCGGGCATGGAAAGGAATTTGGCCAGCCTGTTTTTCAAAAATAAGCTTAATGTGATTGCTTTTTTATGTTAATTGGTTTACTGCCATTGGCAATGAGGATTACAAAATTATTTAAAAGAGGTTGATTTATGCCTTTGATTGATTATTTTTATGTACTGCAGTTTGAAAACAAGGAATACTTTAAAGCATTTAAATTAGATGAGAGTGGTTATTTGACATCTAGCGACCTCCATGAAGCTTCTAAAATGCATAATATGTTAGAAGTCATCGAGGTAGCAAGTGAGCTTAAAACGAAGTGTAATGTGCAATGTGAGGTAAGGGAAATTCAAGTCGTAAAGCGTTAGGAGTGTTCAGGTGTATTGGATAGAGTGGATTGAGAATGGAGAAAAGAAAAACATTGTTGCAGAAGGTTGGATTGAATGGGCTGCTATACTTGAAGACTTGTATCAAAAGCGGTTAGAGTAAAATAAGTTTTCGATTAGAGAGGGAAATTTATATGGAAAAATAGACAAGAAAAACAAAATGTATTAGATGATAAATTGAAAAATTCTTTGATTTCGGAGTACAAAAATGGGATCAGTGTTTCGGTAGGTCTTCATTTTGTAGAAAATGGGGACATTTTGTTGATTTTGGCGAATTTGAAAGCAAAGGAATTAAGCATAATAAAATGTTGGCTACTATTAGTAACAGAGAAGACTCTGTGAACTATCATCCTAATCTTTACTCAAAGATAAAGAGGTTATTAAAAGCATATGGTAAACCTGTGCCTAATGAAAAAGGGAAGCTTGAAAATTAGTTCGCAATTTAAGGAAATTAGTTCTCAAATTTTTTCAAAAGTGTCCGATATACAATATATAGAAAAGGAGTGTAGGCTAAGTGAAATCAGAAAATATTAAGACGGCGCTATCTATTGGAGTGGTTTTGGCTGGCGCTGCCATAAAGGTTATTGATATCCTAAAGAAAAACTAAATTGGAGGTATCTAAATGGGTAGACCAGAACTATCAAAAGTTTGCCAAAGATGTAAACAAGACAAACCTTTATCTGAGTATTATAATAACAAGACTAAACCGGATTATAGGAATGGAATTTGTAAGAAGTGCCAAAAGGAAGTCAATGCATAAAATTTAGGCCAGTTTTAGAGCTGGCCTTCTAAATAAAATAGGAATTTTAAAGAGAATACAAATGCAAAAAATATGTATAAAATAATTGACTCGTAATGTGATCTATAGTATTATTAAGTTAACCAATAAAGACAACAAAAAGAAATGAGGGGAAATAATGGAGTTAATAAGGATAGCTATGAAGAAAGACTTGGAAAATGACAACTCTTTAATGAATAAATGGGCAACAGTAGCTGGCCTTAAAAACCCCAATCCTCTTTATGACTTCTTAAACCATGATGGGAAAACATTTAATGAATTTCTTCAATAGTCAACATTGTTAAGAGTCAGTATCCAGACCGTGAATATGAATTTATGAAAGATTACTGTTTAAACCTAGATGTAAAGACAAAGGCAGCAAGAAGTGCATTGGAGTATGCTGATGCAAATATGTTTTTTGAAATAGAGGATGCTTTAATAGATTCAATGATTTCTTGCAGCAATATGAAAAGTAAAGAATATGGAAAAGTGTATAAAATACATAGAGAACTGTCTAACAGTGTTATTACTGAATTTGAGGCAGTGAAAAGACTCGGTAAATTAAATATAAAAACACCTGAAATGAATTCTTTCTCAAGACTTTTGCTGCTTTATCATTATTTAAGCACTGGTAACTTTTCTCCGATGGCCCAACTTATAAAACAAATTGACCTAAGTGAGATTTCTGAGAACATGTACATTAGAAATACATATCAAACAAGAGTTCATGTTCTAATGTCTAATATAAAGCTAAATGAAAATTCATTAGAGGAGTGCAGAGAGTACTCTAAAAAGGCATTGGAAAGTACAAATATCCTGAGATTTCAGGTTTTCAGCTACTTAACTATTGGCAACTCTCTATTATTTTCGAATTATGAATTGGCTCAAGAAAACTTTTTAAAAGGGCTAAGCGTTTCTGTTCAAAATGAAAATTACAACATGATTTTCCAACAGGCTTTGTGCTTCTTAAATAATGTATGGCGCAAAGAAAATAAGTGGATTAATTTTGAATCTGAGTCAATTATGGATTTGCAGGAGCAAGCTCATTGTTTTATCAACTTTAATGAAAATTCCAAAGCAAAAGAAGTTTTGGATAAACTAGATCTTTTAGTTCACAACGATAATGAGCTTGCAATGCATTATTATTTGAAAGGAAGACTCGAACAAAATAAAGCATGTTTCTATTCTTCAATCGAGTATTTTAAAAAGTCTAATGACAAATTCCTTATTAGGCTGCCACTGTTAGAACTGCAAAAGATGGGTGAAAATCAAAAACTTTTAGAATTACTTTTACTTTAAAGGAGGTGAGACAATGAAAAAACTTATTATGGCTTTAGTTATCTTGGGCGCACTAGGCACTTCTTTCATAAGTGCAGACTCTTCAATCCAACAAGCTTCAGGTGATTATGAGGTTGCTGGAATGCCACGTGGAGCATAAAATCCATTGACACATAAAGTTATTAGTATTATTATTTATTTAATTAAATTAAACAGAGAAAAGGAAGACGTTTGGCTCTTTTGAGCTAAGCGTCTTTTGTAGTTTTAAGGCCATCACTTAAATATTAGGTTTTAATAACATCTAGTGATCAACTTCAAATACATACACCCTAATTAAATGAAATGCATTACAAATCAGCACATTCGCAAAAAAAATTGCGTAGAATGTGCTATTTGTCGTTAAAAAATCTTTACTTCCCTTTTGTAATGCATTACAATTGCTATAGATGAAAAAGATAAAAATATGTATATAGGAGGTTGGTGGTATGTCCGCAATTAGTTACTTAAAAAACAGTATGACAATGCATAAAACCATTTACCAAAAGAAAGTTGAAAGCTTAGTTAAAAATGATTTGTTTTTTCATGAAAAAAGCATTGAAAAGTCAAAATAATGAAGAATGAAAATGTTCGAAAACAACTAACTAAAGGATACATGAAATTGCTAAGCGAATACAAGGAGGATTAATGATGCATGTTGTAGAACTTAGGTCTACAAATCATAAAGATATTGATGCCGATTTTGTTTTAAATGCTAAACAAACTTACATAGAGAGTGTACTAAACATTAGGAAAATGATTGTTAATGCAAAAACTGAAGATGATCTACATGGTGCAAAAATAGAGATAGCAGCATTATTAAAAGATCTAAATAGAGTATTATTAGGTGGAGATGGATTAAAAAGAAGCATTGAAAATAATCCGCATTTTAGATCCCTAATACATTTTGTGAAGAATTTAAAACGACACATTGCAATTGAATTTGAAGAGTTTATTTATCAACCATAACATATACGCACTACAGTCTATAGTATACATAAAAAATAGGAGGTTGACATGTCAGAGCGAATAAAACAGCTAATGGTCAAACGTGGCATCACAATAGAGGAATTGTCGAGGGAGACAATGATTGATATTCAGAAATTAAACAAAATCATTGAAATGCCAGATGAATCAGATGTTACAACCATAAAGCTTATCGCTCTGGTATTGAATGTCTCTATTGATGAGTTATTGGATGAGAAAGGAGGAGAAGATAATGCAAAATAAAGTTAAACAATTAAAAAATTATGCGGTTTACGATGATATCGAGGGCTTTTTAATCAATAAAGATATAAGAAGTAGCTCAGGGAATTCTAACTATATGATGCCTTCATCAACTAGAAGGGTGTCGAACACCAGAAAGAATTATGAAGGGGATATTAAGCAGTTCTTTAGTGTGATTAAAGGTAAAGATGTCAAAAGTTTAGTTCCCGATGATTTAGTTGTAAGTAAAAGCGAATTAAGCAACTATGTGAAGTATCTTCAGGAAAAGGGATTAGTTAATAATAGTATTAACAGAAAAATGACCTCCCTGAAGATGCTCTATACATATTTGGAGCATGATTATAAGGACTATATTGACTTGTCGGTGTTTAATACTGTCGAAAGGCTTAAAACAGTAACTAAAAACTGGGATAAAACAACCCAGACAGAAGCCGAAAGAATCGCTCAGGATATGTATATAAATGAAAGACAGAAACCTTTAATGAAAAAGCTGTTTGTTAAATTCGCCATCAGAACTTCTTTTCGTGTAAGTGCGATTTTGCGAGTAAGATGGAAAGACATACAGCTTGATGAAAGTACAGGCCATTATATAGTAACAGTTATTGATAAAGGATCTCAGGTTGTGTCTACAGGCATTAACCAGGTATTTTATGAGGAATTGTTGCAGCTGAAGGAAGAGGATGACATCGAAACTGAATTGGTTTTTCAGGGGCTTTCGGAACAATCTTTACGACACTCCTTAAAAAGGTCGAAAAAAAGATTAGGAATACCTCCTGAAAGAGAATTAGTCTTACACTCATTTAAGGGTGTAGGAATTGACTATGTCTATGAGAATTCTGGTCACGATTTACTTGCAGCAAAAGAACAAGGAAATCATAAAAACACATTAACAACAGAGAGATATATGAGCAGAAAGATTAACATAGCGAACTCTGCTGGTGTAACAATGGATGAAAAAATCGATTTAAATCCACTATATGAAGCAACCCAAGAGGATTTTATTAGTTTTTTTGAAAACGCTGATCTTGTTACATTAAAAAAGTTTATAAAGCATGTAAATGAGCGATAATCATTTTTTCGGTATATTACTCAGTTCAAATGATAATTCTTCTTGATTAACCAGATTGCCTTTGGTAACTTTAAATTTAGCAACATGACATGAGGTGAAAGGCTATATGACAGTGATCTTTGATCAGTCTGCAAATGAGAAACTGCTTTCAGAAATGAAAGATGCTATCTCGAAAAATAAACACATAAGATCTTTTATTAACGATATTCAATTAGAGATGGCTAAAAATAAAATTACTCCAGGGACAACACAAAAATTAATTTATGATATAGAAAATCCAGAAGTCGAAATTTCTAAAGAATATATGTACTTTTTAGCCAAGTCCCTATACTCAGTTCTTGAAAGTGAAAGGTTTAATCCACGAAATTACTTCACAGAAACGGATATGAGAGAAATTGAAACGTTATGGGAAGGATCTGTGGAGGAAGATATAAAATTTCCGTATACATTCAAACAAGTTGTAAAGTATTCAGATGATAATTATTTCTTCCCCATCACTGCTAAAGAGTTGTTTATGCTTTTTGAAAATAAGTTATTGCACTATAATCCTAATGCTCAAAGAACGAACAAAACGAAAAAACTAGAGGGCTCAGATATTGAGATACCTGTACCGCAGCTCAATAAACAATCGGTTGAAGAAATAAAGGAACTGTTCTTAGATGGGAAATTAATTAAATCGGTTTTTACTTTTAATGCCCGTGTTGGAAGCGCAAGTTGTGGCGAAGAATTAAAATATGATGACGACACTATGTCGCTTACAGTGACTGAAGACACCATTTTAGACGTTTTAGACGGATATCACCGGCTAATAGGCATTACTATGGCTTTAAGACAGCATCCTGAGTTAGATCATTTGTTTGAAGAAACCTTTAAAGTGGACATCTATAACTACACTCAAAAAAGGGCGAGAGAGCATTTTGGGCAACAAAACACAATAAATCCAGTGAAGAAATCTAAAGTAGCTGAGATGAGCCAAAATGTTTATTCTAATAAAATTGTTAAGTTCATTCAGGATAATAGCATAATTGGTGATTATATAAAGACAAATGGAGACTGGATAAATCAAAATCAGAACTTACTTATAACTTTTTCTGACTTCAAAAAGGCAATTGAAAGAAGTTATTCTAAAAAAGATTTTTCAACTCAGGCAGATATTTTAAAAACTGCAAGATACCTTACATCTTTCTTTGATGCTTTAGCTACACAATATGTGGATGAGTTCTTAGGTGATATAGCAAAAGAAAGAAAGAGAAGTTTTGTGAACAACTATTTGTTCTTTAACGGCTACGTTGTACTAGCTAAGAAGTTGCAGTTAGATGGAGTAAGTCTAGATGATTTAGAAAGTAAAATTACCGATGTTTTAAGCTCTATAGACTTTAGTAAGAAAAATAAATTGTGGGATGAATTAGGTGTAGTAGACAAGAATGGAAATGCTAAATCACCACAAAAGATATGGAATTTCTTTAACAATTTAAAAATAGACGAGTAATTACTTAGGAGTTGTTTGTTGCAATGTTCAATAGTGAGATTAAGGAAAAATATTTAGATACCTTATCTGAGGGTATGGTTATGCAGATGAGGCCTATTTTTGCAAAAGCAGAGATTACTGAGACTTTATATAATAAAGACATTTATGATTTCACATCAATGCAAATTTTAGAACTTATACGATCATTCGATCAAACCACTATTGGTAGTGTTCGAAGAACCTTAGCATTATTGTCATTGTATATTGATTGGGCAATTTCATATAAGTTAAGTAAAGGATTAACCAATTTGGCAAGAACTATTTCTGAAGAAGAGCTTTATGAATGTCTCGGAGACAAAAATTATATATTACTTATAGTGAATTAGAGGAAATGGAAAATCAATTAGTTAACTATCAATCAAAGGCTGTATTAAGGCTGTTGTTTGAAGGGGTTTCAGGTTTAGCTCATTCTGAATTGCTAAGTTTAACGAAGAAGCAAGTTGAGGATGCAATGCTTAACGGTAACGTTTTAACCCTGTATGATTCAAAGCACGGTGAACGAAAACTAAAAGTAAGTAGTGAATGTCTTGTTATTGCCTTAAATGCAGCTCAGGAAACTAAATATAAATTAAAGAATGGGAAGGCAAAAGGCCAAACAAAAGAAGTCTTTTTAGTTGAAAATGATTATGTAGTTAAAACAAAAAGAACGTCTAACAAAGGAGACGGCCAAGCAAGCAAATTTGTCATAACTAATTTAATTACCGATATATCTGAGTTCTTTAAAATTAACTTTTTAACACCAAACACTATTGTTAGATCTGGTCATTTATATAGAGCATATCAGCTTTATAAAGAAAAAGGGGTTATTGATAACTCTGTAAGGTATCAGATTATAGATGACTTTAATTTAAGAGTGAAATCCAAATATCGAGCAGTTTATTCAATGCAAGATTATATTAATGAGGAAGAAGTTAATAAATATTACGCAGAAGAACTAGGTCTAAAAGAGACGACCATTTAAATATGAAATCCATTTGACTATTTTGGTTAAATGGATTTTTCTTTTATCTCAAAAAAATTGTGAAAAAATTCGCATTTCGACAAAAATAGACAAAATAATCACTTTAAATACATGTTTAAATGTAGTAAGATGGTCATGTAAACCATATGGTTTACTAAGGAGGAGACCAAGACCAAAGTCTTAGTCGTTTCAATGCCTTTCAACCTTGAATTCATAGAGGTCTTCGACATTACAATCTAAAGCAGCAGCAATTCTTTTGCAGTTCGAATAGACATATCTACTTTAACTAATCGATTATAGTCGCTCAGCTGCTGTTTCTTAATCCCAGTTATCTCTGAAAGTTCATTGATTGTAATGTCTTTCTTTCTACATAATTCAGGTATCAAGCATTGCCCGATCTCAACTTTAATCATAATCGGACATCCTCCTGCGTTCTGTTATGGAAAGACATAATACATATCATACCATACGAAGCCGATAAATAACCACTAGCATAACACCTACTTTCTATGTATAATGATTATACAAAACAGAACGCACGTTCCCTTAACACCTTAAGGGTTTATCACAGAAAATTGAACATAGGAGAATGAGGATGGCAGGTTATTTAAACAATATTGCACTGAATCTGGAGATTGTACTCAAAACAAAGCAGATAGTCCAGAAGTCTCTGAAACATTGGTAACCAGGATTTGTGAAAATTTACTTTTATCTAAAGAAGTCTCGTTTTTAAAAGCTGACGGATCAGTTGAAAATTTTAAATTAAGTGATATGGAATATGAAATAACAAATACAGAAGAATTGCCTGAGTAAAAATAAAAAAAGAAAGACTCCATTAAACATAATGTAATCAGCAGCAAGAGGAGAATGAAGGTATTGTTTTGAATATATTTGTTGATCAAGATAATTACAAAGAGGTTAGTCTAAGACTTACAAAAAAATTGCTGACTTCAGAACATTATCAATTCCTACTTGGTTTCAAGGGAGAGAAATTAGATATTACAATTTCAGTTACACCACAAAGCCTCGTTAAGCTTAGGGATGACATCAATGAATTGATCTTTATGTTCTCAGATTAAAATTAGATTCGGTCACATAAATTGGCCGAATCTAATTGACAGATATTAAATGATGGTTATAGTTTATTCAAATACAAATAATATGTATATAGGAGATGGTAAAGGGAGCTATGTTGCTTGATGAAAAGCTCGATAAATTAATGAAAACGATTCTGCGATTAAAAGCATACAAAGAAGAGGAAAATTTACGAAGAGTCATCGGAGAATTTCATTCAATAATTGATTATGCTTACGAGGGGATGTATATAGCTGAAGATATGTTAAGAGAAGAAGAAAGTAAGGGCAAAGAAGTAAGTACATATTGAATTGTGTAATTTTCACTAAGGTAACAAAATTAAAATTAGTGGATAAAATGTAAGTTTTATCGAGATTCAGATAAGGAGGAATAACATGGGTGCATTAATCGCTAAGCAGCCGAATGGACGGTACTGCCGATTTAGTTCAGTGGTAGACTGTCCGACGCACATAAATATGACGCGTGAAGACTATTTAAATAATTTTACTGGGACAACAAAAGGAAGGGAAGATGCTGAAGACACACTGACGAATTATCTCAAGCCGTTTCACGAAGTTATAAAGTGGTACACGCCGCTGTATATGAGTGAAAAAGAGTTTGTGGTTGTGTTAAAGGAAATGTGTGATAAAAATCCAAGGGAGCCGCGGATATTATGAACACAGCATACAGAGTTTGGGACGGCGAGAAGATGCATTATTGGGATGATGGTGAGCTGAGTCTTATTATCTCGGGTGGAGAATGGAGGCTGTGTCGCAATATCGTTGGAGCTCTTTATCCCATCTGTATTGCGTCTAGTGCTCAAAAAAATACTTCTCTCATGTGGGGAACAGGGTTAAAGGACGAAACTGGAAAAATGATTTATCCCGGCAATGAGATCGAATTCTATGTAGAGGGTTTTTCCATCCCTTCTAAAATGGTGAGATTGACCAAAACAATCGAAACATCAGGAGGAATCCACAATGTACCGGGTGACTACGGAGAGAATATCAGAATCATTGGTGATGTTTACGAAAAGAAGGAGGGCGCGGAATAATGGCATTTCACAAAGAAGTGATTGAGACTATATACAAAACGGTTGTTATTTGCGATAAGTGCGGTAAAGAGAAGGTTTTAAACATAGGGCATCCGTTATCGTGGGAGGGGCATATGAACGGCGCTTTACACCATGATTACACATTCACGGAGAAGGGGAACGGTTTTGAAACTCTATGCCCCGCATGTCAGAAGGAGGGCGCGGAGTGAGTGAGAATTCTAATCTGCTATCGGAGGATAATGTGAAATCAAATCAAAGAGAAAAGTTCCTTGCAAAAGGTATCCCATATGATGAGCTTGACACACAAATGATCAATTTAATTGATATTTTAAATTTCAAGATTGGATTAAAAACACGCTACTGTTGTTTTGGGCATAAACCATACGAAGAAATTCAAGTGATGTTTGAAGAAGAAGTGAACATAAAAGAAGACCAAATTCTAGTATTAGCAGAACTAGCGGGTAGAGAATGGAAAGGCCTACAGATAAGCTTTAGCAAATGGGCGAGGTTTTCCCCGTTGATGTTTAATTGGTCATTGGTGTTATCGAAGAGATTCAGAAACCCAGAAGATCCAAATAAATACCGTTATCTAAGATCAGTTGAAGAATTCTTTGAGAGTTATGCTGCAAAGAATTGATAAAAGATGCATTTTAAATAAATGGAGGAATGTTATTTGAACAATAACTTAACTGTAATCGAACAGAACGAACAACTTTTGGTGGATAGTCGTGAAGTGGCGGAGATGATCGGGAAAGAGCATAAAGAATTTCTCAGAACAATCCATAATCATATCCAAATTTTAGAAAGCGCAAAGTTGCGCTCTCAGGATTTTTACATTAAAGATCACTATAAAACAGAAGGTAACAATAAATCCTACATATATTATCTTCTCACTCGTAAAGGTTGCGACATGGTTGCGAACAAAATGAATGGAACAAAAGGCGTTTTGTTTACAGCGCATTATGTCACTCGATTTGAAGAGATGGAGAAGGCGTTAAAAGTAAAACCTTCCCTAATTGATACATATCTAGATATGAATGAAGATGAACGTGCCATTGCTTATTTCACTGAAAGAAAAGCAAAGCGAGAATTGCAGGAGCAATTAACATTGGCTGAACCAAAAGTAGAGAAATATGATCGCTTTCTTAATACAGATGGATTAATGAAAATAGGACAAGTGGCAAAAGCGATTGGCATAAAAGGAATGGGTCAAAACAATTTATTTCGCTTTTTGAGAGAAAATAAAGTTCTTATTGATGGAACAAACAAAAACGCTCCATATCAAAAATATGTAGAAAGAGGATTCTTTCAAGTGAAGACCCAGGAGACATGTGTTGGAATTAAAACAATTACTCTTGTTACTCCTAAAGGTGCCGATTTTATTGCTGATCTTCTAATGAAACATGGGCACAAAAGAGAAATAGCATCATAGATTTGAAAACTTTTAGATAAAAGTAAAATCTTATTGAGAAAGGGAGGATCTAAAAAATGGAGAATGATGTTTTATATGGAGTATATAATACACGATCACGAAAGTTTTGCTTTGGAATAACAGAACCATCAAAAACAAAAGCAAGAAAAAAGTTATTCGATCGAATTGGCTCAGATGCATACAAATGGCGTTTTGAAATTAGAAAAATTAAAAGAAAGTAGTTGAAAAAATGAAATTTGCACCAATGGATAAAGTTAAATTAAAAACAGCTAGTCATTTCAACAAACTTCGAACTTTAAAAAAAAGAGTTCCTGAATTAGATGATCCTTTACTCGGCGAATGCTGGGAATTTGAAGAAGACGGTTTGAAACAATTTGATTGGGAGGAGAACTACGAATTTGTCGCTAGACCCAAACATTTTAATTGGGATTAAAAACAGAATCTAATTAAAATTGAAGTTTTAAATGAAATACAGGAGGGATCAGTGATTGCTGAAAAAACTAATGCCTCAGTAAAGATGTATCTAGAGGATGATATAGCAAGGTTATATCAAGATCACTTTCGATTGATAACGGGGCAAAACCTAAATAGTAATTTGATAGAGAATAAATCATCTGTAATAAGTGCAAAAGAGATTGAGAACTGTATACAGCTGCTACATAAGGATTATCATAACCTAGGGATTAGAATATTTGTGTTTCAAAATAAAATTCAAGCAGTACTTAATTTTTTGAATCCCCTTGGAGCACCTTTTTGCTTAAAAACCATAAGAAGCATCTTTAGAAAACAACTGGTTGGTTTAAATGGGTTTGGGATTATTCACATTTATCCGTTCAATTATCCAAAAGATTTAACTTGCTACAAGCAGACTATAAAGCTCTTTATTCTCGAAACGCAGTACCATGAACTTAGACACGCTTACCAAGATGAGTTTATGACTTGGATTAAAGAATCGAATTATGTAGATGGAGGTCAACCTGGCTATTTTGCACAGAAAAGCGAACGAGATGCAAGACACTTTGCGACTAGAATGATGAATAAGTTTCATGATGACATTAATGATATTCTAGGAATAAAGATTAAATGGGAATCTTGCTGGGGAAGGTTAGAGATTTGAAAAAGGAGCTGTTGTATTGTGAAAGATATCCGAGTGATATATGACAGAAACAAAACTTTGGAAGCGGTCGTTGTCCAGTTTGGAGACTATATGTGTGAGCTAACGGACTCACAAGTGGTTAATGAAGAAAATAAAGAATTCGATGTTCTTAATGGTGAATATCAAGGAATTTGGAAATATGAAAAGGGCAACACTGCGAAGTCGAAATTTATGATGGTGTAGACAAGTGGGTCTGTCAAGCATTCTTACACTGAATAAAAAGACTGTTTTAACGGAAATGAGAGGTGAACAGTTAATGAAATTAAGGATAATGAAATGTTCAGACGCAAGCTACTGGTACAGAGATGAGATAGGTATGTATTACGATGTATTAAATAAAGGCGTGATAGCTCACAGTGTGCAACATGATTCAAACACTCCTTTATCAAAAGCTGCAGTTCTTAAAGAAGATGCCATTATTTTTGAAGATGAGAAGCTTGATAAGATTCAGCAGGTGTTTAGAAAACTAGATGATCAGCTAAAAAAGATTTGTTTATAGGATGGTGAAAATGCATCATGGCAATTGATTTTGCAAAGTTCAATGATCCAGAATGGAAAAAGCAGTGGGCTGATGAAAGAAAAAAACGTGAGCGGCTTTTAGAAGAAAAAGAAAAACTGAGAAAGAAGACAGTTTGCTTTACCGGCCACAGACCAAACAAATTGGGTGGTTATGATATGAAAAATCCCACAATGCTCAAACTCAAAGATAAGCTGCTTGAAGTTATTGAAGAGTTAATCACAAAAGAAGATAAGTCCAGGTTTATAACTGGAGGAGCGTTAGGAACTGATCAGGCTGCTTGCTGGTGTGTACATATTCTAAAGAAGAAATACCCACATATTAAAAACATAATTGCTACGCCTTTCAAAGAACAAGACAAAGTTTGGTCTTCAGAACAAAAATGTGGTACAAACGTATGCTTGATGTGGCAGATGAGATTATTAATGTTGAAGAATTAGATAAATATAAAGTTAGTGGAGATAAACTAGGAGAGTTTTCGCCGGCTAAGATGCAAAAGCGAAATGAATACATGATTGATCACAGTGAAGCAATAGTAGCTGTTTATGATGGAAGTAAAAGTGGTACAAGAAACTGCTTAAATTACGCCAAGAAAACTTACTTAGGACATCAACTATGGAGACTTCATCCTGATTTTAATTTTGAATTAGATATTACGTATTTTGTTGGATGATAAGGAGAGGTGAACTTTTCTGAAACTAATAGAAGAAAGAACATATGAAGAACGATTGTACATATATTATGATGATATTGAAGCCAGAAAGCATTTCGTAAGTGAATTAGAACCAAAAGGGTGGATGGTGGACAATTGCTGGGTTGGGATTGATCTAAATCAAATAAAACAGTTTTATCGATTCAAGAGGGAATTAACTGATGATTATGTTTTTACAGATAGACTATAGAGCAGGGGCAATTAATATAGCTGAAAAATTAATTGATAGTAAAAAGCATAAAATAATAAACGGATATTATCACAAGAATTGTATAAGTTGTAAAAGCTGGTTACCGGCAACTGAAGAGAATTTTTACTCTGTGAAGAAAAATAAGGATGGACTTCATTCATATTGTAAAGCTTGCGTATTAAAAAGGCTAAAGAAAGCATGTTGAAGAATTATGACAAACAGCTTGAACGAATGAGGGAAAGAAACCTTCTTCCAGGGATGAAAAAGGCCAAAAAGAAATACAACTCAAGTTTGAAAAAGAAAAAAAACACAACAAATTTGGCAAGAAAAGAACAAGCTAAAATTAAAAAACTACCGTTTACAAAGAGATGCTCACAAGAAACATAACATTACAGATGTACAGTGGCAAAAGTGCAAAGACTACTTTAACAGCAAGTGTGCTTATTGCGGGCTGAAAATTGAAGACCATAAGATATTATTCAAAGGAACCTATATACAAAGTGATTTTCATAAAGAGCATGTAGATCACAAAGGGGCTAATGATATAAGCAACTGCATACCTGCCTGTAAATCTTGCAATAGCTCAAAGCACGACTTTGCATTTGAAGAGTGGTACAACTCATCAAACAAAAACTTCTCATCCGAAAGATTGTTAAAGATTAAAGAATGGCTAAATCGTTTTAAAGCAGAACGACAAGATTCAGAATGGAGGACAAAGGGATAAGATACATCAGATACATAATTGATACAGCTTGGTTTAACTTAGTTTGGTTTAAATGGCATCTTGGAGCGGATATAAGCATATTTGATGGCTGTGGATGGAATACATATAAATATTTAAAGGATAAAAATAAAATAAGTGGAGGTTACAGAAATGATAAAGAGGAATCTGCTTAGCAACCACGTTGATGAGATTATTGGTGAATATTACGCTGCTAAAGGATATTCAGTCCATAGCATTGAACGCCAGGAAAATGGACAACTGATTGTTGTTACGGAACGAGTAGCAGAGGAGAAGGAACCGGCAAAGGTTGATATCGCATTTGATTTTGTACATAGAAGATCGCACAGGAAGAAGTATTTAGCTTAAAAAAAAGGCAAAGAGTCAAAGCTCTTTACCTTTAGGTGTTTTCCTTAACCGGTTCGCAATGTACTTCATTACGTTTACTGCAATCGACACTAAAGCAATAATCAATACTATTTCAACTAAAAGGATGTATCCAAAATTCACATTAAGCTCTTCAAAGTAATCGCTGGCAAAAGAGAGGAGTTTATAAATCCCTAGCATAAAAACAATAAAGGAAACTCCTAAAATTACAAGTGACTTTTTAGAATAATCTTTAGCATGTTCAAAATTATAAATCATTATTGATAAAAATAACAAACCCGTAGCAATCTTGTGGGATAGCGAATCATCGGCCGAAAATGATTGCACTACTATGCTGATGATTAATCCAGTAATACCGATTGTTTTATTCAAGGAATCACCCACTCGTATGTAAGTTAGGTATGAGTTTACCAATTAAAGGGGATTTTCTCAAGGCCATACACATTAAAGTTAAATTAAAATCGTGATTTTAAACAGATAGGAGGAAACGGATGAATCAAGATATTCAGTTTTTGAAAGAACTTCAAAATGAATTGAAAACACAGGATCATGACTCTCAAGCTGTGCCTCGCTTTTGGGCAGTTGGGGATTTTAAATGGATCCGGACATCGGAGGATGATGCGGAACGTTATTCTGTTTACATCCCTGAAGATGGCGAATCGTATGAATTGGAAAGTTATCTAAAGGACATTAAGGAGAATAAAGAATTGTCCTCAGAAGCGTTAGAGGCGATGGAAGATATAGAGTGTGAAGTTTCCGCTTTAGAATGGATACATGAGTATGTAGACAGTGGCGCTAATCTAATTCCAGAAACAGAGGTTCATTACATTTGTCAAAATACAATGTTTCTAACTAAAGCGGAGGCAAAACAGCACATCAAACAAAATCATTATCACTATACGAAAAAGGTTCACACGTACGCAATGACAGCTTGGAGGGCACCGAAAGTTGAGCGGCTTCTTAATATACTTGAAACGTTTAATTGGGATTCCATTATAGACAGTCAATAGAATCTACAAGGGAGTGGCAAAATGAATACATACGTAGTCGACAACAGTAAATATAAATGCATTTATGCGGGAATTAACAAAGAAGCTGCTTTTAATAATGAATTTGAAAACGGAACCAGAGTAAGGGTTTGGTTTGAAGGCCACCACATAAAAACGTTTGAGAAAGAACGAAGAGAAGTCTGTGGAGTAGGAGAATGGATCCTTAAGTATGATGCTGCTACTGAATTGCAAAAGGAAGTAAATCGTTTGGAAAAGACATATTTCAAAAAGAAAGAATTGTTAGACACTATTAGACAAGCTGATGAAATCTAAATAAAAGATAGTTTTTAACTGAACATATAAGGATAGATCGTCATCGAAAAAGCACACGTATCGATAACGATCATAAAGTATTAATTTCTATGCCGGGGTTTTTCTTCGAAGTGATCAGGATAATTCTGTTTAGATTTTGATTTGAATACAAAGTAAAACCCTGCAATTAAGATATAGTCCATTATCTTGTCAAATGACCAATTCACTAAATAATCTAAGATCAATTCCATTTATTCCACCTCCGAGACAAAAATGTCCAGTCTCTTTTATATGGCAAGCGTATGACAACCGGCTTGCAGTAATAAAGGTGAAATGAATCTTGGAAATTTAAAAAGGTTTAAAAAAAACTCATTTTAAATAAAATATTTATTTTAATGAAAGGAGGCAACCAAAGTGCCAAATCAAGAGCAAATAAAACGCATGAATGATATTAATGACTTGATAAAGCTTATCGCAAGTATTGATAGATGTACTTTCTTCTGAAAGTCAATGAATCGCATAGCGTATTTCAGGTTTAAGAAGAAACTGTTTTTCGTTGATGATTACACGGAAGCTGACGTTTACCCATATGAAATGGGATACGGTAGTCCAAACGGCTTTTCGCATGGAGGCAACATGTGGCAACTGGTCAATAGTTTTAGAAAGTTCATCATAACAGGGAAATGCGGCGAGCTTAGGGATTATAAAGAAATATGGGCTTACAGCTATGGAGGATGTATGAAAATCCGTCAGAAGGCAAAAGAAATAGGGTTTATAGAGAATGTTGATTATCCTTATAGCTTCGATGAATGGATGGAAACTAATTGATCCATGTACTAAATTTTCATTAAGCTTTAAAAGGCTTGGCATTAAGGAGTTATGTACAGGAGAGATTATACTCTCCAGGATTCGAAGGAAGGTATGCGGAGTTTGCCGTGCTTAGTCTTAAATCTGTGCTTAACCTTACATAAGATAGGTTCGATAAATACATATTCATCAGTTTCAGACATTACTTGTTTCATAGAGTGCAACTTACTTCGTTCCGCGTTCGGCATGAATTCCATAAATCCAGCTGCAGTTCCATCAGGATAAGACAGAAGGAATTTTATATCCTTTTTGGTGTAGCCGGTAATAAGAACTTCGGTGTAATCGTAATTGATCACTTTGAGCCAATTATGTGAACGTTTATTGATCTCATAAGGGGAGTCAGCTTTCTTGAGTACGATTCCCTCTAAGTTCTTTTCTTTGGCCAGGTTGAAGTAAGCTAGTCCGTTACCTTGAATTCCTTCGATTACAAAGACATTAGGATGATTTAGCTCAAGTGAGTTTAGAGTTATCTTACGCTCAGTGATTGGCTTAGCTGCTATTGACTGACCGTCTTTATAGATAACATCAAAAACACAGTAAACAATCTTATGAGCTGACTTTTTGGACATGAAACGTTCCATTACAGCTTCAAAGTCAGGAGCACCACCTGGGGCAGCTACAATAACTTCACCATCGAGTACTGTTCCATCTGGAATATCTAAGTCTAAGAGTTCTGGAAACTTGCTTGTTACTTCGTTGTTGTGACGAGTGTATAGCTTAATCTGATTGTCAAATTTAGAAAGGATGAGTCTGATTCCATCAAATTTGAGCTCAGTGATATAGTTCTCGTCGTCAAATGGCTCTTTTATTGAATGCAATAGCATTGGCGATACAAACAAAAATATCACCACCTACTTAGAACATATTAGCTAAGCGAAGTTGATTTATAAAGCGATATGGTAGTGGTACTTAATGGGATTCAATGAGCTCAGGTGAATTGTTTTTAGGTGAATTCACTAAAGATGAAACCTGGTATGCTTCCATGTCATCAGCATCATATGGCTGCAGTAAGCTTTGTAGATAATCAGGATCAGTATTTTTAGGGTTAAGCCATTCCTTTTCGTTCTCATCAGTAAGGATAACTGGCATCCGATCATGAATGTCTTCCATAAGCTTATTGGGCTTTGTTGTGATGATTGTGCAAGTGTACAATGGATTGCCTTCTGGCGTGTTCCACTTTTCATATAAGCCGGCAAAAGCAAAGAGATTGGATAATTTAAGCTTAATCCGCATAGGGATCTTAGTCTTCGGATCAAGACGTTTCCATTCATAAAAACTGTCAGCCGGTATGATACAACGTTTGCTTATTAGCGGTTTTCGAAAACTGGGTTTCTCGGCCAACGTTTCAGCACGAGCATTAATCATTTTATAGCCGATCTTTTCGTCTTTAGCCCAAGGAGGAATAAGACCCCATCTAAGTTTGCCCAGCCGGTTGTTTGATCCGTCGTTGATGATTGTCAGGATGTTTTGTGAAGGAGCGACATTATAGCTTGGGTGATATTCATCTTCGGGTAAGAATTGATCTATATTGAATTGCTCAATGATGTCATCAAACTCAGAAAATAAAGTGAACCTGCCACACATGTTCATCATCCTTTAGGGTTTTTGAATATTGTACAGGCTTGGTACATGAAAATCAAAAAGGAGGAATGTGATGCAGCAGCAAACAGTTGAGGTTAAAGAAGTTGATGTGTTGATCAGGGGAATATGGAGAAAGAAAAAGTTCACCGATATTCAAAAGGGGCAAACCTTTAAGATTGAGGAGAACGGAAGAACAAAGAAATACATAGCGAGAACAGATCCTTATTGGGATGACATGTTTGAGACTTACATTATTGATTTGTTGGATAAAAATAAAATTAGAAGAAATAAGTGAAGAAAACTATATAAAAAAAGATTTAACAAGGATAAAAATAAAATTAAAAGGGGAATTTTGATGAAGCTAATTGGTATTAAAACAAGTAACTGTTTTTTGGTGTCTGACAATATTGAGGGCAAGAAATATTTTCATAGTCAATTAGATGAATTGCTTTTTGATGGGAAACGAGCAGCTGAAACGTATATGTCAGACTGGTTTAAGCTAGATAAGGAGCCAAGTGTTATTGAAAAGCAAATGCCAGCTAAAAAATCAATCATAGGTATGAATTAAAAGAGGGATTCCAGGAAACTGATTTGACACCACAAGTAATTAATGTTTCTTACATAGATGAAGAAAGTGAATACTACGAAGTAAAAGGTCTATATGATTTGAAATTTGAAGAAATCCCACAAGTAAATGAAAAAATTGAGTTTGAAATGAATGTAATTGAAGAAATTGACGGAGAACTTAAGCTACAAAGTCATAATTTTAACTTGAATTATAACTTACTGGATAGAATTCAAACACATCCAATGCTTCTTGAAACAAAGCCGTGTTACCTGTCCCAAGAAGAAAGCTATAAGATTATCAGAAAACATATAAAAGCCAATATAAACCCTAAGTTTGCAAGAATCACAAGTGATTATGATTTCTGTTTAACTGTGGTCAAAGTTTTGGAGCTTTACAAACCTCACGAGTATGTAGTAGATCTTAATGCAATGTACAAACGGAGAAAGCCTAAACTTGAGAAAAGATTTCAAACAAAGCGGGAAGTTGAAATTTACAATGTTGCACCTAAAGCCTATCAGAGCTACCCAATTGTAGAACCGTTTAGTGGAAAGGACGTTGAAGATTTAAAGAGTAATATTAAGAAATTTTAGATGATCTGATGGCTAAAATCAACGAGCCTTTAGTTGAATGTAAATGCTGCAAAGGAAGAGGGGTTATTTTAAATGAAAATTAAATTGGACAAAGAGTACATGGTAAATGAATTGGGGCTGCCGGAGTCTTCACTACTGGAAGAAATCACTGACACGTCTAGGTGGAGCATTCACTATAGAATCGTGTTCTCATATCAGGGTCGCTTTTTTGAAACTTTCTATAGCAAAGGTGCAACTGAAAACCAGTATGAAAGCCCTTGGGAATTTGAAGATCAAGTGGATTGTTATGAAGTGGAGTTAAAAGAAGTGAAGGTTAGAAAATGGGTAAGAAAAGAAACTGAATAAAAACGATATTTTAACCAGAATCCAGGAGGTAATGAAATGAACTTATATGAAATTATGCTAGAACACTTTGCACCCAAGGGAAGTGAGCGGGGTATCTGTACATACGTGCTTGCTCAATCTGATGAAGAGGTATATGAATGGTTGAAAACTGATCCAAGCCTATCTGACGGCAGGGTAGTCTATACCCCATATCAAGACAACGAAGAAGACGGTAAAACATATGCAATTTATAATCAGAGCTTTGATATTGTTGGTCATGAAAATATAAAGATCGAATGATTCGATTAAAAGGTGAGTTGAATGATGAAGTTGAACTAACCGATCTTTATTACGGAATGACCTTAGTCGGGTGGCGTATGGTGAAATCGGATATTTCAACGGAACAAATTGAATTGTTAAAAGATACTGGCATCAGTATGGAGTTTGCATAAAAGTAATTTTTTATTCGGATAAGGGGTGGTACTAATGTGATTGCTTAAAAGATGAGAAAAGAATAAAATAAAATTATATAAGGAGAGTTGTTAATTGTTGAAGTTTAAAAACAGAATAGAGGAAAAGAGATTAAGGGGCAGAGAAGGCTAGCTTTGGCGGGCCTGACCTTCTCTACCGCACACTTCGCAAGGTTACGAAGCTATATAAGTATATCACAGCCAAGAAGTCTTTTCCAATCCTAGTAACCTCACTGTTTGCATTGTTTAATCAAAGTTCAGTTCTAGCTGCAGATAAGTATAGTAATTTTAAAGAGTTGAAAGCAAATGAGTCACCTTTGAGCTATAACATTCTAACTACCGATGTTGATAGGCGTGTGCTTATTTTGGCTCCTCATGGTGGAGGTATTGAAGGAGGGACTAGTGAGCTTGCAAGAGAATTAAGTAAGTCTTACTCTACCTATCTATTTGAAGGTTTAAGAATACCAGGAGCTTCTGAGTTGCATATTACAAGTACGAATTTTGATGAACCTCAAGCTTTAGATTTATTAAGTAAGCATGATTTAACAATCTCAATTCATGGGTATGCATCAAGTAAGAAACACACTTTAGTTGGTGGGACAGACAGAGAAAAAGCAGCAAAGATTACATCATTACTTACCGATGCAAGTTTTTCTGCAGAATTGCTGTCTGAAGATTCCCGTTTAGCTGGCACAAATGAGCAGAACATTGCTAATAAAAATAGCACTGGTATGAGTATTCAACTTGAAATAAGCACTGAACAACGAAGAGAAATGTTTAATACTTTTACACTGGCTGGACGCAATGGAACGCAGAATCAAGTGTTTTATGACTATATTGCTGTTCTAACTAAATTCATTAATGAAAATGTGTATTGTATGGCCGGTGTAGCACCATGACATTGTTTAATAATACCTTACGATACTATGTTGACTTTGATCAGTGGGGAATAAATGCATTTAATTCGAATCCAATTGAAACAACTAAAGGATTTAATGAAGCTCTTATATATGCATCAGAGAACAACTTTCCTATTGTTGAAATTCCAAAAGGGAATTTTATTATTGACTCAGTAAATACATTAAATCAATCAAATCCTGAAATTGGTGGGGGAATTAAAATCCCATCAAATATGGAGCTCCTTTTGGATCCAGAAGCAGTGTTTCAAGTTAACCCCAATAGGTATCAGGGCTATTCTTGTTTTTATATTGGGCTTGCAGAGAACGTAATAATTAGAGGAGGTCGTATTATAGGTGACCGGTATCAACATGATTATTCTCTAATTGATACCGATAGAAAAACACATGAATGGGGATTTGGAATACATGTTCATGGAAGCAAAAATGTTTTGATTGAAAATGTACAAATCTTAGATTGTATTGGAGACAACATTTGGATTGCAGCTCACGGAATGATGAATTACTCAGGGATGGTTTATACGCCTTCCAAAAGTGTGACCGTAAGAAAATGCGAACTAAAAAGAGGGAGACGGAACAATTTAGCTACTAACGGTTGTGAAGGATTATTGGTTGAAGACTGTGATATAGAGGAAGCTGGAGGAGATACAATTGGCCCTCAACTAGGTATTGATTTAGAGGGTTACGGGGAAAACGGAAAAAAGTATGATCATCCTTATGAGTTAACGATATCGGATTGCAGGTTTAGAAAAAATGGTCGTGGTTCGGTTACTGCTCATACAAGCGGTAAAGTTTCCATCAAAGATAACTACTGTGACAATGTTATTTCATATGGCTACAGTACAGATGTGAGTATTAAGGGTAACAAGATAATAAATGAAGGGGAGTCTAAAGAGTACGGAATAGACTCTGTAGGTGTTTCGAGCACTGAGACTGGCAACAGAATTCAAATAACTGATAACAATATTCAAGGGTTTAAAATAGGCATGATGATTAGAGGGAAAGGGGTATCGATTGATAATAATACCGTAAAGAACGCTTCAAATTGTGCAATAGCAACACATATGGCCGAAGATGTTTCCATTTCAAACAACAGAATACAGGACAGCGATTGTATTCAGATCCAGGTGAGAAATTCATCAGATATTAAAGTAAGCAATAATAAAGGGAAAGGTACAACTTCAGCATATGCAATTAAAGTGATGGATTCGAATGACGTTAAATTCTTAAATAATACGTTCTCCAATCTTTACGGAGGTCTATATTGTGAGAGATCTCAAGCAGTCAGAATTAAGCTAAACGATTTCTTATTGAGTGGAAAAGGTTACGGTATATATTGGGATAAAGATTCAGAAGTCTTCCTAACAAGGAATGAGATATTTGAACCAAGAAATGTTGCAATTATGGGGCAGCTGATATGTACAATATCAGAATAAGTGATAACCAGATATATAATTGCAAAGCAATCATTGCGATCCACTTAATAGGCGGTTCTGAGCATATGGTTAGAGGAAATGAAATCATGTTTAACAGAGATTCAGATCAAGGCTATGGAATATATTTAAACGGGACAAAAAAGGTTCGATTAATAAGGAATGATGTTCAAGGTATTGGTGCAAGAGTGCTTTCGCATCCATTTGCAACGTTTAATGCTTCCAGTACAACTTTAATACATAATACATACGACAGCGGCACACCTAGATTAGCCTTAGATGATACAGTAATCGATTATAAATAAAAAATCTCAATGAGAACACTTGTTCCCTTTATGGGTTTTGGTATATAATTTAGTAGTACCAATAATTTCAAAACAGGGGATGAGAGTATGAGTGAGCAGAAGCTTAGAATCGGAGAAATACGGTATGAGGTTTTCGATGATTATGATCCATTAACAGAGGAGTATTTAGGAAAGAACCTAGCAAATGCTTATTTTATTGCTGAAATTAAAAAGGAAAATGTAGTTCAAGTAGGGAATAGGAAATTAATTACTCAAGCGATGTTAAAATTGGTTTTGATGCATTCGGGGAAGAAACAAAAGAGAAATCAAAGAGCATCTTCTGGCTGCCTATAGTCTAATAGCAGAAGGGGCTAAAGACGATGGTCTAGTAGAATATTTATAAGGCAATGCTGGGCTAGTCTCTAAGATTAGCCTAGTTATCATACGAATAAAGGGGTTAACTGAATGTCAAACATCATTTCTAAAGAGCAAGATGAAGCAATTAAATACTTTAGAAACAAATTAAATTTATCAGACAAAGACTTATACATACCGTTGATTAATTTTGAACTACTTAGAGACAAGAACGAACAATATGCGAACATTCTTTATGAGCTGTATAAAAATGATCCCTATTTGTTTATTAGAGCTTTAAAGGAAGGTTATGTGGTTAATCAGCCAATTGCATTTGATGAGGCCATTGTGCGATTCTTTAATGGAGAAGAACTGGCTATTGTACATAAAACAACCGGAAAGAGATTTAATGTTAATATAAAAATGAAGAAGCTGCCTGATGGATTTACATTGCAAACAATGGATATGTGGTTATGGAGTGAAATTGTTTAAATATTATGAATCCATGATATAATTCTCTTTAATCCTAAGGGAGAGTATTAAAAAGGTTTTGGGGGTTAAAAAGTGATTAATATTATTGGGGGATGAGCTAATATGGAAGTTAGAGTCGGAGGCTGATCAACTCAGGAACTGCCATTGTGTGGCTCCTTGACCCTTGTAACTCATAAAATGATAATTTTATTCGAATTAAAAAGAGTGCAAATGAAATGCAAAAATAAAAATATAAAAGTTTATAAACATGTAGACAAAGATAAAAATATGTATATAATAAACTCAAGTTGAAGGGAAGGAGGCGAATTACTTGGAGGTACTTGGGATAACAGAGAAAGCATTAAACTATTACAGAGAAAACGTTAAAGACAACAAGACCATTACTCCTGATCAGGCACTGTTAAAGATGATAAGGAATGTCTTACTTGTCAAAGAAACTCATCCTGAGCGAGTGAAAAAACGTTTATTTTGCACAGAGTACGCTTACGGAAATATGATAATCAAAGTTAACAGAAAAAAGCAGGTATTTGAAATTGTAAATAAATCAGGATGCTTTTCTGACCAAAATGATTGGAAGTTCCTAAAAAGAAGGCACATAGAACTTAGTAAAGAACTTGGAATCAAAGACTGCAAGTTTAGCAAAATTACATATTCAAAGAAAATCACAATAGACAAAATAAAAATAGAGGATGATTAAAAATATGACAGAAAACAAAACGGTATTACGTGAAGCATCAAACGTTGTAACACTTGAAGGAACTCTGGCAGAAGTAAGACACACTGAGTGGAAAAATGGAAATGGACTAAATATTGAATTAGATATTGAGGTTGCACCTAACGAAGTGCATACAGTTAAAGGCTTTTCAAAATATAAGAAAGCTGATGGTACAGATAATGCTATTGCCAAAGGGTATCAAACTATCATAAGTGATTATAAGTCCATCGCAGAACATGGAAGAGATCAAGCTGATAAAGTGAGAATCACCCAAGGTAAGATTGGATTAAATGAATATTACTCTCAAGGAGTATTAAAGGCGTACCCACAGCTAACCACCAACTTTGTAAACAGACTGGATGCTAATGAAGAATTTAATCCTAAAGCTGAATTTGATGTTGAACTGTTTGTTAAAAATGTAACTGAAGAAAAAGTAAAAGGAGAAGAAACAGGAAGAGTTAATTTAAATGGTTATATCCCTTTGTATGGCGGGAAAGTCATTCCTTTTACATTTGTAGTGACTAAGGAAGGTTCTCAATATGTTGAAAACAATTATGAAAAAGGATCTACGGTTAATGTCTTCGGAAAGATTATTAATTATAAAGAACAAAAAGTAACAACCAAAACTGCTGCATTTGGAGAAGACAAAAAGAAATCACCTCCATTACAAAAAGAGAGTATCTAGTTACAGGTGGGAACGATCCTTATGATGAAGATAGTAAAAATGCTTTTAATCCAGAAGTAATTAAAAAAGCATTGACTGAAAGAGAGACTTATCTAGAAGGACTTAAGAACGAAAGCAGCAATGAAAACAATAAAAAGTCTGGCTTTGGTGGAAGTGCTCCTAATAACAAGCCTTCAAAGCCGGTTGAAATTTCAGATGATGATCTCCCTTTCTAAAATAAAATAGATCATTAATCTAATACATAACTGGGGTGAGCTCCGACTCACCCATCAAATTCAAAATAAAAGGAGAACTATAATGGCAATTGATATTTTCAACCCACAAGTTTCTGTAGTAGCAAAAGGATTAGAAGGAAAAGTTATCACAATCTACGGTTCTAACAACTTAGGTAAAACTAAGCAAAGCACTCGGATGAAGAAACCGTTATATCTGCCATTCGAAAAAGGATTAAATGCCATTGCCGGTGTCCAATTCATGCCTATCAATAGTTGGGCTGATTTTAAAAAGGTAAACAAACAGTTAACTAAAAATGCTGAAAAAGCCAAAGAAATGTATCAGACAATCATTGTTGATGAAGTAGACGCTTTTGCTAAATATGCGACTAGATATGTATGCGAGCAATATGATGTTGAACGGATTAAAGATGGTAATGATGGGTTTGGCCTTTGGAAAGAGTACGAAACTGAAGTATGGGAAGAAATCAATAAATTAATTGGCGTAGGATTTACGGTTATCTTTATTGCTCATGCTGCTGAAGACAAAAAAGGCAAAGTATATCCGAAGGGGGATAAACGAGTTTTAGCTCCAGTAATTGATAACAGCGATATTGTTCTCTATCTAAGTTCTAATGGTGTTGATGAAGATAGAAAAGTAATCAAATCAAGTGCTTGGTTAGCTGAAACTGAAGAGCATTTTGCTCGTAGCCGATTTGATTACATTGACACGTACCTTCCTGAATTTACTGCAGAAAACTTAGAAAAAGCAATTATTGAGGCAGTCGAAAGACAGGAGCAAGCAGAAGGAATTGTTGCTGTTACATACGAAGAGCAAAAACAAAACAACGCTTCAGAAGAACTTGATTTCAATTCATTAATGGATCAAATTAAAGAAATTGGCATGAAGCTTAATGAAGAAGGCCGTTTAGAAGAAGTTAATGAGATTACAGAGAAACATTTAGGTAAGGGTGTAAAAGTTACTGAGTGCAGCCGTAAGCAAGTAGGTGTCATGTCTGTAATACTAGATGATCTAAAAGACCTTCTAGCAGAATAAAAGAGGAGGGATTATTCTCTCCTCCTTATTAGGAGTGATTATTTGGGGAGACAAGTTAAATGTCCTTATTGCGAGACCAAGTTAGACAAAGACTCAGCAATTCCTTATAAAAAAAGATATTACCATGAAAAGTGTTTTAATACCTGGAAGCAAGAATCAGATCACAGAAAAGAGTTAATTCAATACATATGCAATTTATATGGTCTTACATCTCCAACTGGCATGATGTTGAAACAAATTAAAGAGTTTCAAGAGGAATATGGGTATAAGCTTAAAGGCATTGAACTAGCGCTTAGGTACTTTTATGAAACTTTGGATAATCAACCTAGAGAAGGTGATGGCATTGGAATCGTTCCATTTGTTTATGATGAAGCAAAGCGGCATTACATTAGACAAAAAGCCATCCGAAAATCAGCTGAAGATCCAAAGAATCATAAAAGAGAAGAAATTACGTTAGTCATAAAAAAGGAATGAGAAAGAAAAGAAGACTAGTTGATATCTCAACGCTATAGGAAGGAGAGTCCATTTGCTACAAGACAAACAGGCAATAATTCAAGTTTTAGGGAGCATTTTAAAAGATCCCACAATCTTGTCAGAGAGCAATAAATATAAGATAACTTCGGATGATTTTCCTTCAAGGTTTCATTCAATATTATTTTTTGCCATGAGCAACCTATTTCATCAAGGAACTGAAGTATTGAATGACGTTGAAATAGATGGATATCTAAAGGATTACGATATTCAATATAAAATTTTCCATGATAATAAGGGTCTTGAATATATAGAAAAATACAAGAGTTGGCAGTTGTCGAAAACTTTGATTACCACTATAAAAGATTAAAAAGTTTAGTCTGCTTAGAGAAATGGATGGCTTGGGATTCGATATTAAGGAAATATATGATGAATCTCTGATTGACCCAAAAGAACAAGAAAAGATGCAAGAACAGTTTGATAAGAAGTCGATTGATGAAATTTTGACAGCTTATGAAATGAAGATTGTAGACATAAAAGAAAAATTCAGAACTTCATCTGAAAGTATGGGAATCCAGGGTGGAGAAGGTATTAATGAATTATTGGATTCATTCGAAGAGTCGCCGGATATTGGAGTTCCATTAAATAGCGAAATGCTTACTTCAATTTTTCGGGGATCACGGAAGAAAAAGTTCTATCTGCGCTCAAGTATTACAGGTGGCGGTAAAACAAGAAACATGGTCGCTGACGCTTGTCGCTTAAGTGCAACTGAACTTTATGATCCTAAAAAGAAGGAATGGGTATCAAACCCATGGAGTGAAAGTTCTACAGTTATTTCAACAGAAATGATGGCCGAAGAATTGCAAAGTTTAGCACTTGCCTACATTAGTAGTGTAGAAGAGAAAAAAATCCTTAGAAACACAATCAATGAAAAAGAAAAACAACTTGTTCGTAAGGCTGCTAAGGTTCTTCAAGAGTCTAACATATGGTTCGAACATCTGCCTGATTTTAATATTCAGGAGATTGAAAGAACAATTGAAAAGAACGTCATTAAAACAATGTAGAGTACGTTTATTTCGATTATATTCACTCATCAGTAACCATTTTTTCAGAGATGAGCAAAAAAAGCGGTGTCAACTTGAGGGAAGACCAAATTCTTTTGCTTATGTCGGATAAGTTAAAGGGCTTATGTAACAAATACGATGTCTATATGATGAGCGCAACTCAGTTGAATGGTGATTGGAAAGAAGCATGGTTAAAAGGACAAGTAATAGATGCTTCTTATTTGAGAGGAAGTAAGGCTATCGCAGATAAAACAGATGCTGCAATGATTATTCTTCCTTTAAGTAAAAAAGAGAAGGATGCAATTGATCCAATTTTAAAAGAAGGATTTTATCCAGAGCCAAATTTTGTTACACATGTATTTAAAAATAGGGGAAATGAGTATGACAAAGTTAAAGTCTTCTCCCATATCAATATGGGCAACATGCGGATAAAGGACTGTTTCACAACAAATCTTGACAATGAACTAATCACAGTTGAGAAATTGAATATAAAAGCAGGATGAGGGGTGTAGCGCCCTTTGAAGTATGATAAAGACAGAGTAAAAGAAAGCCTGACCATTGAGGATATACATAAGATTTTAAAAGATTTAGGTAGTGAGAACAATCAGTGGGATCAACAAGGAAATCCAATCTACAGAACCGTTTGTCACAATGCTGCTGGTGGAAGTTATAAGCTGTATTACTATCATGAAGCAAAACAGTTTCACTGTTATACAGAGTGTGGAGATAATTTTGATGTATTTGAACTTGTTATAAGAGCAAAAAGCCAAAAAGGAATTAATATTTCTTTTAACCAGGCTATCGAATATGTTGCCAAAATAGCAGGAAGAACATTTGGATTCGGGAATAGAGAGACATACATAAACAATGATTTGATTGATGACTGGGAATGGATGGGGAAGTTCAAAAAGAAGAAAAAAATACATATTGAGCTCCCCAGCTTTAATGAAACTGTTCTAGATGTGTTTGTGCCTTATCCTCACCAATTGTGGCTAGGTGAGGGAATAAGTCATAAGACATTAAAAGAGTTTGAGATTGGGTACTATTTTAGACCACATACAGAAGGGATTACCATTCCCCATCGAGATTTAAACAATAGGTTGATTGGTATACGTAGGCGCTCAATGATTAAAGAAGAAGTTGATGCAGGCTATAAATATATGCCTTTAAAAGTTGGCAATATCTTATATAACCATCAAACAATGATGAATCTATATGGATTACATAAAACAAAAATTCGATAGAAAGGTTCAAGAAAGTATTGATTTTCGAATCAGAAAATCAGTATTAAAATGCCAAGACTTTTACGGTGAATCAAACTTCACCTGTGCTGTTTGTTCAAGTAATATTTCTAATTTTCACCGGGACATTTTATTGTCTCTTGGTGTTGAAGAAGTTTTTATTGCTCTTGATAAATACCGACCACCAAAAGAACATGAAACAGAGGAGAAATATCAACAAAATTGGTTGAATATCAGAAGAAATTCTAAAGCTCGCAGCAAAATTTACTCCTTATGTTCGTGTGTATGCTTTGTGGGATTATGAAGGCTTACTGGATTATAAGGACAGCCCAGCTGACAAGGGAAAGGAAACTCTAGAGGAGCTAATGAGAAGGAAAATTGAGATTGGCACAGATGAAGGGGGAATTTAATGGAGTATAAACTAATTGGAGACAATGATTATAATTTCGATCCTTTAGCTACTATCTTGAGAAATAGAGGCATAGAAGATCCAAAGTTGTTTGTTAATGTTGATCACAGTTCAGTTATTCATTATTCAAAGCTTAATAATATTGATAAAGCTGCAGATTGTCTTATCAAGCATTTAAAGAATAAAATAAATTGTTTGTTCAGGTAGACAGTGATGTTGATGGATACACATCCAGCTCAATCATTATAAATTACATAAAGAAGATTTGTCCGAAAGCTAATATACATTACAGAATTCAAGATGGGAAAGAGCATGGGATTTTTATTGATACAATTCCTGATGATGTTGACTTAGTCATAATCCCAGATGCAGGTTCAAGTCAATTTGAGGAACATGAGGCTCTTAATAAGAGAGGCACAGAAATAATTGTTATTGATCACCATGAATGTGAACGAGTGTCTGAACACGCGATCGTAGTAAATAATCAACATTCGCCTAATTATTCGAATAAAACTCTGACAGGTGCAGGAATGGCCTATAAATTTTGCCAAGCAGTAGATGAAAAGCTAAATAAAAATGAAGCTGAACAATTCTTAGACCTTGTATCTATTGGTAACATTGCAGATTCGGCTGATTCAAGAAACCTTGAAACCAGGTATTTTATGAATGAAGGCTTGAAGAAAATTAAGCATCCATTATTAAAGAAGCTATTTAAGAAGCAAGAGTTTTCAACCAAGGGTGACAAGAACATACAGAATACACAATTCTTTATTAACCCCTTAATTAACGCTGCCATTAGGGTTGGAAGCAGTGAAGAAAAAGATCAAATGATGAGAGCATTCTTACTTTCTAAAGAAAAGGTCCCCTACAAAAACGTGGACAAAATGATACTGAGCTTGTGTCAATTCATGATGACACGGTTAGGGTTCTAGGAAATCTAAAGGCAAAGCAGAAGCGAATTGCTGATGCAGCTGGAGCTGAAATTAAAAATAGAATAGAGGAGAAAAATTTAACAGCGAATAAAGTACTCATTGTTTACATTGAAGGGATTCTAGATAAAAGCCTAACTGGACTGGTGGCCAATCAGCTTGCAGAAGAATATAAAAAGCCGGTCTTGTTAGCTAGGAACGATCCAGAGAAAGGTAAAGAGATCTTGAGTGGCTCTATACGAGGATATGACAAAGGGTTTATTAAGGACTTTAAAAAAGTGCTTTTAGAAACTGGATTATTTGAGTTTGTTGAAGGTCATCCAAACGCAGCTGGATTTGCAATTAGACGAGAGAACTTAATCCTGGTAAACGAAGTGCTGAATGAAAAATTTAAAGACATAGATATCGAAGAAGATAATCAGTATGTTGATTTTGAGATACCAGCAAAACAATTGAGAAAAGAATTTATACTTCAACTTGATGGTTACAAAGACTATTGGGGTTACAAAGTAGAAGAACCATTAATAGCAATAACGGATCTTGAAATTGATGTCGAACAAATTGAACATTTAGGAAAAAAAAATAAGACAACAGTTAAATTCAAGCATGGTGATATTGAATACATAAGATTTAAAAGTGATGAGAATTACTTTAATCAGCTTACAGAAACAAATGGAACATTAATCATTAATGTAATTGGTAAAGCAAAGGCAAATGAATACAAAGGCAAGAAAACACCTCAAATCGAGATTTATGAATTGGAGGTGGTTCGCACAAAACAAAAAGAACTTGTGTTTTAAGGGGGAAGAAAGTTGATAGGATGTCACTGCCACACAGATAGGAGTAACATAAGGCTTCTAGATTCAACAAACTCAGTTAAAGAACTGCTCAAAACTGCAGTAAAGATGGAATATAAGGGATTGGCCATAACAGACCATGAAGTCCTCTCAGCACATTTAGATGCTATTCGAACAGTTAGAGAAATGAAAAAGAAGGGGATATGCCAGAAGATTTTAAACTGATATTGGGCAATGAAGCGTACCTAGTCGATTCTTTAGAGGAAGTTCGAGATAACTATAAATCGGGAGTGACAAAATTTCCGCATTTCTTGATGTTGGCAATTGATCCAAGAGGACATGAGCAGTTAAGAATACTGTCTTCTCAAGCCTGGGAAAACTCATTTTATACAGGAACAATGGAAAGAGTGCCGACAGTAAAAAAGATGTAGAGGAGCTATTAAGTAAAGATCCAGGCCACATCCTTGCTACCACAGCTTGCTTGGGGTCTGAGGTAAACATTCACCTGTTAAAGATAAAGGCTTTTGAAGAAACTGGTGATTCTCAGTCAATTAAGCAGCACAAACTAAAGATTCATGAGTTTATAACTTGGTGTATAGAGGTTTTGGGAAGGATAAGTTTTTTATCGAGCTTCAACCTGCACTGAGTGAAGAACAGATTTACTGTAACAAGAAGCTGATAGATATAGCCAACGGGTATGACTTGCAAATGATTGTTACAACAGATGCTCACTATCTAAGACCAGAAGATAGAGCAATTCATCAAGCCTTTTTAAACGCTAAGGATGGAGAAAGAGAAGTTGATTCCTTTTATGAAGCCTGTTTCGTTCAAAACGTTGATGAAATTCACGAGAGAATGGACTACATTGATAAAGAAGTCATCGATCAGGCCATAAAAATACAATGCTCATTGGTGAGATGATTGAAGACTATACTATAGAGCACGAACCAATTATCCCTAAGATGGAGCTTCCTAACTTTAAATTAAGACATTTATTTAAACCAGCATATGATCAATATGAATATATAAAAAGATGTCTGAATCATCAGATGAACAAGATAGATATCTCCTTAAGTTAATTGAGGACGGATTTGAAGAGAAATTAAAGACAAGCGAACTAACGAGAGAAGCTTTTCATAAAATATTGAATAGGATTAACGTTGAGCTGGGTGAACTTTGGGAAATCAGCCAAAAGCTGAACCAGTCTATGCCTTCTTATTACATAACAGTTAGAGAAATCATTAATATTATTTGGGATGATGAGTGTGGAGGAGACAGTTTAGTTGGGGCAGCCAGGGGAAGTGCTGCAGGTTACTTAGTTAATTATCTTCTCGATAACACTCAAATTAATCCAATGCAATATGATTTACCACATTGGAGACATATACATAAATCGAGACCTGACCTTCCAGATATCGATATTGATACTGAAGGATCAAAAAGACAAAAATTCTTAAGGCACTTAGAGAAAGGTTTGGAGAGAAACGTGTTCTTCAAATTGCTACTTTTGGAACTGAGGGTTCAAAATCAGCGCTTCAGACAGCGTGTAGAGGCTTAGGAATCGATAATGATATATCTCAGTATTTAAGTGGAATGATTCCATTTGAAAGAGGATCTAACTGGCCTTTAACACATTGTTTTTATGGTGACAAAGAAACTGGCAGGAAGCCGATTAAAGAGTTTATTAGGGAGGTTGAACAATACCCTAATCTTAAAGAAACAGCTCTAAAAATTGAAGGGTTAACTAATAAGCGCTCTTCTCATGCAGCCGGAGTAATTATCTTTAACGATGAATATACAAAGGCGAATGCAATGATGAAAACTCCTAAAGGAGCTTATATTACACAGTTTAATATGGGTGACAGTGAAGCCATGGGCTCAGTAAAGTTTGACCTTCTTACAATTGAAGCTTTAGATAAGATTAGAGTAACATTAGACCAATTAATCGAGAATAAAGAAATTGAATGGCAAGGAAGCTTAAAGGAAACCTACAACAAATACATCCATCCAGACGTAATTGAGTACGAAGATGATAAGCTATGGGAAATGGCAGGTAATGGGGAGATCATGGATTTGTTCCAGTTCTCAACTGAAGTCGGTCATCAATCAGTTGTCAAAGTAAAACCTAAGAACTTACTTGAAGCAGCAGTAACCAATTCTTTAATGAGGCTTATGTCAGACGGTGAAGAACAGCCTGTAGATACATATGTAAAATACAAAAATGACCTTAATAAATGGTATGAAGAAATGAAGCGGTATGGCCTAAGCGAAAAGGAAATCAAAGTATTGGAGAGGCACCTTAAGGACATTTATGGTGTTGCTGATACTCAAGAAGTGGTTATGCAGATGGTTATGGACAAAGATATAGCTAACTTTGACATTAAAGAATCTAATTATCTTAGGAAATCCATAGCAAAAAAGAAAGAAGATGTACTAAAAGAAGTAGAAGAATTGTTTTTCAAAAAAGGAAAGGAAATTGGCACCTCAGATAACCTTTTGAATTATGTCTGGAATGTTCAATTTAAAAGACAGTTTGGCTACAGTTTTAGTTTACTTCATACCTTGGCATATTCAATTATTGCATTACAGGAATTGAACTTAAACTATCGATATAATCCTTTATACTGGAATACTGCTTGTTTAACGGTAAACAGCGGAGGAATAGATACCGAGGATACAAAAGACAACAAAAAGACAGCTGCTACAAACTACGGAAAAGTTGCTTCAGCCATCGGAAACATCAGACAAAGAGGGATTAAAATAGACCTTCCAGATATAAATAAGGCTGATTTTGGTTTTAGGACTGATATTAACAACAATTCAATTTTATTTGGACTTAAAGGAATGAATGGAATTGGAGACGATGTTATTCATCATATAGTTCTAAATAGACCATATAGTGACTTTAATGACTTTATTGAAAGAATGTTTAAGAGCGGCATTATTAAGAAAGGACAAGTAATCCAATTAATAAAAGGAGGCTGCTTTGATTCTTTTGGAGACAGGCAAGAAATCATGAAGGCCTTTATTAGCTTAATATCAGAACCAAAAAGTAAGCTTACGTTGTCTAATTTAAAAGTGCTAATTGAAAACAACATTGTTCCTTCAGAATTTGCACAAGAAGTGAGATTTTTCGCTTTAAAGATTACATCAGCAAAAAGGTGTACAAAACATTAAAGTCGCCAAAAGATAAATTTCTTTTATTGGATGATGTATCAGCTTCATTTTATAACCAGCATTTCAGTGAGGATAGTGTTGTTGACATGTTAAACGGGCAGCTTGTCATTTCTGAAAAAGCTTTTAAAAAAGAATATGATAACAAGATGTCTAATATAAAGTCCTGGATAACAACAGAAGAACCACTGAAGAAATTGAATGATTGTTTATTAATAAAAGAGTGGGAAAAATACGCCGATGGGTCATTAGGCAAGTGGGAAATGGATTCATTGAGCTATTATTATAATGACCATGAGCTTTCTGGTGTAAACTTTGCCAAGTATGATATTGCTGACTTTTATAAACTGCCAGCAGAGCCAGTCAAAGGTAAACCTTATCAATGGAGAGGGAAAACTCTCTATGAATATGAGACTACACGGATTATAGGCACTGTTTTAGATAGGGATAAAAACAAACATACAATTACTCTTCTAACACCTACAGGGGTAGTTACAGTTAAACAGTGGTCGGGTAGCTTTAGTCATTACAATAAACAGATTTCTAGATCCATTGGCGGCGGAAAGAAAGAGGTAGTCGAGAAATCTTGGTATACCAGAGGAACATTGCTCATGTTTACTGGTTTCAGAAGAGGTAACAATTTTATTCCGAAAGTCTATAAAGATAGCATATATAATCACACTGTCTGCAGAATAGACAATGTTGATAATGAAGGAAATATGAGTTTGACAACTAAAAGGACAGAAATATAAATCTTAACTGATAATAGGAGAGATGAAAATTTTCAAAAAACTTATAGACAAATATAAAAAATATGTATATCATAGAGTTAACGAAATGACACTTTTTGCTACAATTGGTTTGTTAGGAGTAGGGCTCGTTTATAGCGCTAAAAACTTGTATACACATCAAGACAATCAAGTCTCAATAAAAGAGTCATTTTATCTAAATAAAAAAGAGGTGACCCAAAAACTAATTCATGAAATTGACGTTCCAAGAATCCTTCCTAGGCTAAAGAGTGAGGAAGAAAAGCAAGCTGAAAGTAGAAAAAAGTATCTTAATGCGACGATTACATATCTAACAGAAGAAAATAAAAAGCAGCAAAACACAAAAACAAAAAAAGTGCAAAAATTAATAAAAAGAGAAGTGAAGATAACCCAGCTTCAAAAAGTACTAATGTAAAGGCAGTGAAGAGTCATGAAGTGATTGCCACTGCTTACACAGCGTTTTGTTCTACAGGGTGCACAGGGAAAACAAAAACCGGCTATGATGTATCAAACACATCCTATTACAATGGAAAAAGAATAATCGCTGTTGATCCAGAAATAATTCCTTTGTATTCATTAGTGCAAGTTTCATATGAAGGGAATAGCTTTCAAGCATATGCAATAGATACAGGAGGAGATATTAAAAACAATCGTATTGATATTCTAATGGACAGTGAGCAAGAAGCAAATGCATTTGGTCGTAAAGATGTAAGAGTAAGCTGGTAAATCAATCCAAATGACAGAAAGGTATAAACATTTCAACAATTCGTTCGATGCAATACATAACATGAAATTTATCCCAAGGAAAACTATTACATAGAGAGAGTGAAGAGGATGTTCATTTTAGATAAAGAGGCCAGGGTCAAATCAACTGGGGAGTGCGGGGTTATTGAAGCCATTTACCCTGAAACAAAGACAGTGGAACTTTGTTATTATGATGGAACTTATGATGAAAGGAGTTTTGATGATGTTGTTATGGCATCAAGTAGTTAAAATTTCAAGACAAAATTAAAAAATAGGGTGAGATAATTGAAGTGTATTCAAATTGAAATGTCATTCACAGACGAATATGGACAGGTAACCAAATTAAATAAGACTTATAAACCGTCGATTATTGAAGAACATAAAGGGGAAATCCCTGGATTGTTGTTAGATGATTTTAAGAGGTTCTTGTCGTCCCTTGGGTTTAATGAAAAACAGGTTTCTAGAATAGTAACAGAAGATTAAGAGGTTTTTTATTGAGGGGAGGTGGTATTAAATTGCCTAAATACTGGAGTTATCCTGTTGGGCTAGCTGTAGAAATTAACAATAATGCACGATACGGATGCCCACATCATGTGGGGAGAAAAGGAAAGATTATCGAGCATTTACATTCAGCTACATATGACTATGCAGTTAGCGATGAAACAGGTGACATTACTTACTTTAAAGAACATGAATTAACGCCACTAAAGGGAGGATTAACTTATGTTTAGAAAAGGTCAAAAGGTAATTGTTGATTTTACAGATGAGATTGGAGCTGTTGCGAAAGTTGATTACCGATACAACCAGGTAGAAGTGAAGTATCCTGACGGTACTTATCAGGTTGTTGGATTTCATAAAATAAGAAAGGTGGAGGATTAATGGCATTAATTATCTTGGAGGGGCCTGATTGCTGCTTTAAATCAACAGTTGCAGCAAAGCTAAGCAAAGAACTGAAGTATCCAATTATCAAAGGTTCAAGCTTTAAGTTGGCCACAAGCGGGAATGAGAAATTATTCGAGCACTTCAACAAATTAGCTGACGAAGACAACGTGATTATTGACAGGTTTGTTTATTCTAACTTGGTATATGCAAAGAAATTCAAAGATTACTCGATCCTTACAGAGCAACAGCTTAGATTTATTGAGGATAAAATTAAAGCAAAAACGAAGGTTGTATACTTACATGCTGATCCAAGCATTATTAAGGAACGGTTAAACGTACGGGGAGATGAGTATATAGAAGGAAAAGACATTGATTCAATTTTAGAGTTGTATAGAGAAGTTATGAGCAATGCGGGATTACATACATATTCATGGGATACTGGACAATGGTCAAGTGACGAAATTGCTAAAGACATAATCTTTTTAGTGGAATAGGGGAATTTATGAAAAAAGTAATTGCAATTGACATGGATCAGGTCTTAGCTGATTTACTAAGTGATTGGGTAGCTAACATTAACACACACGATGATCCTTTTCTCAAAGAGGAGGACATCCTGTGCTGGGATATAAAAAAATATACAAATACCAACAATAATGTTTATAGACATTTAGATTACAATTTGTTCAGAAATCTTGATGTTATAGAAGGCAGCCAAAGAGTAGTAAAAGAGCTGATGAAGAAATATGAAGTATATGTTGTGACTACTGCAACAAACCATCCAGAGTCCCTTAAAGCAAAGCTTGAATGGCTTACTGAGCATTTTTCATTTATCCCACATAGCAATGTAGTGCTTTGTGGCAATAAAAGCATAATTAAAGCAGACATCATGATAGATGACGCAATACATAACTTAGAATCATTTGAAGGAATGAAGATTCTATTTGATGCTCCCATAACAGGAATGACAACAGATTTATTCGTGTTATGAACTGGGAAGAGATTGAACGAAAATTACTTTAAAATATCTCATTTATAGAGTTTGATTAAATCTTATGAATAACAAGCACGTACCCATTTTCTAAAAGCTCATTTAAGTTTTCACTCACTTTACTTGGATACGGATGTACTTTAAGTAAATCAGAATACTCAATGTAAGAGTTGGAGTCACAAAAGTCTGCAATAAATAACAAAAGGCTTAAAGCGCTTGTACTTAAATTTGTTTTGAGCCTATCAACATCATGACAATAAGTCGCTTCATCATTGTATTCTTTATTAAAAATGGAAGATGGTTTAAGTTTCATCGTCTCACCCTACCTTAATTTAATGATAACTGAATATTGAGAAAATGAACAAGAAAATATGAAAATTTAGATAAAAGATCAATTTTATCGAAATGAGGTTGTGAAATGGAAGTTAAATGGTTAGTTATTTTTAATGATTGTAAAACCGGCAGTTCTTTGAGTGAGCTTACATATAGTAAGGATGGGGAAGGAAACCACCTAAGATTAGAGTCAATGGTGCCTCGTACAGGTGACTATATTGTAGGAGGAGATCTGTCATCAGATATAAATGATAAGAGGTGCTTTATTGTGAAAAATGTCTTCTGGAATCTAGATAGGAGAGATATAGAGGTTTATCTTTATGAGGTTGACAGGACTGTTTTCCCTTTATATAAATCGCTATAAAATTTGTCTTTTACTCAAATATAAAATAAGAGGAGTGTATTGATTGGAAAGTTACCCTGAGTCCTTAAAAAGAGAGACAGAGGAGATTAAAGAGCGTGTTAGGAATGGAAATATCAAAGAAGACAGGATTAAAGAAATTGCAGAAACGACAGTTGAGTTTTTGAAATCAGAGGAGAAAAGACATAAATACTTTTCTGAAGTTGCTGCAGCTATGGCTGATAACTTAAGTGAGTTTTTCAAATCTTATTTAAAAGGAGAGTGAATATGCTAACTGATCAAGAAAAAATTGACTTGGTAAACGCTCTTGATTTTGTAGTTATTGAACCACATACACAAAGCATTTACGTACATAACGATGAAAAGACCAATGGAGTATTAGCTAGGGTTTTGCACACTATTTCAGTAGATGAGTATATTGAGAGCTTTAAAAAGGGAGTCTAATTGATATCTTTCCAGCAGCAATGCAAGAAGCCGGTGCGGAAGGATTTAAAGATGGCCAGTTTGTGATTATGCCAAAGAAATTTTATGTTGATCAATGTTATGCGATGAGTAAGGAAATCGAGCGGTTAACTAACCTAATCACTCTACACAATATTAAACCAAATACATATCAAGGCTTGATTCATTAAATTGTTTCAAGAAAAAATGAAAGGATAAAGGGATGTTTATTGAAAAAGTATTATGTAAGGTGTAAAGATAGCAAAGGTGAAAATGCGTCTCTAGTTATTGAGGCGCTATCACCTGAACATGCAAAAGAACAAGCATACGAAGTACATGAGGTAAGGGATATTTATAATGTAAGTCTGGGAGAAGGAAAGTCAAGGAATTATCTTGAGCGAAAATATTCTCCATACATAAAAAATGACAATGGAAAAGCCATAACCATATTTTCATAAGGAGAGGGTATCATTAAGGATATTGTTAGAGATCTTGTAATTGATGATATAGATGCTGTTGAAGGGATATTAGATAAGCTTTATGTTTATTTGGAGAACACACTTAGGCCTGAAGAAAAGCGTGTTTGGGAGCGGTGTGATAAAGATATAATGTCTGTTTTTGCAAAGCTGAAAAATATTAAAGAAATTATTTAAAAACCGATAGACAAAAACAAATAATATGTATATAATAAATTTACATTAAAGGCGAAGGAGAGTGTTAATGAATCATATATGTGACATCTGTAAAGAGTACATAAGCGGAAAAACAATTTGTCTTAGAATCAGCGATGAAAAAACTTATGAAGACTTCAATTGTTGTGAAGGCTGTGCAAAGGGTTATTCCGAGAGAGTGAAAAATGAATGCAGTAATTTAAGTGTTAAGAAGACATTAGAACATTTAGGACTAAATAACAAATACAAAATAGAGGATAAAATATTCCTTTTATCGAGAATGGAGAGATGATGAGTGAATCAAGAAAAATGGGTAATCGTAGTTAGACGTGATGGAGATAAAAACAATGGAAAAGTATATAACAATTTTGTTACTGGAGAAAATTTGATTTTCACAAACCTGGAAGAAGCAGAAAAGTTCGCATTGAAAATTGAAACCGAAGGTAGAGGGTTATGGACATTGGTTGAACCATATGAAAAGCATGTGTTAACTGAAAAAGCTTTTGATGACAGTTTTGTCGCTACTATGAAAGCTAATCGTGAATCAACCCATGTGTAAGCGATAAGGAGAGGAGACAATTTAATGACAAAGACCTGGTTCATCAGCGATCCTCACTTTGGCCATAAGAATATCATCAAATATGAAGGTAATAAACGACTATTTAAAGACACTGAACATATGGACAATGTGATTATTGAGAACTTCAATAAAACAGTTAGCGAAGGTGATACAGTCTTTTGGCTTGGAGACATGTTCTTCTGTAATTCAAAAAGAATTGAGTACATAGTGAGTCGGCTAAAGAAAACTAGAAACATTCTTATTAGAGGAAATCATGACAAAGGAATTTCAGATACAAAGTTTAGAAGACTTGGTTTTGATCCACATAGGATGTATCTCTATGAGGATTACATACTTACTCATGAACCAATTTCTCAGGTGAATATGAACAGATTAATTGAGGAATTTCAACTTTGCTGTAATGTACATGGGCATACACACAGTGAGGAAACTGGTCTCGAAAAGCTAAGTCATGTTTGTGTAAGTGTTGAAAATACCGACTTTAAGCCAGTAACGATGGATTGGATTAACTCGAAAAGGTGGGAAGGTGTAAGAAATCCTCATTGGAAATAGAAATTAATTTCCCGGGCAAGCGCAGTATGCGACAAATCAAAACAAATAACGAGGAGTGACATGGTGCAATTTGCAATTAATATTCTTGAACTCATCGGTCTTTTGTTGATTGGACTTGTATCATTAGATACATATGGATCGAAAAGGAGAATAAAACCTCAAATCGCTTTTGGAATATTAGTTATAGCTGGAATGTCATTCTTAACCGGTTTGGGTTTATTGATTATAAGTAATATCTAAATAAAATTCAATTTTTAAAGAGACTTAAAAGGAGGTGAATAAGTGGGACGACATAAAGCAACATTTGAAGGGAAGGTAATTAAAAAAAGTTGGACATTAGGCCTGTGTGATGCCCTTGTCCCAATTGAGCAGCAATGTGAATACCAGCCATTTTTTGAAGGGAACATCGACTTAGACCCAATTGAAGTCGGAGGGAAAGTGTATATCCCAGGGTTTAACGAATACGTAGTCGTAACAGACAGGCAACGCAACACAAAAAATGAATGGGCATATCAGACTGACAAGATCATTAAAACAATTGAGGATAAAGAGAGCCTTGAAAAAGCAATTCAAAAACAAGAAAAAATAGAGAAATGGAATCAGCAAGTTAAAGAAGACTATGAACGCTTTAAAGAGCAAGAAAAGAAACGTAAAACTTCCTGGTGGAAGAGGTTTTGGAAATTCTGTGTAGCAGGTGAGATATAAATGAAAGTTTTATTTTATCAGAATAAAAGGAGGAGATAACTTGATCTTAGGTAGTAAAGAGAATCCTAGACACATTTTAGGGTTATCTGGTGGGAAAGATTCAGCTGCTTTAGCTATACATATTAAAATAACTAGACCAGATATTTTTAATAAGATTGAATTTTATTTCACGGATACTGGAACAGAACTCGATGAGCTGTACATTTATTTAGATAAACTTGAAAATATTTGGAGAAACCAATTTATAGAATAAAAGCAAATATTGACGAGAACAAAAGAATACAGTTTAAAGCTGAAAATGGAAACGATGAATCAATCCCTTTTGATGATATTCTTTTTAATAAATACAATGGATTTTTACCAGCACCGAATGCAAGATGGTGTACTAGGGATCTCAAAATAATTCCAATGGAAAAATGGATAAATGGGGATCATTGTATTTCCTATATTGGAATAAGAGCAGATGAACCTAGTCGTGAAGGTTATACAAGTAGAAGCAAAAAGTCAATATATCACCAGTATATCCGTTTAGGGAAGATGGTTTATTAATTAATGATATTTATAAAATACTTGAGGAAACGGTAGGTATCCCTCCCTACTATAGATGGAGAACAAGATCAGGTTGTTACTTCTGTTTTTACCAGCGAAGGGTTGAGTATGCTGTAATGTATTATCTATATCCAAATTTATTTAAGGAAAGTAAGAAATATGAAACTAAACATAGTGATGGAAGAATATTCACTTGGGTCAAGGATAAGCCCTTGGATTACATTAAAGATAATGCAAAAGAAATTATCATTAGATACATAAAAAACAATATAAAAAGCATCAAGTGCGTATAAAGAGAGCTTTATATTAAGCCTGGATGAAATGATTAAACTGATTGAAAATGAAAAAATTGATGAATTCATAAATACTTGGGATTTAAAAAGGCTACACGATGTAGACGGTGAAAATAAAGATGGTTGCAACGTGTGTGTGATATAGGAGGCAGAAAATGAAGTATATTTATCAGGAGGTATGAAGAGCGGGTGGCAGGAACAGACTCCTGAAATTGAAGGAGTAGATTATTTTGATCCAAGAATTCATTCCCCGCAAAATAATACATCCATGGAATTTGTATATAAAGATATCGAAGCTGTAAAATCTTCAGACGTAGTATTCTGCTATATGGAAAAAGACAACCCGACTGGATACGGGGCAGCGTGGGAATGTGCCATAGCAGCAGAGAATAACATACCAATAATTACAGTTTGGGAAAAGCCCTATACAGACCCATTTTTTGCATGTAACTCTCTTTACTTGTACAACAACTTTGAAAAAGGTTTAGAAAGGCTAGAAAAATTCTTAGAAAAAAGGTGAAATAGTTGGATTGGAAATTAATTGACAAAGATGGTAACTTTCTAAAATGGGTTAATTGTCAATATGATGCAAGTGATATCGCAACAATGATGTATGAGGCCCAGATAGTTACCTTAGATTTTAATAAACAAGAAGCAAAAATTCTTAAATAGTTTAAATAAAAGGATGATTTTAAGGAGTTGATTAGACATTAGTATAAGTCAAAGGCAGTCTCAACGTATTCGAGAAGCTCTGATAAATTCAAACACAACTGCTGAGGAAATTGGAATGGATAAGGCATTATCAGAAGTTCTCAATCTACTCAAGAGAAGAATTTTGGAGCTGGAAACTTTGTATTATCCAGAGTGGGAATATGAAAATGCAAAAGTGAAGCTTGAAGAGCTTAGAGAAATGGTGAATAGAATTAATGCACTTCGAGGAACCGGGAAGGATGAACAAAGTGAATTTGAAAATGCAGGAAGCGGTTTTACATCTAAACAAATATGACAGCAGTTCAAAAAGTGCTCAAGATGCACAGAAGTTGTTGAATGCTTTGAAGGATACATACGATGTAGTCGGTTGTCGGTTTAGACATTATAAAGGCGGTCTTTATAAGGTTATTGGAGAGGTCATTCACACTGAAACAGAAGAAAAGCTGGTTACATATGAAGACCAAGACGGATTACTTTGGGCAAGACCTAAAGACATGTTCTTTGGAAAAGTGGTTGTTGATGGTAAAGAGACTAAGAGATTCACAAAATAGATTAAAAGGACGATGAATATGAATAAAAAATACGGACTTTATTGCATGGGAACACTTGTTAACACTTATGATGACGCTATTGAGGCTCATAATGATGCTGTATATGCTCAAGAAGAAAGTGGAGTGCCGCATGAAGTAAGAGAAATCAGAAAAGGAGAGTAGGTAGGATGGAATACACTAAGTATGGAAATCTTGTAGAAGGCTATATAACATTCAATCTTTATTTTGAGACATTTGAATACAAAGAAGATAGCTTATTAGAACAAGTGAAATTCACCACAGTTAAAGAGTTATTCAACATGATGCAGCCAGACTATGTTGAAGAACTAAAGCAAGAAAACGGTGCAGATCAGGTTGAGGTTCATGATATCACGTTTAGCGCTAAAGAAGATGACACTGAGGCTTTCATCACAATGTATGACAACTCAGGAAACTATCGAATCTCAACAAATCTTGATGTAAGTGGCTTGGATAGCGAGTACAAGCAAACATTAAAAAGCATTAAAGGTATTATAGACAAGAAACTTTGAGAGTAAAGTAAAGGATGATGAAAATGAATATTAGAGAGTTTATTGCTGAGCAGAGAAAGACGAAAAGTTCTTGGGTTTGAGATCAAAATTAAGAGAACTAATTGAACACAGAAGACTTGAACTTGTTGAGATGCTTGGATATAAAATCGATAGTTTGAATCAAGAGCAACTTATAGAATTCAAAGAAAAATTCAGTGAATTAACTGCATTTAAAGAAAAGGTAGGTAATGATCCTTTCAGCATTAGTCTGGATGAACTTGGCGAACTTCTATGTTTCCAAAAAAATAAGGAAGGTAGATACAAAACTCTGGAGTATGTTTGAGTAAAACGATTGATCCATACATTGATAAACCAAAACAGGCTACAGCTATTTCTAGATAAATTCACAGTTTTATTCAAAATAAAAACAAAAATAAGGAGATGTAAAATGGGAGCAGCTACACGAATTGATCCAACTCAACCATATGTAAAAAAGAAGAACATTATTAACTTTACAGTAGCCACTGAGAACACTCATATTCATTTAGCTGATGGGCAATCTTTTCCTGTATTAAAAGGAGAGATTATTGCAACTGACCAACAGGGAAATCAATTTGTTGAATTAGAAAAGAATCTAGATGATTACGTTCCAGTTAAGAAGAGTTCCTTATATGAAAGTATGGCACAGGGCTACATGGAAATGGGCGACATTAATCGTGAAATATCAGAAGCATTTAATCATGCTGAAAATGAAGCTGAAACAGCGACTACAAAATTAATTACTGGGGCATATAACGATTAGTGATCATTACATATGAGAGTAAAACTGGCAATGTAAGAAGGTTTGTAAAAGCGCTGCAACAAGAGTTTGACGTTGAGGCAATTGAAATAACTGATGATACGATCATCAATCAAGAATTCATACATATTACATATACGATAGGCTTTGGGGAAGTACCTGAAAGGACTTTGAGTTTTATCAATAAGAATAAAAATAAAATTAGAGGAGTTGCTGTTAGTGGTAACAAGGTTTGGGGTGATAACTATGGTTTAGCTGGAGACAAGCTTTCAGCTAAGTTCCACACCATTGTTATTAAAGTTTGAACTTAGTGGAACGAAACAAGATCTACAGAAAATCATTCAGGAGGTACAACTTATTGACAAACACAATACCAAATTGGATCAAGCTCAATAATGAAATCATGATCCAGAAAGATGGGAAGTATCAATTTGAAAAGGATAAGGAGGCCGTACATAGTTACTTTGTTGATTACATAAATCAAAACACAGTCTTTTCCATGATCTGAAAGAGAAGCTGGACTATCTGATTAAAATGATTATTACGAGGAAGAATTCTTAAGCAAATATACATTCGAACAGATTAAATCAATCTATAAGATTGCTTACAGTTACAAATTCAGATTCCCTTCTTTTATGAGTGCCTTTAAGTTCTACAATGACTACGCATTGAAGACAAACGATAAAACAAAGATCCTGGAAAGGTATGAGGATCGTGTCTCAATTGTGGCTTTATATTGCGCTGATGGCGATTACGAGAAGGCTGTTGAGGAAGTACATACTATGATGAAACAAGAGTATCAGCCAGCAACACCTACTTTCCTTAATGCTGGACGTAAGCGAAGAGGTGAAATGGTGAGCTGCTTCTTACTTGAAGTAGGCGACAGTTTGAATGATATTTCACGTGCTATTGATATTTCCATGCAGCTTTCTAAGCTAGGTGGAGGAGTAGCATTAAATCTAAACAAACTAAGAGCCAAAGGTGAAGCGATTAAAGACGTAGAGAATGCGACTAAAGGTGTCGTAGGTGTTATGAAACTATTGGATACTGCTTTTAGATATGCAGATCAGATGGGACAAAGGCAAGGGTCAGGAGCGGCTTATCTAAGTGTATTCCATCCAGACATTACAGACTTCCTGGATACAAAAAAAATCTCAGCAGATGAAGATGTCCGAGTTAAAACACTATCCATTGGTGTAGTTGTTCCTGATAAGTTTATTGAACTTGCAAGGGAAGACAAGGATTATTACATGTTCTATCCGCATTCAGTATACAAGGAATATGGACAATATCTTGATGAGTTAGACATTAATGAAATGTATGATGAGCTTGTTGAAAATCCAAGAGTTAGAAAATCAAAGGGAAATGCTCGAAAGCTGTTAGAGCAATTGGCCATTCTAAGAAGCGAATCTGGTTATCCATATATCATGTTTGCTGACAATGTAAATAAAGTGCATCCAAATGAACATATTTCAAAAGTGAAGTTTTCTAATTTGTGTTAACTGTAGCACCTTCGGTCAGCAATGATCGTAGCAAACCCGTCTAAACGGTGAAACTCTATTCAATAGACAATACCGTGCTAAGCCGCACCTTGCGGAAATGCCGAACGACTATCGAAACCACGCATACGCGTAAGGGAGTAGAGTACATCGCAAGCATATGGCGATGGAAACGGCGGGCGGCCTTATAGGTCGATGATATAGTCTATTCTTACGAGTGATCGTAAGCAGTTCATAAGAGAACGGACGAGAGTGTTGCGCCTTTCGTTGAATATTAAAGTCAGAGGTACTCCAAGCATCACAAGTGTCAGTTTATACAGATTATGATCAGGAAGATGAAATTGGATTAGATATCTCATGTAATCTTGGCTCCATGAACATTGTAAATGTAATGAGTAATCAATCAATTGCTTCAACAGTCAGAATAGCAATTGACTCACTGACAACCGTCACAAGAAAAACAAACATTGTAAATGCTCCAGCAGTTGCGAGAGCAAATACACTAATGAGATCAATTGGTCTAGGTCAGATGAACCTCCATGGATTTCTAGCTCAAAATAATATTGCTTATGAAAGTGAAGAAGCTAAGGATTTTGCAAATACATACTTTATGATGGTTAACTTCTACTCCCTGCAGCGTTCTATGGAAATTGCACGAGAAACAGGGGAGACATACTACAAGTTTGATGGTTCAACTTATAAATCAGGTGAGTATTTCGAAAAGTACGTAGCAAATGATTATAGCCCTCAGTTTGAAAAGGTTAAAAAGCTATTTGGAGATCAACATATTCCTAACATTGAAGATTGGACGAAACTTAAAGAAGATGTAATGAAATATGGCATATACCATTCGTATAGGCAGGCTATTGCACCTACGGGAAGCATCTCATATGTTCAATCATCTACAGCAGGTGTAATGCCAATAATGGAGAGAATTGAGGAACGTACATACGGAAACAGTAAGACATATTATCCGATGCCAGGTTTATCGGCTCAGAACTGGTTCTTTTATAAAGAAGCCTACGATATGGACATGTTCAAGGTAGTTGATCTTATTGCTACGATTCAGCAGCATGTTGACCAGGGAATTTCATTTACCTTGTTCTTGAAAGATACGATGACAACGAGAGACCTAAACAGAATAGACCTCTACGCTCATCATAAAGGAATTAAGACCTTGTATTATGCTCGCACAAAGGATACAGGCCAAGAAGGTTGCTTGTCATGTGTAGTTTAGGAGAAAACGGAAGGAGCATCACAATCTTCAATTAAGAGTTAACAATTGGTGTGTGAAGGATATAAACGAGCTAAACATTAGGAAGTATAAGTGGAATATAAGCAAGCCAGCAATTTTACCGACTTGCTTTGGGGATCACTGGGCTACAACTTTACAGCTTTAAAGAAACCATCAACGCTTTCCCCAGTTCCACTATCGTAGTTGAATATATATTCTCCTTGTTGTTTAACAGTATATTCTTTGATGAAGGTTTTTCCTGGTTTTAACTCCTGATCTGATTGAAGGACATTTCCATTTGGATAATAAATTGAAAACTCGAAAGTTTTATTTCCATCATTTGCAACAAAAACTCGGATTTTGCTTTTAGTGCCGCCTTCATAAGTAAAAGTAACATCTCCTTTTCTTCAGAAAAAGGGCCACACTTTAAAAACGTGCCTTCACATGCCCAACTAGATTTTGTGGGGATGATTGATCTTTAATTGTTTTTGCAGATACGTCCGTAACTCCCATAAAAGGAATTAGTCCTAGAGCAAGAGCACCAGCAATAAATTTCTTTTTCATTTTTTATTCCTCCCTTAATAGTGAATATGTTGCATTATAAAACTTACAACATCTATAAAATATTTCCTTCTTTTTACAAGTGTTGAGGGAGGAAAAATATTTAGGAGGTCACATTTTTGTCACAACTAAACAATAACAAGCTGTATACCGCAGCAAACTGGTCAAAGCATGAAGACGATTTTACCCAAATGTTCTATAACCAAAACGTGAAACAGTTCTGGCTTCCGGAAGAGATTGCTTTAAACGGCGATCTCCTCACATGGAAGTACCTCGGAAAAAATGAGCAGGACACTTATATGAAAGTCTTAGCTGGGTTGACGTTGTTAGATACAGAACAAGGCAACACTGGCATGCCTATCATTGCTGAACATATAGATGGGCATCAAAGAAAGGCAGTTCTAAATTTCATGGCTATGATGGAAAATGCTGTTCATGCAAAGTCTTACAGCAACATTTTTCTTACATTAGCTCCAACCGAGCAGATAAATGAAGTCTTTGAATGGGTGAAAAACAATAGGTTTCTTCAAAAGAAGGCTAGAACAATTGTTTCAGTCTATAAATCAATCAAGAAAAACGATGAAATTTCTTTATTCAAAGCAATGGTTGCATCTGTTTTTCTGGAGAGTTTCCTTTTCTACTCAGGGTTTTATTATCCACTTTACTTTTACGGACAAGGAAAACTTATGCAGAGCGGGGAAATTGTAAATTTAATTATCCGTGACGAGGCGATACACGGCGTTTACATCGGTTTATTAGCACAGGAGATATATAAGAAACAAACTCCTCTGAAGCAAAAAGAACTGTATGCATGGGCTTTAAGTTTACTGCAGGAGCTTTATGAAAATGAACTGGAGTATACAGAAGATGTTTATGATCAGGTTGGATTAGCTCCAGATGTAAAGAAATTCATCAGATATAACGCAAATAAAGCTTTAAACAATCTGGGCTTTGATCATTGGTTTGAAGAAGAGGATGTTAATCCAATTGTTATCAATGGTTTGAGCACTAAGACTAAATCCCATGACTTCTTTTCAACTAAAGGAAACGGGTACAAAAAAGCCACGGTTGAACCATTAAAGGATTCAGATTTTATTTTTAACGAGAGAGGATGTATTTGATGAGAGTAATTAAATTAGAGCAGCCTAATTGTAATCCATGTAAAATGGTGTCCAATTACTTAGAGCAAGCAAATATTCAATTTGAGACAGTTGACGTTACACAGGAACCAGAAGTGGCAGCTAGATTTGGTGTTATGGGAGTTCCGGTAACCGTTTTGCTGAGTGATCAAGGAGAGGAAGTAAACCGAAGTATTGGTTTTAAGCCTGATGAACTTGATGAGTTACTAAAGGAATTACGATAAAAGGGTAATTTTAAACAAACTTAAATTTAAAGGAGCAAATAAATGTATTTCATTGAAAATCAGGAAGGGTTAATCGGAAAAGAAGTTGCTTATGTTTGGGCAAATCAATTTTGTGAGCAAACAACGATTATAACTAAAGATGGAGGCGTGTTTATGGTTTGTCAACAATCTGACTGGGATGATGGCTATGAGACCAGAATATTATACCCGCATGAAGCTAAGAAGATATTACATCCCTTGAAAAAAGACTTGCATGTCAAAGGAGTGATTGATGAAACAGAGTGGGAAGAGTACGAGAATGAGCTAAAAAAGAAACAAGATGCTGAAAGAGAAAAGTATCTCAAAGAGAAAGAAGAACGCGATCGTAAGCTATATGAAGAGTTGAGGGCAAAGTTCGAACAATAATGAACAGTTTGCTTAACTGAAGAATGCAATACAAGAACTTACATACCAAAACAAAAGGGGCTATTAAATAATGCAAATTAAAATCAAATACTTAGATGAAACACAAACAAGAATCAGCAAAATTGAGAAGGGAGACTGGATCGATCTTCGTGCAGCTGAAGATGTAGCGATCAAAAAAGATGAATTTAAACTTATCCCATTAGGTGTGGCCATGGAATTGCCTGAAGGCTATGAAGCACATGTCGTTCCTCGTTCGAGTACGTATAAGAACTTTGGTGTGATTCAAACAAACTCAATGGGTGTTATCGATGAGTCTTATAAGGGAGACAATGATTTTTGGTTCTTTCCTGCTTATGCATTGCGTGATACTGAAATTAAGAAAGATGATCGTATCTGTCAGTTTAGAATCATGAAGAAAATGCCGGCGGTTGAATTGGTTGAAGTAGACTATCTAGGCAACGATGACCGAGGTGGGTACGGTTCAACTGGAACGAAGTAATTTACCATGTAGACAGTCTCTTTTTGGACTGAAACTTTTATAAAGCATTAACGTAGTACTTTATAAAGGGAATAAGGAGGTTTCTTCATGGGGTTGAATTTCTTTAATGCAGAGTTAAAGTGCTCAAACTGCGGTAAAGTACTTAATTCAGGTGATGAAATAGTGGTACATATTACCCTGCCAAGTCAAAAGAAAATGCCTGTTGGTATCTTAGACAAAGTATTAAGTAAACACTCTGATAAGGTTTATTGTAAGAAGTGTAGTGAGTAAGTTTTCAATGTTATGAGGATGCTCCTAGAGGTTTCCTCATAACAAATATCAATTTAAATTAGAAAATAAAGATTACTTTTATCTAAAATCAATAAGGAGGAAAGAGATCATCAACAACAAAGAAAGAGCTTTACAAGCAAAATATGACGACATGCTTTATAGGAATGGCCTTTGCTTTGGGTTTCTTCAATTGCAAGGACTTGAAGATGAATTTATTGACCATATGAGACAAGTTGCTGAGTACGAGAAAGACCTGAGATACAAAAAGGCAGCGACTAACTTCCTTAAGATACATGACCAAAATAAACTGGGTGGGTGATTAATTGTTAAAGGATAAAAATAAAATATTAAAGAGTATTGAAAAGATCAACAAACTTGAAGAAGGGTTGTCACTATTTGAAGAAGGTGACGAAGAATATTTAAGTGTATTAGTGAAAATTCAGGGGCTATATGATGAAATCTCAGATACTGCTTTAGAGTGTTTTAAAGAGATGACTGCAAAAATCAGGAAAACTGGTCAGAAACGGATTGTAAAAGGGATTGATCAGTTACCACATGCAATTAAAGAAAGTATTGCTGATCAAGTGAATGGTTTAAAAGGGGAGCTATTTGAATAAAAGCAAATATGAATGGTGTTGAATTTGAGGGTGAGTAATAGCTAATCAAACACAAATATAAAATTAGGAGATGTTTATTATAACATATGTAACTTTATTTCTAGCAGCTTATCTAATTGCATTAAACATTAATGAGGTCAGATTGATTGTTCGAGGAGAAGGTAATGCGTATAGAAAAGTAAAGAATGTGGTCGATAATTCATCATTAGAAAGTATGAAACGAAATAAGAACTTGATTTACCTGTTTACTTTGCTCAAGGGGATATCTTTCATTGTCCCTTTGGCTTATATCGGATTAATTATGCATGATAACATCCTAATGCTTGCATGGACAGCAGTTTCACTTATATATGTTGTCCTTAGTATGTTTAAAGTTTTAGATGTATTAGACGGTGAAAAAACTAAGCAAAATACATATATTTACTGGCTGTTTGTTTGTGGGAATTTTCTTTTTGTTGTATTTTATTTGGCAGGTGTATTCTTATAAAATATTTAATTAATGCTTTGTTTTTTCATATATAATTCAAAAAAGGACTGAGAAATATGACTCAATTCGATAAACAATACAATTCAATTATAAAGGATATTATCAATAATGGAATCTCAGACGAAGAGTTTGATGTAAGAACCAAGTGGGACTCAGATGGAACACCGGCACATACTCTAAGTGTAATGAGTAAGCAAATGAGATTCGACAACTCAGAGGTTCCGATTTTAACGACAAAAAAGGTTGCCTGGAAAACAGCCATTAAAGAGTTGCTCTGGATTTGGCAGCTGAAATCTAATGATGTTAATGATTTAAACAAGATGGGCGTACATATTTGGGATCAGTGGAAACAAGAAGACGGCACCATCGGACATGCATATGGATTTCAGCTGGGGAAGAAAAACAGAAGTCTAAATGGAGAAAAAGTGGATCAGGTAGACTATCTTCTTCATCAATTGAAGAACAACCCGTCTTCACGCAGACACATTACAATGCTGTGGAATCCTGATGATTTAGATGCAATGGCCTTAACACCATGTGTATACGAGACACAATGGTACATTAAACAAGGTAAGCTCCACCTCGAGGTAAGAGCACGGAGCAATGATATGGCATTGGGAAATCCATTCAATGTATTCCAGTACAATGTGTTGCAGCGCATGATTGCTCAAGTCACAGGTTATGAGCTTGGTGAATTTATCTTTAATATTGGGGATTGTCATGTGTACACACGTCATATAGACAATTTGGAAGTCCAAGTGGAAAGAGAACAATTTGAAGCACCTGAACTATGGATCAATCCTGCAGTGAAAGATTTTTATCATTTTACAATCGATGATTTCAAGTTAATCAACTATAAGCATGGAGACAAGCTTTCATTTGAGGTAGCGGTTTAATGCTATCTCTTATTGCTTGCTGTGATAAAACTCTGGCCATTGGATATAAAAACAAATTACTGTATCATTTGCCTGCTGACATGAAACACTTCAAAGAAAAAACTGAGGGGAAAATATGTATTCAAGGAAGATCAACATACGAATCAATAATCGGTATAACAGGTAAGCCTCTACAGAATAGAAGGAATATTATACTTACTAGGGATCAGAACTTTAAGCCAGATTATTCGTCGTTTGTTTATCATTCAATTGAGGAGGTCTTAAAGCTCATTCAAGGACAAGTTAACACTGATGAGGAAGTAATGGTGATAGGAGGAAGTATGATTTACAAAGCATTCTTGCCCTACGCTGATAAAGTGTATTTGACAATTGTTGATTCAGAGTCAAATGAAGTAGATTCATATTTCCCAATGTTAGATGATCATTGGAAAGTGACTAATAAACAACATAATAAAGCCGATGAAAAGAACAAATACAATTATTCCTTTATAACTTTTGAAAATAATTATAGACAAAGGTAAAAAATATGTATAATATGATAATAAGGAGGTTATGTGACAACAGTTTTTTATTTAAAAACAAAAACAAAAAATATGCATTTTGATAAAGCTAATATTTTATTCAAACTTTAAGGAGGTGATTAATTGGAAGTAGGAGACAAAATACATAACACCAACGAACAGATAACAGCCTTAGAGAAAAAGAAATACCAAATTGAAACAACTTTACTTGAAAAACAAAGGGATCTGTTAAAACTCGAAACTCAGCAAAATAAAGAGAAGCTTGAATTGTTATTCGAGCTAAGTGAAGTCTTAACCCAATTGGAAGGTGAAGAATGGGTAAGCTGCACGATTGCTTTACGAATTATTAGAAGAAATAAAAGAAAGTACTTAGACCTTTTGAGCTGGTTAACGAAAAAGCATACATAAATAAGGATAAATTTAAAGTTCTTCATGATGAATTCTTTCAATTGAAGCTACAATTAAATGAGATATGAGGAGTTGTCAGTTGACGGTAGCGAAATTGGAGGTGACAAATATATGTGTACATGTGAAGAGGGTAGTGGCAAATGTCCTTATTGTGACGGAGCACTATCTGTATTTTAAAGAGAAGGATAGTGAGCTATGGAGAAAATCAATGGCAGGTATAGGATTAAAACACCTTGTCCAAAGGGAATTTCAGGATGTGCTGTTTGTCATTATTTATGGATAGACGAAGATGCGTACGACCAGATTTTCGATTGTTATTATGATTATTATGGCAAAAAACCAGACCCAGCATCTATTGTTCAAATACATAAACACCTGCCGAAAGATATTCATTTGTTAGCAGAAGAGTGGGGATGGCATGACACAGAGGTCAGAGAAAAAATTTATAAATGGTTGAGAGAAGAGATGATCTGGGTGTTCGGGTTTGGGAAAGGAGTATAAAAATAGAGGGGATTAACCCTCATACATTAATGAAATTGGCCATTCATACTTTGTTGAGCTAAACGTACTAAACGTTTTGTGATCTCTCCACCTACTGATCCGTTTGCTCTACTTGTTGTCTCAGGCCCTAAGTTCACACCGAACTCAGAAGCAATTTCATACTTCATTTGTTCAAGGGCACCAGCAGCTTGAGGCACAAGTAATTCATTGCTGTTGTTTGATCTGTTTTGTTGAGCCATATGATCATCTCCTAAAGTTGTATGTAAACAAGCTTGTTCAATTGTATTGTGTGGAGATGTTTTGTAAATATACACATTAATTTAAAGTGAGGGGATTTAAATGTCAATTGGTCATGGAGCATGAATTAACACGTACTTAAACAAAGAAGGGGGATAAAATGAAAATCGATTATGTTTCAGATCTGCATATTAATCACTGGATACCTTGGGACAATGACCAAATTAAATGGGAAAGGCGAACAAGGGAGATTATTAGAAGGCTGATATCGAATGGAAATGGAGAGGTATTAATCATTGCCGGTGATTTTACTGAGTGGAATCAACAGACACTGTGGGTACTTGATGAAGTAGCAAAGCAGTATGAAAAGGTTTACTTCACATATGGTAATCATGATCTTTATTTACTCAGTAAAAATCAGCAACGAAAATATTCCGATTCATTGGGAAGGGTGAATGATTTAATTCAGAAGGCTACAGACATCAATAATGTCACTCCATTAATAAAGTCTACGGATACATACAAAGGGAAAGTCTTTGCAGGAGATGTTATGTGGTATCTTCCAAAAGGAAATGAAGGATGGGATTTCTTCAAAGGTGTCTCTAATGATTCAAACTATATCAGCCTTAATGGATACAGCAAAGAAGATGGGGTACGAGCAATGTGGAAAGAATCAATGGGCTGGTATGACACTCTTGAAAACTCTCACATTGATGTATTTGTCTCACATGTTCCACCTGTTCACAATCCTTATTCTCCGTTTGAGCCTAACAGCTGCTATATGGTTGATGTCCCGTTCATTAACGCAAAACATTGGGTTTGTGGTCATGATCATTTACAAGCTGAGTTTGACAAAGATGGAACGAGCTTTCACATGAACTGCATTGGATATCCATATGACTATGATATGTATCCTAGAGTAAATGAGATACCAGGTAAGCAAGTTGATACGTATAAAACGTTTGAGCTGAAGACATTTGAAATCAAATGAAATTCTAATTTTATACAGAAGGGAAGGGGAGACATGGAAAATGAAGTTGTGTTTTTTTGTAGAAAATGCAATCATCACTTGTTTGCTAAAAATCCTATGATAAACACATTAAAGGTTATATCTGAAATGGATTGCCCTAATTGTGGAGAAGAGGGTTATCATAATTGGATTCTTTCGCATATAGGTGATTCAGAGAAAGAAAAGGAGAACTACAATTGGAAGTAGATAAAATGTTGATTTGATTCAAAAAAGGAGGGGATGACATGTTCCTTAAATGGGTTGAAAAAAGAGAGAAGGATAAGATGATGGATGACCTAAGTGCATTCATCGACAATCTAATCAATGAAAGGGATTCCCTTGTAGACAAGGTAAGAAAGCTCAGCAAAGATGAGGAAATCGCAAAATTGTTAAAAGAAAATGATAATCTTAGAAATAATAGCCTTCATACTTTATCAGAAAAAGAAAGAAATGAAGCAGATGCTTTTAGGGATGAACATTTGGGGAAATGCAAAGGTAGCATAGCTTATCTTTTGACAGGAGTGAGTATGGGTACAGCTGTAGAGGTTATTTGCTCCAAATGTAAAACCAAAAAAGACATTACAGACATTAGTACGTGGTAAACAAAGTAGCGAAGTGATTTAAAGGAGATGAACTCTTGACTGTATATGAAAAAATTATGAGCCACCCTGAAAGCAAAAAGGCAGTGTTAATCAAGTTTGGTTTTGGGCAATTGTCCCCGATTAAAGTGGAAAAATGGTTTAAGTCATACAATCCACCCAAATACTACGAATTTAGAAAAGCAGCTAACCACAGAAAGGTTACTGACCTACATACTCAAGCAATGACAAAGGATCAAAGGACGCATTTATTAAACTTGGAAGAGGTCTTTAATGATGAAAAGTCTAGAAATGCGTTATTAAAATTAGCAGAACAAAACACTAAGAGAAATAAGGATGGACTGACTATTATCGAAAAACATGATCCTTGGAGGGGCTAAATGCAGGCGAACATTACTAAGGAACTGTCGTGGTGGGGAGTTACTTTGACTGGAAGTATGAAAACCGTAAAATCTTTAAGCGAGCTGATGGAAATAAACAAAGAACTGTTCGAGAATCTCTACAAAGTCCAAACAGACACAATTGAAGAGCTTGTAAACAAATTATATGAACAGGTTCCTGAGTATGAGAAGAAATTCTTGAAGTATATTAATGAACAGCTACCTAATCTGAGGAGGTGCTTACAAGTCGAACTGCCCTATAATACTCAACTAATATCGAGCATTGAATACGAAATATACATATCAGGTGCCGAAATTGATTGTGAATACCCTTTTGATGCGAGAGGTTGTATTATTACTTTCTTTCAACGGTTACCAGAAATAATCGATTTGCACAGGGAGGGATTGAATGAAAAACGCAATGTCCTGGTTTGATTTAGATTTTGAGTTTAAACCAGACAATAACATTGATGAAGCTCTATTGCGATTATTTGATCTCATGAAGAAGAGTCTCCACATTTATTTCAATATTGAAAATTCTTCTGATATTCATGAGTTTTTAAAAATCGCTGCAACAAAGAGCAATGTTGATTATTCCTTCATTGAATGGATTAGGGGAAAGGGCATCCCAAGATTAAAGAAAATTGATTTCGAAAATTTACCAAGCAATGATCAATTTCTTGCAATGATTGAGATCGATGAATACTGTCTTAAATGTGAGATGGATTTTAAAGAGCCAGAAGAGGTAAGGGGTTGCATCATCACGATCATTAATAGTATTCAGGAATATACTAATATTTGCAAACAGTTAATTAAGGGAGGGCGAGTGATCTGATTGTTACGGCATGGGTTTTATTAGTTGTATTTGGGCTTGTGTTTTTAGCAAATGTGGATTCCGAAGAGGATATTAAATTTGCAGTGTATATTGGTGTAATAAAATTTGTTTCAGTTTTCATTGTTGCAATTGCAGCAGGTGTAATATGGGGAGGGTTGTTTCAATGAGTGATATTGAAAATAAGTATGTGAAACTAAAGCATGTTAAAGAACTATTGGGGTTAATAAAGACCAGAGACAGTTATTATGATTGGTCGGATAACTATGAAAAATATGATAACAAAGTAAAAAATACAGTAGAGTGGTTGGAACGGAATGCTAAAACATTGGATAAGCCGATCAAATTTAATCAAAAAGAAGAATTTTATGAAGTGACAAATTATGAACCAGTGGAATTAAGTAAATGAATAAGCCGGTAATAACGTTAACATATGGTTTGGGTATTGTTGAAGCGTTTATTATGGGTTTTACCTTAGCACAGAAGTATTTTGTTCCGGCCATCATAAGTGGGATATTGACTTTAATCATTGGTTATTTCCATGTATGTAAAGGCTCAAAAACTAAATAAAATCGGTCTTTTATTTAGAGTGAAAATAAAATTAGTGGATAATTTAAGGGATTTATGAATTTAAAAGTCCAACTAATAAGCCAAAGAGACTTAACACTATTGAAATGCAAAGAAAAGCCCATATCAAAGCTGTTAAGGGATTGTTAAGTCCAATCCTTTCTTTCCATCCTATTTTAGTGGATTCAGCAGTTTTATTCTTTGCTAATTGAATGTATAAAACAACATTAAGACAAAGTGAAATAACGAGCGCCGGAATTAAATAAAGGTTCATTTTGACCACCTTTCCAACATTTAAGACTAATACAAGAGCAATATTAACACAACCATATTTTACCTTCAATATAGATTAGGAGAGTGATTGATTGGGAGCAAACAATCAAGGGAAAGTTTTTGAAGCGAACATTGAAAAATCAGCAGCAGATCAGAAGCTGTTCTTTTACCGGATTAAAGATGTTAATCCAATGTTCTTGAAAAGAGGGGCAGCAGTATCAAAAAACAAATATGACTGTTTCTTGCATTTTAACGGATACTTGTTCCCCTTTGAGCTTAAGTCGACAAAGAACAAGTCCATTTCCTTCAGTGAGAAGATCATAAAAGGGCAGCAGATTAAACATTTAAAAGAGGCAGCACAATACCCAAATATAATTCCTGGTTTCCTGTTTCAATTTAGAGAGCCAGAGAACAAGGTTTATTTCGTACATATTGATGATTTCCTTACATATAAGAACATAGCAGAAAAACAGTTGGAACATACATATAAGAATAAAGTTAACAAGTCCAGTATCCCGATAGCAATTTGTGAAGAGATCGGTACAGAAGTGCGCTGGATGAAAAAGAAAGTGAATTATACATATTATCTAAACAAACTTTGCGATGAATTGATAAAGAAATCCAAGTTATTGGACAACCCACTTAATTCATACATTGATGACAAGTCATCTATGGGAGTGGTGCATCAATGAGCAAAAGAAGAGAATGCGCAGAAAACTATAAGGTAACCACAGTTATTAATCAGGATGTAGAAAATTGGGTAGAAGAGGTGATATCAACTAAAGAATTTTATGATTTTGCAGCTACATTAATGTACAAGTATAAAAAGCATAAGGTAAAACAAGTATACCTGTTTTTCCCATGGTATACTTGTGCTTATATACAGACATAAAAGATAAAGCAATATGGAGGTTATGATCTATTGCTTATATTAAAGGGAGATCAAAAGCTAAGTACGGACAATATAATGCATTTGATTGGTAAAATTAATGCATTGATTTATGCCAGAGTATCAACAACAGATCAAGCTAATAAGGGTTTTTCAATTGAGTCACAAATAGAAAGGTGTAAAGAAAGAGCAATCTCTAAATTTGGATACAAGGAAAGCGAAATAATTGCGTTAGTTGAACCGGGGGGCATGGGAGATGATCCAAACCGGCCAGCTCTTAATCACGCCTTATATTTATTAGAAAAAGGACTAGGAAAAAAATTCATAGTATTACACCCAGATCGTCTAACTAGAGATAACACCTTACAGGGTGTGGTATCAAGAAGAATATGGGGTATGGGTGTTGATATCGAGTTTATTGAATTTGAAGTAAATCCTCATGATCCTGAATCAATGCTGATGTACAACATTCAAGGTTCAATTGCACAGTACAATAAGGCGAAAATTCATGCTAACTCAAAGCGAGGAAGATTGGCTAAAGCGAAGAAAGGTGAATTTCCTTCATTTAAAAGGTTGTATGGGTACAAATTTAATACAGTGACAGATCTTCCTGAGTATAACGAAGAAGAAAAAGAAATTTTGCTTGAAATGAAGGATATGCTCTTAAACAAAAAATGTCCTCGAATGAAATTGCTAAAGAACTTTCAAGAAGGGGAGTTGCTGCTCCTAACGGAAAGACTTGGTATCAGGCAACTGTAAGTAGAATGTTGCAGAATGAAGATTACACAGGTGATTTTTATTATGGAAAGTCAAAAGTTGTTCAAATTAACGGTAAGAAGAAACAGGTGCCGACAAACAAAGACGAATGGATATTGATAAAGATTCCTCCAATGTGGGATAAAGCTACACGAGAGCAAATCATTGAGCGATTGAAGAGCAACTTTAAGGGAAGAAGTCGAGCTACTAAAGACTATTTGCTGAAAAACAAGGCGAAATGCGGCCGTTGTGGAGGGGCATGTGGCTCAGGAATAACTTCTAAAACTAAATCAGGCGTATATAAGTATTATTCTTGTAGAGCAAAGACTGCAAAAGGATATCAAAATGGCAAGAAAGTTGTTTCATGTGAAGGTAAGAACTGGAGAGTCGATATCGTTGATGAAGTTTTTTGGAACTGGTTTATAAAACTCATGAAGAATCCAGAGAAATTTCTAGAATCATTTTTAGAGGAAGCGTCTGATCAAAAGAAAATCGATGAACTCAAAGCAAAAGCAAGTCGACTAGAAAAACAACTCGGTGAGATAGATGAAGAAATAGCAAATTATGTAATTCTTTTTGGGAAAGGGAAAATTAAAGAAAGTATGTTCGACCAACTGTCTCAGCCATTGGAACAGAACAAAGAGCATATTGAGAATGAGATTAAAATAATTAATTCACAATTGGCTGCAAATAAACAAACTGAAGACAAAAAACAAAAAATGATCGAGTATATTGGCTCGTTCTCTAAAATGATTAAAAATGAAATTACAATAGAAGAAAAACGGCAATTCCTTGATTTCTTCATTGAAAAAGTAACTCTGTTTGATGATGATCACATGGAAGTTGTATGGAAAAGTTCTTCACTTAATAATGAAAACAGCCATGTGGATTTTCTTAACGGCGAGCAGGGAGGGGAGTTTATAAACTCGCATAAAAGACTAAACCATATTCAAGCATATGGAAGACAAACAGCATGA